CCGCAGGACACGCATGGCCTTGCGGCGAGATTCCCGGGCCCAGGCGATCGCTGAGTCCATTTCCTCGACGATGCGCTGAGCCGCCTCCGCGCGTGTCAGAAGATTGTCGCCGTAGCTTTCCGGCGCGCGCTCAACGGCACGGGACAGGAGGTCGCCATAGGCGACCACGTATCGCCGCTCAGCCATCGGCTTGACCCTCCTGCGAGCCAATCACCCCCTCGACGATCTTGGTGTCGTTCTCGCAGTCCTCACAGAAGGCGGCATCGAACACATTGCCGAGGCACCAGCTCTGGTCCTCGACGCTCCAGGTGGCCCAGGCATCGCGCATGACGTTCTCGCTGTCGCAATACGAGCACCGCATGGTGAGTCTGGAAGCGGTCTTTGCCGGCGCTGGCGCGGGATCGGCGGAGATACCTTCGGTGCTCATTTGATTGCCTGGTGCCATTTGCAGTCCTCACAGGGTTCGCCGCGCCGCTCGCACGCTGGGCAGTTGGCGCTGTAGGGTTCCGTGAGCCATACCCAAAAGGCCAGAATCGCCTCCGCCAGCGTTCGCATGCTCAGCCCCACCACTGCGCGAGCAGCGGGCGCAGCTCGTTAACACCCGCGTCGGTCAGCACGCCGAGCTTCTGGAGATACCAGCGGATCTCGCTCGGCACGGCCGGCAGCCATTCCGGGTGCCGCTCGACGATGGTGAAATGATTCCAGGCCACTGGCGTGCCGTCGGCGAGCATCAGGTCGTTGGCGAAGGGGTAGTGGCCGTAAGGCAGGTAGTTGGCGAAATCTCGGGGCGGGCACGAGTCGCCGCGGCTGACCACGTCACCTTCCGGCACGCTGTCGCGATACGCCTCGAACTGGTAGTCGAGCATGTCATCCCAGCGATACCAGCGCCGGCCGTAGTCGGCGTTGGGGAAGAACATGACGTGCTCTGTATCATCGGGCGTGGAGACGATCTGAAAGAGCTGATGACCTGAGACGATCTCCGCCTTCTCGCGGCCGCCATTGGTGAAGGTCTCGGACAGCAGGCGCTTCTCGAGAATGACGGGCCTGCGAGACTCGCCATAGAAAAGCTCCTTGTAGTGCTCATCCGGCACGGTCAGCTGTTCATCCGTCGCCGACCCGAACACGGAATACAGGCTCTCGGAGGCGCCATTCTCGTCTCTCGGGAGGGCGGTCAGCTCATTGAATTTGGCCCACGGCATGCCGTAGCCAATCCCGCGATGAATGCGGTAGCTCATGTGAAACACTCTGTGCTGGTCACGCGCCGGACAGGACGGCCGCGAACTCCTGGGGAATGAGCACGTTCGCCGGCGCGCCCTTGAACATCGGCGCGATCTGCTCGGGCTTGTAGCCGGCGAGACCGCAGCCGATCGGCGTCAGCTGAAACGTCATTTCCGGGTGCGCTTCGGCAAAGCGGATGAACTCGATGACCGACCGCTCGATCTCCACCAGACCACGGGTCCGAATGCGCTCATCCTTGGTCGGAATGGCGTAGGAGTTGCCGGTCATGCCGGTGCCAACGCCCAGAGCAGCACCGCGGTGCTGATAGGCAAACAGAGCAGCGCCGGCGCCATGTCGGCCGGCGAGGTTCGAGCCGAAGACGAAAACGGGAGAGCGGTCACTGGACGGAGTGCCCACGGTCTCGAGCTTGAAGCCGACGTAATGTGTGCCGTCGACGGTCAGCTGGCCATCGATGTAGTGGTGATGCCGCTCAGGGCCGCCGCAATCGACATAAAGGCTGCCATCGGCGTCAGCCAGCACCTCGACGACCTGCCCATCTTCCAGGCAGGAGAAGCCGTTGTCACAGACGAGCCGGGTGCCTGCCGTGACGGATGCCACGGGCACTTTCCATTCACACATGATGTCCTCGAAGGATTGGGATGCGGGGAGGGCGTCAGTGAGACGGAGCGGAACTCACTGACGCCCGGCGCGACCTCGTCTACTTGAGGTCGCGGATGCGCTGGGCGAGGGCGCTCTTGTCGTTCAGGGTCAGCACCTGGCCGACCCGGGACGCGATCGCCACCGTCGCGAAGAGGTTCATGATCTGGCCGCACTGCGAGCGCGCCGTGCCTTCGCCGAGACCGGACGCCTTGTAGGCGCCGATGATGTCGCTCGAGGAGACGGTCTTCTTCTCATCCAGCAGCTTGAAGGCGATCATGACGTAGCTCGACGGCGCCTTGCCGACGCTGAGCGCCTGGAAGAGGTTGTCGAACTTCTCGGCGACCTTCACCTGGGTCGGCCGAGTGGAGATCACGCCGGCCTTGTAGGCGGTCATGTCGATCGCCGGATCGAGATCCGTCAGCAGCGCGAAGAACTCGGGCGCGACCGCCGACAGATCGCGCGGGGTCCGCGGGGTGCTCGCCGCGCCGGTGCTGGGCTTCTTGGAGCTCTTGGCGCTTTTCGCGCTCTTGGCAGCCGCCGGCGTGGTCGCGGTCGGGTCGCCGCCGACCGTCGCGGTCTGGTTCTCGTAGACCTCGGCACGCTCGATGGCGATGTCGAGGTCGGTCAGTTCGTCCGGATTGAGGACGGCGCCGGCATGAACGACCGGCTCGGCCGTCTGCTCGACCACCTCGTCGTCGTCCTCCACGACCTCCTCGAGGGGTGCCTCATCGGCGCCGGCCGAGGCATCGGACAGGTCGAGATCCATAAGCGCCATATCCAGCGCTTCGATGTCGGCGGCGCCGACGGTCACAGTGGCATTCTGGGTCTGCGGCATCGCGTTCAACTCCTTGCTGATTGCGTCTATCTTCTTGTCTTCGCTGATGTTTTGAATATAGACGCTCGCGCTCTGGAACGCGGCAGGATTGTCATGCGGCAAGAGAGATCCCTTCCTGCAGCGCAGGCAGCTGGAAGTGCTCGCCCCAGGACTGGATACGCAGAAACGCCTCCATCATCACGTCCACATCATAGGCAGCGGCGTGGGCCTGGGCGGCGTCGTAGGGAATGCCGGCGGCGAAGCAGAGCTCGGAAAGGCGCGGCTTCTTGCCATCGGGCGTGGCGAATATGCCGTTCGCCATGGTGTCGATCGCCGGCCGCTTGGGCAGCTCCAGGCCGATGCGCTTGAGCTCCTGATCAAGGAAGGGACCGTCGAACTCGTCGCCATTGTGCCAGACGAACATCGACGCCTTGTTGAGGACCTTGAAGACCGCAGGCCCGACCGTGTCCCAGGTGGGCTTCCCGATGAGGTCGCTCGCGCTGATGCCGTGGACACGCTGGGCGTCGGCCGCGATGCCGCGCTGCGGGTCGATGCGCTGCTCGAAGCTGAACACCTTGGTGCTGCCGTTCCAGAGGCCGATATAGACCTCGATGATCCGGTGATCGGCGGCCAGCAGGCCGGTTGTCTCGATGTCGACGCCGGCGAGGATCATAACGTGCTCCTGGGTTCTTGAGCCTGCGCGCCGGCCGCTTCGTCAGCGGGAGCAGCAATCAGGTCGACCGGCTCAAAGCCGTCCGTGATGTCGCCAAGGTGCTTGGGCGGATAGTGATTGCTGACCCCAACGTCGATCTTGCCGCTTGGGCACATATGGAGCTCGCAGACATAGCCGGCCCAATCCCGCCAGTCGGCGTGCCATTCACTCGACGGGCTGATAGCGACACGGTCGCCGAGCTTCCATTCACTGGTCATCACTTATCCCAGCAGACGAGGCCGCCCTTGTTCTCGCCGGCGACGAAGGCGCACTGCTTCTTCGGAGCGGTCTGCGGCGTGAACTCGTAGACGCGCACGTCCTCGCCGGTCGCTTCGAGGCGGCCGACCTTGTCGGACTTCATCTGCGTGGTGTTGGGGCTGAAATAGGAGCCATCCTCGCAGCCAGCGAGGCCGAGAGCGATGATGGTGACGGAGGTGACGATCAGGATCTTCTTCATCAGATGTGCGTCCAGGTTTTCCGTTTGAGGATGTTGTTGAGCGTGGAGCGGCTGACGCCATACCGGCGCATCAGCACGTCCACGGGATCGATGGAGGAGCGGATCTCGAGCACCTGGTGCGGTGCGAGCTTCGCATTGGCGTTCGACGAGCCGCGGCCGGACTTGAGGCCGGTGCGGTGTGCGTGCTTCTCGTTGTCGGAGCCGGAGGACCATTCAAGCTGCATCGTCCCGTCCGGGTTACGCAGCGCGTTGTTCTCCTTGTTGCCGTCGATGTGGTTCACCTGCGGGAGGTTGAACGGGTTCGGCAGGAAGGCGAGGGCGATCACCCGGTTGACCAGCAACGACTTGGTGAAGCCCCGGTAGGTCATGTTGAAATAGACCCGGCCCGACTTCTTGTGGACCTGGACCACGATCTCCCGGTAGTCCTCGGACAGCGGGAAGCCGGTGACCGGATCAGCCCGCGTGCAGCGCAGGATGGTGCCGTCCTCGCGCGGGATGATGTAGCGGCGCGAGATCGCGTCCTTGATCCAGCGGTCCTTCAGAAACTTCTTAGCCATTGGTGCGCAGCTCCTGATGAACCGCGCCGATGACGTCGAGATCCGCGTTGGGTGCCAGGCCGCTGATCGCGTCGTAGAGGCCCGAGACAAGGATGTAGAGCTCGCGCCGGGTGATCTTCCCGGCGTTGTAAGCCTTCATCCACTTCTCGAGCACCTCGAGGCTCTTGCGGCCGAGCTCCTCGGCATGGCTCGGCCAGTCGTCGGCGCTTCGCATGCGTGCTCCTGATGTTAGCGCATACTTACATTATAGCGCGAGCGCGCTTGGGACTGCGCGGTAAAGATGCCGGGTCTTCATGATCTGCTCATAGCGCCGCAGGAACAGCTGCTTGGCGGCGAAGGGCAGCAGCATGTCGATCCGGAACGGCGCGACGCGGCTGTCGTCATGCAGCTTGCCGGACCAGTCCTCGGCCGGGTCCGTCACGATGATCTGCTCGACCTCGGCGGCAGTGACGGCCTCGTCGGCGATCTTCACCACGTCCGGGTAGGGGTAGAGCAGATTGAACCGCTGGGCGCCGGCGATCTCGTTCAGCGCCTCGACATGCTGGAACGGCGCGCGGAAGGCCGGGTCGTATTTCAGCGGCCGGATCAGGTCGCCATTATAGGCTTCCGAGCCGTCGTGCAGCAGCCCTTCGAGGGCGAACTCCGGCTTTCCGAGCACTGACTCGATGTAGTGGGAGACGAGGACCGAGTGCTCGGCGACGGAATAGAAGATCCGGTCCTCGAACTCGGGATGCTGGGTCGCGCCGTTGTAGCGCGCGCGGGTCGCCAGGTGATGGGCGACGACCTCGATATGCACTTCCTCGGCACGGGGATCGAGCGGGTAGTATTTCTTCCCGTTCGAGGTGTGCATGTAGCGGCCGGCGCGGGGCGGCTTCTGGAACACCTCGTAGCTGTAGGTGATGGGAGCCTCGGTGTTGCGATAGCGTTCGTCACGCTCGAGGGCCGTGAGGGCGGTGCTGCGCCCGACGGCGATCGGCTCCTCGGAGAGCACGGCGCCATAGATGGGGTCGATGCGACGCTCTCCGACGAGCTCGCCCTGGTCGTTTACGATGTTCTGGGTGGTCACTTGCAGATTTCCTTGGTCGAGAAGCTGGCGCTGCAGTCGATGGGGGCGCGGCGCATCGCTTCGAGAATGGAGAGACCCGCGACGACGATGCCGATCGTCAGCAGGGCGCAGAGGAGGGAACCGGCGTGCTGAATGACGCGGCGCATGGGCTGGCCTCCTCGGCTCACTTCGTGCGGAGATTGCGCGAGAGGCTCTTGCGGCACATGGAGAGCTCCTTGGAGATCTCGCGGATCGACTTGCCGGCGTTGTAGAGATCCTGCGCTTTGGCGAGCTTGGCCTCGTAGGCACCACCGGCGGCCGCGGGACTCGGCGCCGGGGCGTTGATCGCGGCGGAATAGTCGCCAGTCATCGCAGCAGTGGCGAGCTGGGCACGCACCGTTGTGGGCGTGATCTTCGACTTCGCCGAGGCCGCTTCCGACACGCTCACCTTCACGCCCTTGGTCTTCACGAGCTTCTTGGGCTTGGGCAGCTTGCGCGTCGCGATCTTCGTGTCCTTGTTCTCGTAGGTGCTGCCGCCGACCTTGACGTCCTCGAGGACCGGCGTGTGATCGCCATTGATGATCCGCTCGACGAGCTTGCGGCCTTCCTCGTTCGTCATGAGCGACTGGCGATTGGCGACCACCCGGTAGAGCTCGTCGGGCAGCTGCGCGACCAGGTGATAGGCGCACACACGCATCTTGGAATTCTCGCCTTTCGGCACGGTGATCACATCCGCCGGCGAGACCTTGGCCAGGAAGAGGGTGTTGCCGTAGCTGCCATAGCGGTGCGAGCAGACGTGCAGGCCGCTGCCGCAGGCTTCGCGCCGGTTGGTGCTAACGCGGCTCGAGGGCATCGACACGCGCGAGCCGAGCCTCTGCTTCACCTTGCCAGTGTGCTTGTCGACAAAGAATTCGCCGTCCTCGCGCCGGTCCAGGAACTTGTAGACCAGGATCGAGCCGTCGTTGCAGATCGGCAGATCGCCGGTCTCCATGAAACCCAGCAGCTCGTCGACCGTGTGCGCATGGTTGAGCTTGGCGAACTCCTTCAGGAAGCGCTTGAACCCCTTGGCGTTCTTCCCGTGGAGCGCATGCTCCATCTGCTTCTCGAGGCGCTTGGGATTAGCCACCTCGATCTTGTTCTCGCCCGTGCCGACGACCAGCGCCTCGGTGCCGTCCGCTTGCGTCTCAATGATGGCGTTCGGGATCGCGGCCGTCAGCGCCGCCTGGAGCGAAAACTCGGCCATGTCGATCGTAACCGGGATCTCGCCGCGGGCCAGCGGCATCATCACCTTCTCCAGCACCCGCGCCGTCTCATAGGCGTCGCTCGAATAGACGGAGGAGGTGCCGTCGGCCTTGAACAGCGTGACGCCGTTGGTGCTGACGAGGGCGCCAGCCACATGAATGATGGTGGACATATCAGGCTGCCTTCTTGAGAGCGGGTGTGAGGGTCCGGTGGCTGTGCTTCAAGAAGGACAGCAGGGCCGGCATGGTGTGGTCGCTGACAGAGAGGTTGCCGCCGGCGACAGTCAGCAGCGGCATGATGTGCTCGTCGGTGCCGGTCAGCTTCAACACCCCGGATTTGTCGACGGCCGCAGTGATGGTGGCGAAGCGCGCCTCTTCATCCTTCCCGACGCCGAGCAGGTCGCAGACGCTGGTCTGCCGGTAATACCTGCTGCGGTCGAAGAGGCTGAATGCCATCTGCCAGGCGGCAAAGAGCTGCTCGTCAGCCTCGGGCACGGTCTCGAAAATGCCGAAGGTCGCCAGAGCCGACTGCATCGAATGGTGCAGCATGTTGATGCGAGCGGTGCTTCCGTTAAGACCGTCGCCGCTGTAGCGCTGAAGAGCCAGTGCGCGCCGAGCGGCCAGCGCGGGACGCTTGGACTTCCGCTCCAGATAATCGAGCAGGACGTCGACGAGCCTCGGCGTCTTCAACTCCTCAATCCGGCGTTCATCAGCCTTCGTCCTGACGACGGCGACATCCCCGAACAGCGGTTTGAGCCGCTGGAGCTGCCGGGGAAAATAGCGCGAGGGGGTGAGGAAACAGCGCGCGAAGTCCCGCTGAACGTGCGGCAGCCGGACATAGGTGGTCGGCACCGGCATCTGCTGAACGCTATAGGCGAAGGCGAATTCACCACCACCGCCGCGATCACCTGCCTTCAGCGTCACGGTCGAGAACAGATGCGCCGCGGGTTCGGGCTTGGGCGGCCTCTCGGCCTTCGGGACGCGCGGTTTGCGCTCATAGACCGGCTTCGCGATCCGCCGGACCAAAACGTCCCACTTGATGGCGAGCGCCTGCAGCTGTCCCAGCGCCTGACAGGAGTCCTTCTGGATGAAGTAGAAGCCCGGGCCCGCGACCCCGGTGCCGGCGCGAACGTCAGCAACGTGAATGGTGATAGAGCGAAGCTGGTTATAGTAGGCGGCGCGCCTCTCGGCGCGCGAGTTGTATTCACCCTCCCTGCGCTTGGGCTCCGCCCGCAGGAAAGAGGAAAGAGAGCTCGTGTCGGATTCCCGAACGAAGATGTTCTTGGGGTTGATCCCCGCAATGGCCGCAAGGCGCAGGACCCGACGCTTGATATAGCCGGCGCGGTCGAACTGGGCCCGCTGATAAACACGTCGGGCGTTCTTCTTCTGGGGCCGGTTCGGCGCGTGCCGATAGGTCGACACAAAGCGCCAATAGCGCCGCGCACCCGGGAAGGTGGCGCAGGTGGCATGGAACAGTTCGATACCCTTCGGGCTCTCCCCATTATTCATGGCTCTCTCGGCGCGGATATTCGCGATCTCAGTCGGATCGCAGACCACGGGAGGCGAGGCGCTCTTGGAGAAGCTCTTCGTCGTGTCGCGGGTCACCTCGAGCAGCGTCCGCTCTTTCATCGCGCCGAGTATGGCCCGGCGCCGGGCGCCGCTCTTGCGGCCGTCAACGTCACGGACGAAGCGGGCGAGCAGGTCATTGATGACCCTGATCGTGTCTTCCTCGTAGGAGATGCTCTCGCGCGAGGGCGTGGGCCGCACGGTGCCAACAGGCGGCATCAGCACAAGGTCGTAGCCGGCCAGGGTGAGATCCTGCGCCTTCCTCACGTTCTCATCGAGGTCAAGGTGGGCATCGATCGGGTATCGGACCTGCCCGACACGCACGAAGACGCCGGTGCCGTAGTCGCTTTCGCCTCGAACGAGCCCGTAGCCGCGCGCCTCAAGAGCAGCGTAATCGACGACCGGCAGCAGCTCGCCGTTGAGCTTCACCGGGATGCCACCCTCGTAGGCCAGCCGCCGGATGTTCTGACGGAACCGAAAGGCGTCGTCCTTGGATTTCAGCTCGATGGAGACGTCGACGCCGGTGCGCTCGGTCGGCAGGCTGACCATCTTCTGGCAGACCGGCTTGCCTTCGGAGACGGCGCCGCCGACGTGCATCACATAGATGGTCTTGACGCCGGCGTGGTGGTTCGTGACCTGGAAGTGGCCGGTGTAGGCGAAGCCAACCTTCGAGCCGAGTCCGAAGCCACCAGTCTGGCGCTCATCGGCGCGCTTGGTGGAGCCGAAAAGCGTGCAGTAGACGTTGATGATCTGGTCGTCGGGGATGCCGACGCCCTGATCGGAGATGGTCAGCGTGGTGTCGTTCAGCGTCACTTCGACAGGGTGCTCGGGCTTGGCAGCGACGATGTGCGAGTCATAGGCGTTGCACAGATACTCGCGCGCCACGGCGCGGATCTTGTCGCGGTAGAGAGTGTCGGAAAGGATGCGGAACCCGTGGGCGGACTGCTCGATGTTGAAGGCGCCCGACACCTGGCCGCCGAGAATGACGTGCGATGCGGGTTCGCTGGTGACGCTGACTTCCATTGCTTTCTCCATACGCTTGTCGCGAGCGCTGAATAAGTGATGACATACTTATAGCGCTGCGCACGTTGGGATGCGTCAGGTCGCTTCGATTTCGATGCTGGATCTTTTGATGGGATTGGGTGCGTGCGGGACGCGATACTCTTCCCCGCACGCACCCCTCTGGCACGGCGCCTTGGTTCGGAGCAGGGCAGGGAGCTGATCCGGCCTGCCGCCCTGTCCTGTTAGACCGTGTCAGAATTGGAGAGCGGCGAGCTCTAACGTTGCTCCATCCTTGGAGCAGAAGTCGCCTCTGGCTTCACTTCACTGCCTAAGAGGCCGCCGCTCGTCTCAAATGCCTGTTGGCCCGGAGACCAGCATCAACAGGCAGAGTCCTTGTTCTCGGAGCGCCGCGGCGCTTCTTCCCGCTTGAGCTTTTCTTCAACCGCCTCACGGATGAATGTCGCCATTCGATTGGGACCCACGAGCGCTTCAATGCGAGCGCGCTGTTCGTCGGTCAGACGAACCTTGGTTTCCTTCACATGCAATGGCGGACGACCCATGCGAGTCCGACTATCCGTCCCCGGAAATTCTGTCAATTCTCCCCTCCATAACCGTCCCCTCTTATTGACACCATAACCGGGGACGGTTACGGATACAACCCAGGCGGGCCTTGGGGAGGAAAGGGGTGTAATGACGCATCTGCAGCTCACCTTTTTACTTGCGATCAGTTTTGCAATCGCCGTTGTTATCGCTGCGCAGCTCGGAACTGCTAATATCGACTGCGTTCGCGAGCCCGGCGTTCCCTACCGTTGGGCCGCGTGTGTGAGCGAGCTCGACTGATCCGCGCCTAGAGATATTTCAGGCTCTCCATCGTCAGGGTGCGCTCGATCAGGCGCTTCTCGGCGAACATGGCGCGGGTCGAGAGCGTCACGATCTCCGCATAGGAGTGACTGTATTGCACCGGCTTGGGCTTCTGCTTGCTCTTGGCGAATAGGGCGGTGCGGGTCATGCCCTCTTGCTCTGCCATCTCGCTCTTCCCGAAATCGAATGGGATGCGGGTGCTCTCCCCGCCGTCACGCCTGACGCTGACGTTTGCGCTTCGGTGAGAAGCCGATCAGCGGTGGGCGAAGCGGAGCTCGCCGGGGAGGATCTTGCCGAGGTTGATCGTAAGCCCCGAGAATTCAGCCAAGGACATCGGCCGGGCATCGATCTCGCCCGGCGCCACGCCATTCTCGTGACCCGCCGCCAGGTTCGAGGCGATCTTGCGCACTTCCCGAAGCTGGTCGGTCGTCAGCTCGTCATTCTCGACGCTCGCGAGGAAGTCGAGCGCCGCCTTGAGGTGGCCAGCCTTCGTCTTCATCGCCTTCCGCTCGTCCTTGAGCTTCTCGCGCCGGCCGGCGAACTGCGTTTTCAGCTCCACGATCTGCTCGAGCATTTCACGGCGCTTGTGCGCTTCCACCCGCTCGGCATGAGCTTTTGCGCCCGCCTCGTGTTCGGCCTCCAGTTCGGCGATCGTCATCGGCTTGCGCACGTCGGCGCCATTCGCATTGGTGTCCATGTAATTCTCCGGTTGGGGCGATGCTTTGTCGCGTTGTTAGTCGTCTGTGCGCTTAAGTATGCGCTCACTGCATTTCTTTTATAGCGCTATCTGCTTTGGGACGCAGAAGGATGCGCGAGGAAATACTCAGTGAATGTAAGGCGTCGACTTGTGCAGCGTCTGGATCTCATCCAGGCGCTTGGCGATGGTGTCGTGCAGAAACTCCACCCGCTGCTCGAGGTCGGTCACGCGCAGAACGACGTGGTCGAGCCTCCCCGACAGTTCCGTCAGCGCGCCCAGCATCACCAGCTGCGAGTGGGTCTGATAGGCGCGGTTGGCCGCCGGCCGGGTGTTCGCCACCTCATAGGTGTCGAGCTGCCCGAGCATGAAGATGGCGTCGTAGTGCTTGACCGCTGCGGTCTGGCACAGGCGCTTGTATTGCTCGATCCGCTCGATCTCCTCTGCGGAGAGGCGCAGATGCGAGTTCATGTCGACCTCGGCCATCATGTAGCCGATGAAGTCGATCGGCGTGCGGTCCACGATGAGCGGCCGCGGTGCCGCGTCGAGCATGTCGAGGTGGTCCTGCAGCAGATGCAGCTGCAGGACGATCCGATCCTGGAGCGAAAGAATGCCGACGGGGTCGAAGCCGTGCCGCTTGGCGCACTCCGTGATCGAGGTGGGCATATAGGTGATGTCCAGCTCCGCGGCGATGCGCTTGGCGAGCGTGGTCTTTCCAGTGCCGGATGAGCCGGCCAGGCCATAGAGCACGATCAACCTCCCAGCTGGCGCAGAAGGTCGGCGACGGCGAGCTCTGGCGTCTTGCCGGCGCCGACGAGCTCGCCGGAGGACTCGCCGAGGTTGACGTAGTGGCTGGTGTTGCCAATCTCCGCCGTCCACTGGTCCGGGCCGAAGAAGAACAGCGCGAACTCGTTGTTCCCCTTCTTGAGGGCAATCGCCCGACTGATCTCCTGTGAGAGCTCCGGCATGTCAGGCGCCCGTCGAGCCGAAACCGCCTTCGCCGCGGTCGGTGGTGGAGAGATCCTCGTCGACGTGGAAGAAATGCGCGGTCGTGACCGGCGCGATCACCAGCTGGGCGACGCGGTCGCCGGCGCGAATGCCGAAGATCGTGTCGCCGTGGTTGATCAGCAGCACCTTGAGCTCGCCGCGGTAGTCGCTGTCGATCGTGCCCGGCGCATTGAGCACGGTGACGCCATGCTTGAAGGCAAGACCGGAGCGCGGCCGGATCTGGGCTTCAAAGCCGGGATCGAGCTCGATGGAGATGCCGGTGCTCACGAGGGCGCGCTTGCCGGGCGTCAGCGTCACGTCCTCGACGGCGAAGAGGTCGGCGCCGGCGGCCTCGGCCGTGGCGTAGAGCGGCATCTGCGCGTCCGGGCGCAGGCGCTTGTAGCCGACATTGATGATGCTCTTGGTGTTCCCACCCATGTTGATACTCACTTGATGCCGAGGATGGCCTTCGCGCGGGCGACGGCGATCTGCTCGAGGGACTGACGGATAGCCGCCTGGGCGGCGTCGAAGTTGGAGTGGGGACCGGACCAGTCGAAGATCACTTCGTCGGTCTCGGCGTCGAGCATGCGCGCATAGGAACCGTCGGCGCGCTGCTCCAGCTCGATGTGAAAGTCGTTGATCACCTGCATCGCCATCGCCTCAGAGCATGTGGCGATACTGGCGGAAGCCGACGAAGTTGCCGTGCTGCTGCGGCGTCGCCCAACGGCTCTTGTCGGCATAGAAGGCGTCGGCTTCGGCGACATGCTCGAACGGCGAGGCATGGATCGGCTTCGACGTCACCAGCTTGTCGAAGATCTCCTCCGCCTTCTCGAACGTCATGTCGAACCCGTCGACCGTCTTGAAGGAGGTTGAGGCGCACCGGGCGGCGGACAGCTGGATAACGTCATGACCCGGGAACATCAGCGGATCGGTCGGCGAGCCGCGCTTGGTGCTTGCGAGCTCCTCCGGGGTGATGAACGGCAGGTGCCACTCACCCGGCTTAAGATCCTGGATCGTGCTCTCGTCCTCGAGGCACTTGCGGATCTCGCGCGCCAGCACCTGAATGTGCGGCTCGGCGGCCGGATCGTCGCGCAGTTCGAGGAAGTTCTCCCACTCCGTCGAGCTCACGAGCACGGTGATATGGGCGAAGGGCTCGAGCAGGCGGTTGACGATCTGCTTGTGGTAGCCGGCGTCGGCGAATGCCTGTGCAGCTTCCACGGCATGGGCGCGAGCTTCGAGCCAGGCCGCTTCGCGCGATACCAGGTCATGCGTCCGGCCGAAGGTATTCTCCTCGTCATAGTCGAGGTGAACATTCCGAACACCGACCTCGCTCGTGCATTCCTCGCCAGCCTGCATGCCGGGCTGGTTCTTGCCCCAGAACAGCGGCACGACCGGATTGTCGACCACGTCCTGGATCAGCTTCTTGATCGGGATCGCGCGGCTCGAGGCAGCATTCCGGGTCATGACCCGGTGCGTCATGAACTCGGCATGGATGAACCGCGGATAGCGCAGCAGCAGGGTCGAGAGCACCTTGTCGGGCTTCGCCAGATTGCGCGAGCGCAGAATGGTGGTGGAGGAGATCGTGGTCACGGGGTGTCCTGTGATCTGGAAAATCAGAAACGGGCGAAGTTGTCGGGCTTCGGCGGCTCGTCAGGGGCCGGTGGAGGCGCCTCAATGGAGAGGGTGATGTGCAGGCGGGAGGCTGCCTCGCCGACCACCTCCTTGATCGCGAGCTTCATCTCCTCGCGAGCGATCTGCGCCATTAGCTTGGCAGCATCTTCGCGGTTCTTGCCGGTGCGATAGCCTGTCACTAGCGCGCCAGCCATGCGCTCGAGAAACGCCGGCTCCTCCATGAACTTCGTCCGACGAGCGACCTCGGCGCGAACCGCATCCTCGACGATGCTCTTGAGCCGCTTCGAGCCGCCGACGCCGTATTCATTGGCGAGGATGTTCTGGATCTGGCCGGTCATGAACCGCTTGAGCGCCCGCTTGTCGTCGGGGTGCATGGGCGGCCCGGTGAATGCCTTCTCGTCACTCATGGATCAGTCCTTGAGGAGCCGGTCGGCCGCGACGAGCAGGCTCTGGGCGACCTCGCCCGAAGGCTTGTCCTGGCTAACCAGCGCCGCGAATGTCAGCATGTCGCGATAGGACAGCTTCACCAGCCGGCCGGCGATCTCCTTCAGAGAATCGTGGCGCTCGGCGTTCTGAGGCGGTGTCGGGCCTGTGGTGATACGGCGCTCGATCATGTGATGACCCCGAAGATGAGAATGAGGAGCAGGAGAATCCGGATGTCCTTGAGCAGGTCGATGACCTGATCGACCGGCGGCTCGGCGCTCCAGTCGTGAAAGAAGAGGTTCGTGAACCAGCGTCTGGGCCGCCTACGCACCGATGAGCTCCTTCGCGCGCGCCATCGCTTCTTCCAGAGTGTCGTTGGTGTTTCCGTCCTGGAGCGCCTTGAGAAGATCGCGGATCACCGCCCGCTGATTGCGGTTCTCCTGCAGCTGGCTGTTGTTGTGGTTCAGCAGCTCGGTCACACGCGCGGCGTGCTTGGCGCCGGTGACGGTCGGAAGCGACAGCATCACCTGCTCCGGATCGAAGCCGTGGCTTTCGCCCAGCTTGGTCATGACGTGATGAATGACGCCGATCAGGCCGATCGCGTCGTCCGAGCTCGGCAGCAGGAGGCGCACCGTGTCGGCGTCCATGAACAGCGCGTCGCGGTCCAGCTCGCCGGTGCTCGCATCGCGGAAGGTCTCGGCTTTCGCCCGATGGGCAAAAGCGATCGCGCCCATGTTCGCCACGACGGCCGCCAGCATGGCGACCTGGTTCTCGCCGAAGACGAACGTGCCTGGCATGGCCATCATGGTCTCGAAGTCGCTCTGGGCGGTCTCGTCGCTCATTCTCTGCGCTCGCTTTAATGTATGTGCTTACTTACGTTATAGCGCGTGCGAGTTTGGGTTGATGCAGGGTGTCGAGATTGTTTCAGCCGTCTCTGCTCTTTCGCAGCACGCGCGCCCGTTGGCGCAGGGTGATGTAGCGATTGGGCCGGGCGATCAATGCCGCGTCATAGGCCGCATGGGCGACAATGGAGCCGGAAGATGTCGCCACCAACTCCTCGAGCCGCATCCCGGCGTCGTTCCAGACCTCGATCTTAAAGGTAGCCTCGCCGAAGAGGGGATCGTTAAGAGCTGCCTTCCATGGGCGCAGGAGACTGACGTCGCGGGATCCGCAGCCCTGGCAACGCAAACGCCCCACCAAGCGCTCAGGCGGGGTGAAATTGATCTCGCTGTCGCGCAGCCAGGTGCGCCGGCCGCAGCCGCACTCCACACAGATGATCCCGAGCTCGGCCTGTTCCGTCATGAGAACATATACGGAACATGCCGGCCCGGGAGTCAATCAGAAGTCGTCGGTGTCGAGGCCGGCAAGGTAGGCGCCCAGCTGGTCGAACCCGCCGACATGAACGGTGCCATGAAAGATCTGCGGGAAGGTTCGCCAGCCCTGCGCCTTGAACTCCTCGATGGCTTCCTCCGAGAGGTGGTGGAGCTCGGAGAAGCTGTGGCCGCGCTCTTTGAGCAGCGCCTTGGCCTGGGTGCAGTAGGTGCATCCAGGCTTGGTCATGATGTGGAAGTCAGCCATTGGCATCGCGCTCCCGGATCATGCAATGCCAACGGGCGAAGCCGCTCACCTTGTCGGTGACGCGCTGCTTGCTGTAGTTGACGCGAAGAAGGGCTTCGAGCGCGGCGGCGCAGGCCATGACATCAGCGATCTCCCGACCGAGCTCGTCGGCGTTGCTGCGGCCGGTGTCGGGATCGGTCTCGTCGATGCCCTGAATGATGCAGCGGGCGGCGCGGGAGGCCAGTTCCCCGGCCTCCTCTGCGAGCTTGCCAAGGACGGCCAGCCGAACCCGATCCTGTTCAGGCATCCAGGGCGAGATGGTGCTGTTGATGGGCTCAGCCATGATCACGCCTCGCACGCCAGGCAGGAAGCGTTCGCCCGGGCGAGCTCCTGCGCCTTGTTGAGCCCCTTGCGGTAGTAGAGGCTCTTGAGGCCGAGCTCCTCCGCCAGGAACAGCAGGTCCATGTCCTCCTTCATCGTCGCCTCGGGCGGGAGCTTGATGTTCAGGCTCTGGCCCTGGTCGATGAAGCGCTGGCGATCGGCCGCCTGGATGATGATCTCCTTCTGGTCGATCTCGACGAAGGTCTTGAAGACCGCCTTCTCGTGATCGGACAGGAAGTCCAGATGCTGCACCGAGCCGCCGGCCTGCAGGATCGAGGTCCATGCCTCGGTCGTGTTGTGGCCCTTCTTCTCCAGCAGCTCCTCCAGATGGACGTTGCGCTGGGTGAAGACACCCTTGGCATTGTCATTCTCGAAGATGTTGGCGTCCCAGGGCTCGATGGACTGCGACACCTGCCCGCAGATGATCGAGGAGCTGGTCGTCGGCGCGATGGCGTTCAGGTTGATGTGCCGGTAGCCGGTGCCAACCAGACCTTCCGGCTCGCCATATTCCTTGGCCATCGCGCGGGACGCGGCGTGGGACTCCTGCCGGATAAAGCGATGGATCTCGATGTTGAGGTCGCGCGCCGCCTGGCTCTCGAAGGCGATCATCTTCGACTGGAACAGGCTGTGATAGCCGAGCACGCCCAAGCCCACCGAGCGCCAGCGCCGGGCGAAGTTGTAGGCCGCCTCCATCAACAGGAAGCCTTCCGGGTCCTCGTCGCGCAGCGCCTCGATCTTCTCGATGTATTCAGTGAGCACCGCGTCGAGGAAATAGATCATCTCCCGGATGAACGGGGTGTTCTTCCACTCATGCCACCAGAGCAGATTGACCGACGACAGGTTGCACACGAACGACTCGTCCGGCGTCGAGTGGTTCATGATCTCGGTGCAAAGGTTGGAGGCGTGGATCTTGAGCCCCTTGTCCTTGAGCACCTGCGGCCGGACATCGTTCGCGTTGTCGGTGAAGAGGATGTAGGGGTAGCCGCTCTCGCGCCGCTTGTTGCGGATCCGCGCCATGAGCGAGCGCTTCGGGCCGCCCTTGGCCTCGGCCTTCATTTCAGCCCACCACTGCCGGCCGATGCACACGCCGAAGGACAGGTGCTGGATCACATGGTGCTCGCCGCCGGCGATCTTGCGCATCTCCATCCAGCGGTCGATGTCGGCATGCTCGATGTCGAGATAGATGGCGCAGTTGCCGCGGCGCACATTGGACTGGCTGATGACCTGGACCTGTTCCTGGATCAGCCGGGCGAAGTGAACCGGGCCTTCCGACCGGCCACCCGAGGAGATCGGCGCGCCAAACGGGCGGAGAGCGCCCATATAGGCCGAGGTGCCGGCGCCGCGCCCGCTCATCTCGCCGATCTCGGCGACCTTCATCAGGATGGCCGAGCGCTTGTCGGCGATGAACGAGCCGTTGCAGGAGATCGGCAGGCCGCGCCCGGCCGCGTAATTGCTCCAGACCGGCGAGGAGGGCGAGACCCAGCCGCGCTTCACGCCGGTGCGGACCCAGGGCAGCTCACGGCCGAGCGTCTTCTCGGCGGCGGAGATCATCACGTCGAGGCGCTTGATAGCCTCGGTCTTGAGCTCGCTGTCGAGAATGCCCTCGCGCAGATAGCCGCGCGAGAGGGTCTTGAGCGCAACCCCGTTGAGATAGGCGTAGTCGGGACGGTCGTGCATGATCGGGGCTCTCACCAGTTGTCGTCGTCGGGGGTGTCGGCCTGCGTGTAGGCCGTGGGCTCGGAGTGGAAGAAGTCGACCTTGGCCGGCGCCAGCAGCCCCTCGGTCATCCAGAAGGTCTCCTTCTTGACCTCCTCGGTGACGTGGAAGACCGGCTCGTAGCCGATGCCTTCCAGGCTCTCGTTCAGCCGCTGCGCGACGTAGCCCTTGAGCAGCTCCGCATTGAGCTTCTCACCCTGGTAGTCACCGACCATCCAGTTGATGAGCTCGCATTCCGCGCCGAGCGCGACGTGGCACTCGTGCTTGATCTTGCGCTCCAGCTCCTCGTCGAACAGCTCGGGGTATTCCGCGCGCAGGGTGTTGATGATCCACATGCCGGCCTGGGCGTGGAGCAGCTCCTCGTTGCGCGTGTATTTGACCTGCTGGGCGGTGTCCTTGAGGACGCCCTTGAAGCGGTTCAGGTTCAGAACGACGTAGAACTGGCTGAACAGCGACACGTTCTCCACGAAGAGGGTGAAGAGGATCAGCGAGTAGATGAACTGCCTGCGGTCGTCGGAATAGTTGCGCTCGCTGTGCTTGGTCAGATAGCCCACGCGGCCGGCGAGGGCGGGAACCTTCATGTTCTCCTCGAAGACATGGGTCAGGCCCAGCTTCTTGAGGAGCTTCTCGTAGGCGTTGTTGTGAATGACCTCGATGTAGCCCATGGTGATGCCGAGGTCGGTGATCGAGGGATGCGGCAGGTGATCGCCCAGGCGCACCCAGAACTTCTTCACCGCGACCTCGATCTGGGCGATCGCCGCGAGGACGCGGGTCAGCATCACCCGCTCCTGTTCGGTCAGGTTCAACTCGAAGTCGGTCTTGTCGCTGTCGAAATGGAACTTCTTGGCGGTCCAGAAGCCATCCTGCATGGCTTCGATGAAGGTCTGGGCCCGTGGATAATGGTCGGGCAGTCGCGTGATCTGGCGATCAAAAAGCATGGTCAGGCTTCACTCGGCAAAGAACGAAAGGGCCCGGATAGTATGTGATTACATACTGATATTCCAGGGCATTATTTACGGATCACGCGGCCTTTGCGCTTGACGCCGTGAGAATGGCGAGCGTCTGCCGGAAGGCCGGCGTGCGGATGCCGGCATGAGCAATCGCGATGGCGTCGGCGAGGTGCTCGTTGTCGAGCGTGGGCACCATGACGCCGCCGCGCTTGGTCACGCGCCAGGGCGCCTTGGGATAGTTCTCGACTGCCCACTCGATCATTTCCTGCTTCGAGGCGGTGCGGGTGCCGACCGAGGCGAGTTTCGTCTCGCCCGGCGAGACCTCGATCGTGGGGATGGTCAGCGAGGCATAAAGACCGATGACGATGCCGAATCCGAGCACCGCGTCGTAGGACTGGCCGCCCGACGGCACCTCGATGAAGGCCGAGACGCAGCCCTGCAGGGCCGGGCGGATACCAACGGCAATCTCCTGCGCACGCTTGAGATTGTCGGAGCTCTTGCGCACCTGCTTGCTCTTGTCCTTCTCGGTCTTCACGAGGAGCAGGTCGTCGACCGTCAGCTCCAGCGTGTCGATGTCGAGCAGGAGCCGGGCGACCCCGAAATTGGTCTTGGAGCCGTCGAGGCCGGCGATGAGAACCTTGGACATAGGATTTCCGTGGTTGGGATGCGGGGTCAGCCGAAGCGGCCGAAGGTCGGGTTGTCGCGATAGGTCTGGTTCTCGGCCTGGCGCGCCTCCTCCTGGGCCTTCTGCTTGCGCTCGGCGGCGGAGGACAGGATGAGCTTCCACACATTGGTGAAGTCCTCCTCGTCAGTGGCGATGTTGAACAACTTCGCCACGACCGAGCCGAATAGCGGGAAGCGGTGATCGACTTCGCCGGCCGGAACCTCAAGCAGGGACCATTCCTGGGCGTCCTCGGGCTCGAAGCAGAAAATGGTCTTGCCGCTGGCGCCGACATAGACAGAGCGCAGGGCGAACTCGAGCCCGGGCAGGATCGGCTTCTTCTTGTAGACGCCGTCGGGATACTTAACCGTCATCGGCTCGGCGGGCTCGATCTCGGAGAAGATGTCGCCGCCGAGCTGGACGAGTTCGGCGCCGACCTCTTCGGTGAGCGCCTTAAGGGCGGGGTCGATGACGGTTTTGGCGCGTGCCATGCGAAGATATCCCACTTGGATAGACCGAAAGTTAGTGCATACTTACATTATAGCAGATGCAGCTAGGGAATAGCCCGGGCTATCAGCGCCCGAGCTGCTCCTTCGTCCACTCGAACATCGGCCAGAACACGACCGGGTTCGCATCGCCGGCGACGTCACCGATGAGATCCTCCGCGTAGCTCCAGTAGCCATCCTCGCCGATCTCCTCCGCGGTCGCCTCGTCATAGGTGAGCCAGCGCATCGGCTGCGGCCAGGCATCGTCCTTACCCAGGCCGAAGATGACGGTGCCGTCCTTCTTGGCTTCGCTGATGGGGCGCGGTTCAGTGGTCATCGCTCTTCTCCAGAATTTCCTTGGCGCAAAGCTCGATGGCCTTCGCCAGCTCGAGCGCCATGTGAGGGTCGATCTGTATCTCGCCGCCGAACTCCTTCTGGCCGTCGATACGCACCAGGCCGAGCCCGTCGCGATCCTCACAGACCAACAGGTGCTCCCCGCCGACATTGTCGTGGATCTTGCGCACCACCTCGATCTCGTATTTGGCCGTGGTCACGGCTTCACCTCCGGTTTGGCTGCAGCCGCGCGGCACGCCTGCAGCAGGAATTCGGCGAGCACGTCCTGCTCTTTGCGCCCTTCCTTGAGCGTGAGGCCCAGCGCCCCATGGCCGTGACCAGTGAGGTAGCCCCAGCCGCGCATGTCGATCAGCGGCCGGGTGCCGCCTTTTGCCGACGGACAGACGATGTTGCCACCGGCTTTGTCGTAGGACCAGGTGTCGGGATGAGGCGTGTGGGAAAGACCCTCGAGCCAGTTCGGATTTCCGCTCATGCGACCTCTGGAATCTGATGAGCGCAGAGCGCCCAGGCTTCAGGGGTCAGGCACTTCGCCAAACGCTCGCACCAATTAACCCAAGCGAGCTGCTTGCCTTCCTCGAGGCTGTCGCAGGAGAAGTCATCTTCATCGTGATATTCGTCGAAGCAATAGCCCCAACGCCACTCATCGCCCGACTTCCAGACCTGATAGGTGCCGAAGCAGGTGCGGGCGGTTTCCCACCTGCCACTTACCTCCCAGACAAGGGGCGCGATCATGCTCATGCGGCATTCCCCGTGATGATGGTCTTCCCGCCCTTCTTCTCGATCACCAGCGTCTGGCGGATATAGTCGCTGAGCTCGTTGTGGGAGATCACGAAGACCGAGCCGCGCTCGCGAGCCTTGTCCTCGAGGATCATCGTCAGACGCTCGATACCCGCGGGATCCAGGGCATCGTCAATCTCGTCGCCGATGAAGAGGTCGATGGGCTTGCTCGCGCGCGTGGCGACCAGGTCCTGCAGGGCGAGCGCCGTGGCGACGCGGACCTTGCGCTTCTCGCCGCCGGACAGGCTCTTGAAGATCTTGCCGCCGGTCGCGTTCACGACGTCGATGGAGAATTTCTCCTTGAGCTCGCCCTTGGCGTTCGGGGTCAGGGTGGACCAGATCGCCTCAATGTTGCCATCCGACAGGGTCGACAGATACTGCGCGGTCTGGGCATTCAGGAAAGGCGTCACCTCATCGAGGATGTGCGCACGCACGCCGGCCGGGCCGAAGACCTTCACCACCTCGGCCTCGACGGCGACCTTCGCCTCCTGCTCGGCGCGCACCTTCTGCTTGAGCGCGATCTTGGCGGCGACGTCCGTGCGCTCGGCCTCGAGCTTGGCCAGTTGCGAGAGGTGAGGGGACGCCTCCTTTGCCTTGGCGACTATCTGGTCGCGCGCAACCGTGGCCGAGGCCAGCAGCGTCTCGCGCTCGTGCAGCTTTGCGTTCACGGTGTTCATTTCGGCCGTCAGGGCCGCGCGCTCAGCGCTCGCCGCGCTGATATCGGTCATCGACAGCTTGAACGTGTCGACGGCCGCCTGCGCGCGTTTGTGCGTGTTCTCGGCCTCGCCAATCTCACGGGTGAGCGTGGCGATGGTCTCGTTCAGCTCGTCGATCCGCGCCTGCTGGGCCTGGGTGGTGCTGCCAAGCTCCGCTTCCGTGAGCGGGCGCCCGCAGCTGCTGCACGGGCAGCCGATCTGGTGGCGGATATTGGCCAGCCCCTTGGTCGCGGATTGCAGCGACAGGGAGGTGACATTGAGCTGGTTGCGCTTGGCCTTCTCCATCAGAGCGGCGGCCATGACCTCGCGCTCCAGTTCGGCCAGCCGGGTGTTCTCGGCGCTCACGGCGCCGATCCGGGCGTCGAGGCCAGCGATCGCCGTCTTGAGCGTCTCGGCGTCGGGCAGGCTTTTCATCTCGATGTCGAGCGCCCGGATCTTCGCGACGATGGCGCCGGCCTGCGTCTTCATCTGCTCGATCTGGGCGTCGCGGTTCGTCAGCCAGCGGGCGCTCTCGGCCTGGGTGCTGGCGATCTGCCCCTCGATCCAGGTGAGGCTCGAGGCGAGCGTGGTGATGGCAAGATCGATCTCGCCGAGCACGGCCTGGGCGGCGCTGAAATCCTCGCGGGCCTTCTTGTAGGCGCCCTCGAGCGCGGTCACGCCGGCCGCCTCCTCGATCAGCAGCTTGAGCTGCTTGTCGGTCATCGCCGGCAGGTCGGGCATCTGCTCCTGCCCGGCATAGATCGAGCCGGCGAACACCTCGAGGGACGCGCCGATGATCTGGTTGGCGACCTCCTGGGTGAGTTTCTCAGTGCCCTTGGTGAGGTTCGTCTCCTTGAGGCCGTCGAACACCGACAGGGTGAAGGTGTTCTTGCCGGTCTTGTGCTTGCGGTGCCGGGTCGCGGTGTAGGTGAGGTGGCCGTCGACCAGCTTGGACATGACGCGCGTGCCCTTGCCGGCGATGTCGTTGATCACCTCGTCACCGGATGCGCCGCGCGCCGTCGTGCCGAACCAGCACCAGCACAGCGCGTCGGGAATGGACGACTTGCCGGCGCCATTCGAGAGGGTCGAGGTGTCGTCGTGGTTCACGCCCTGGATGAGCACCAGGCCGCGATCCGCCAGCTCCACCTTCGCAGAGGTGATGGCGAGGAAGTTCTCGATTTCGAGCTCGGGGAAATTCATGTCAGCGCGTCTCCTGCGCGAGGTATTGCAGCTCAAAGGTTTGCCAGTGGTATTGAGCATCTTGCCGCTCGTCGGCCTGGCTTTGGGTCTCGATCAAGCCCTGACGCTGCTCCCGGATCTTTAGTCGAAGCCAGGCGCGATAAGCCTCAACCACCTGCCCCTCGGTGATCATGTCTCACGCGCCTCCATTGATCGCAGCGGCGAGATCGCCGGTGCGGGCAGCATCATTGACCGAGGGCTTGCCGGCCGGCTTGGTCGTAGGCGCGCGGGTGCGCTCCCGGCCCGAGCTCTCGGCGTGCGTGCGCCGCGGCGCCGGCTCACCGCGACCAGGATCGGCGAAGTAGGGCTCGATCTTGAAGTTGTCGCAGTCCTTGTATTGCATCGCCGTGATATGCGGCAGCGCGGTGATCACGACCGGAACGTCGTCGGTATAGGTGCCGACCTTGTTGCCGCGGCCGTCATACTTGGTGACGATCGACTTGGTCGTGTAGCGAACGGTGTAGAGCATCGCGGCCTCTGATTTCGATTTGTCTTATATCATCAAAGACATACGTGGATATCGTCAGGCGTCTTCGTAGACAGCCTGGCTGGCCGCGAGCACCTCAGCCGCGCGCTCCTTCACCCGGGCCCGGTCGACATGCGCCGGGATCGAGGCGCTGGCGTCGACAAAGAGCTGGACGGAGGTCGCCAGCGAGACGCCGGCCGTGCGTGGGGCCCCGGCGCGCGCCGTTGCGATCGCCCGGGGGACCTCGATCGACGTGCCCAGCGCACCCCAGTCCTTGAACTGCTCGCGCAACTCCGTGATCTGCTGCTGGGTCATCTGCGGCCCGCGGAAGCGGACATAGTTGCCGTCGCATCCAAGCTGGATGTCCTCCTCGGACATGCCCGACACGTCGACGAACTTGGGCGCGTGGGTGTCCTGGAACGTCACGGCGCCGGCGCTGCCACCGACCAGCAGGAAGCCGGCCCGACTGCCAACGTCGCCCCAGTTATGGTGCGTCGTGGCGCCGACCGAGATCACGCCGTGCTGCATGACCTTGTGATTGTGGTAGTGGCCGGCGAAGACATGCCGGAAGCCGAAGTCGCCGAGGATCTTGTCGGTCAGGCCGGAGGCCGGCATGTTCGGCAGCACGCCCTCGATGCCGGCGTGAATGAACACGTCGGTCTCGGCCGGCTTCTGGCACTGCTTGGCGAGCGTCTCGAGATCCTTCAGCAGATCCTCGCGCCGGTTGCGCCACGGCACGAAGCCCAGGCGTTGCCCTTCGACCGCAATGACATCGACCCGGTTGAAGATCTTGAACTGCGCGCCCTCGATGGAGATCTGCGCCAGGTTCTGGATGGCGCTCGAGAGCTCCTGGGAATCCTCCGACTTGAGGTCGTGATTGCCGGGGATGGCATAGATGCTCACGCCGTCGTCGAGGATACCCTCGATCGTCTTGCGCAGCGGGTTGAGCACCTCGGGATCGATGGTGCCGCGCGTGTGCAGAATGTCGCCGGGGATCACCAGCGTGCGGCCGCCATTGGCAAGCACGACAGTTGCGGCGCGTTCCAGCTCATTGAGCGTGATGCGCAGGCGCGAGTTCACGCCATCGGGGTTGATGCGCGAGAACAGGGACCAGGCATGGCAGTGAATGTCGGAGACGACGCCGTAGATCATCATTCAATCCTTAGATCGGTGAAGCGAAACTCTCTCCCGGTAGGCAACGGGCGTCGCTCGCCAGTGAAGTAAGCAACCGAGCTTTCCAAAAGGAAAACTGGTATGTCATCGCGGTCAGCCGGGCGGGGGCCTAGTAAACGAAACGCCCAACTGCAGTTGTCGTATTCTATAAATACAACGTCGCTGATTTCGGTGATGGCAGAAAATCGGTTGAACTTGTCCTGAACGCCTCGATAAGCACGACGCGCCTCGCACGCGGACATTCCTGCCCGCATAAAGGCTTTGATGGCTAGTTCATCTTCTCGCCAGCGAGCCATAAAAGCGGCATGAGCTTCTTCATCAGACATGTTGTCTCTCTATGTATGCACTCACTTACGTTATAGCGCGTGCGCATTTGGATTGAGCGCGGGTTCAGCGAATGCGCGTCGGGCGCGCGAAATACCCGAAATGCTCGGTGGGCAGATAGCGCTGCAGCGAGCCGCCGCGGGCCTCGTAGTTCAGCACCTTGGCGATCCGCGTGTCCTGATAATGCGCCATGGTGGTGAGATAGAACTCGCGGGAGTCGGTCACATAGATGCCGACCCAATCGACACCCTCGCTGCGCAGCCGGAGCAGGGTGTCATCATCGATCGCCCAGGCCGCCTTGCCCATGGCGAGCGCATCCGAGAAGGTCTTTTCGCCATTGCGGAAGAGGTGCTTCTGACTGCGCCGGGCGAGATAGACCTCCCGCCCGTCCTTGAGCTTGTAGACCATGCCGATCACGATGCGGCCGCGCTTATACCGGCGCTGGACGTTCTTCATGTTCATGGCCGGGCAACTGTCCTTTCCACTCGTAGATGCCCTGCGCACCACGGATGGGCACCGGGTGCTCGAGCCTGATGGGATCGACCATCCGCCAGGCATAGCCGCCGAGGTTGAACCAGCCATATTGCTGCTCCTCGTCGGACACATCCTCGAGGAACTCGGCGGTGATGAGCTCGTAGGAGTCGAGCACGGCGGTGCCCAGCAGATAGCCGTGGGAGAGATCTTCGAGCCGCTCAGGCAGGCCCAGCTTGCTGTAATGGGCCTGAAACTCGGGATCGTTGAAATGAGCCCGCTGCTCGGGCCGGAGCGTCTTGGTCGAGGCGATGCCCATCCGCAGGCCGATGCAGGAGCGGGGAGGGGCCCACGAGCGCGTCTCAAAGACCTTGTATCTGCGGACCAGCAGCTCGGCGAAGGGCTGCCAGATGGAGATGACTTTCATGAATACCCCGTTCTGCGTCGTCAAATTCATTTATAGCAGAACGGGGTAGGGGAGTGCGTGGGATCAGAAGTGCTTGAGCACTTCCTGATATACGGCCCAGGGGCTGATGTATTTGTTGGCATCGGCGAATTGTGATGACGAAGTCATCATAATCACCCGCCGGCGCTCGCCGTCTTCCGCCACCACAGACACGCCAGTCGTGGCCCCATTAATCTCCTCCCGCAAGATCGCCAGAATTCGGATGGAGCCCAGGATATAATGCAATCTTGCCGCGACTACCGAAATCTCATCCGGCCCGGACGGGTGAACTTGAACGATAACAGGCGGTGTGAGCTTGCTGGACAGTTCTCTGGTGCTCACCAAATGTCCGTAAACGCCATGAACCGCATCAAGAGCAGCCTTCTCCGTGGGCGCGGCAACGTGGACCACCAACGACTCCGTGTTCGCCGTGCCGGCGAATAAAGTGCTGTGGCCGAAGTATGTGCCCGCGTCGAACTGAGCCGAAAAGTCTTTCAAAGTGCCGTTCCTTATCGTTGTGCTCCCGGCCGTGAAGCCGGGAGCTTTCCTCACCGCGCTACCGATACACCCTTGCTCGCCATACCCTCAAGAAGGGACATCAGCTCGTCCCGGCGCTCCTTCGGCACGATTACAGTGACGGTGAAGGTCGTATGTTTCTTGAGCCACTTCTTGACGAAGGTGGTCGCTTTTACGCCCCGCGTCGACATCTTCTGGTCGGCGAAGAAATACCCCGCGAGGATTTCCACAATGGCATCATCATTCAGCGCTTGGTCATCGATGTCGTCGGTTTTCTGACCATCGACCTTGAACGAGGTGTCATCCCAATAGGCGTCGGGATGGCCCCAGTCCGAGGCGATGAACGCCTTGTATTCTGCGCCGGTGAGCTTCACGCCCATTACGCTGCCTCCAGCTCGCCGTCGAGCTCCGTCTCCGAGATCACCGGCGCCTCATAGGCGGCCGGCAGCAGCTTGGTGAGCTTGGCGAAGCCGGCCGGGCCTTCCGCCTCGATGAGACGCGGCAGCTGGCTGCGCGCGACCTCCTTGCCCTCCCAGAGCACATAGCCCTGGCGAACCGGCTTGCCGTCCGGCCTGGCGGTCGGCAGCAGCTTCTGCTCATTGAGGAACTCGACCAGACTCGCCTCGGCGTCGAAGCGGCCGGTGCCGTCGGGCATGAACATGAACCGCCACTTGGCCTTCGCAAAAGGCCGGGCGACCTTGTTCTTCACGAAGGCCCCGGTCACTTCCATACCCACGACCTCCTTGCTCTCCTTGCCGGCCTTGATCTGAGCGGCTGAGAGCCAGAGGCGCTGCGAGAAATAGAACTCGGGAGAGTCGCCGCCAGTGGTCTTGCGCGGGTCCCCGAACATGACGCCGATCTTTTTGCGCATCTGGTTCAGGAAGATGACGCACACGCCATACTGCTCGGCGATCTGGGCGATCGCCGGGAAGTGCGCCGAGGTCGCCCGAGCCAGCGCCGTGTTGTCGTTCATGTTCCGCTTCTCGGGCGGACGCAGATTGCCCTTGTCATCGTAGAGGACCGACTGCGGAACCATCGCCGCGAGGCTATCGAAAACCCAGCAGATCGGCGCGTCCGGCTTGATCAGCTTCTTGTCGCGGATGGTCCTCACGGCGAGGTGGAAAATGCCGACGGACTGTTCGAACGTTTCGGGTTTCTTGTAGATGAAGTGACCGGGCTTGATGTTGAGGCCGAGCCTGGGCGCGAGCGCCATCGAGAACGAACGCTCGTGATCCATAAAGCCTGCGACACCGCCGGCAGCCTGGGCCGCTCCCATGGCCGCCGTCGCGATAGCGGTCTTGCCGGAGGAGGGCGGGCCGGCAATCTCGATCAGACGACCAACGGGGAAGCCGCCATCCCAACGGGCGACAGAGGCGTTGTTCAGCGGCGGGAAGCCGGTATCAAGGAACTGCTTGACGGTCGCCTCTTCATCGTTCTCACCGATGATACCGGCAAGGGCCTTGGCGAGTTCTTCGGGACTGCTCATTCTCTGTCCTTTACTGGGTCGGTTGTGAGTGATTGCTCACTCATATCGGCGAAGATGCTCAGGCGGCTGCCGGAGCCGCTTCAGTGCCCCGCAGGCGCGGGAACACCGAGATCCATTCGTCGAAGTTCTTGGTGATCGACTGGAACAGCAGCGTCTCACACAGCAGGCGCAGCTTGGCCGCGTCGGGCGTTCCCTTGTCGATGTGCAGATTGACGGGCGCGGGACGCGCGGGAGAGCGCAGATCCACGAGATTGATGTTGCCGGCGAAGGCGATGGCCTTGTTCTCGTCCTCGACCAGCGCCCGGTATTTCTTGGGCAGCTTCTTGATGTCGATGGTCTTCTCGAGCAGGCACTGGCTGGTGAAATCGGCGACGCTGCCATAGGTGTTGAGGAAGTCGATCGCACCCTTCTCGCCGATACCGCCGACGCCAGGCACGCTGTCGCCCTGGTCACCGGCGAGCGCCTTCATCTCCACGAACTGGCGCGTGGTCTTCACGCCGGTGAAGTCCTCGAAGTTCTTGGCCGTGACCATCCGGTCGTTGATCGGGTCCTTCCAGATCACCTTGGGGCCGACCAGCTGCAGCCAGTCCTTGTCGCCGGTGACGAGGACCACCAGAGCGCCCTGCGCCGCGTAGCGGTCGGCCATGATCGCGCCGAGGTCATCGGCTTCCATGTTGAGCGCGCTGACCTGGGGAACGCCCATCAAGCGGAGCGCCTTCTGGATGGCCGGCACCTGCTTCTTGTATTCCGCCTTGGCCGCGGCCAGCTTGAGCTCATTGGGCGTGACGGCGCGATCGCGGATCTCCTTGTAGGAGCGCAGCAGCATCTTGCGCCATGACGCGCCGTCCCAGACGACGACGGGCTGCAGATTGGCGTAGGTCGCGCACATCGAGCGGACGCATTTCAGGAAGCCAAAGATGGCCTGCACCTGGGCGTTGCCGATCGTGAGCTTGGCGCCGTTGTTGTAGTAGTGGCCGAGGCTGTTGCCATCGATGATGAGGTAGCCTTTCGGGGCCATCGAAATTCCCTTTCTGAAGGAAGAAGGGCGGTGCCGGGGACTGCACCGCCCTCTGTGTGATCCGGCCGCGACGCCGGGATCACGCTACGCGAAGGCCCGGAGCTAACCCTCGCGCAGCAATCAGCCGACGAGGTTGTCGAGCTCGCTCAGGATGCTGTCGACCTCCGCTTCCGGCAGCACAGTGGCCGCGGGAGCAGCCGCAGGGGCCGGCGCAGCGGCCTTGGAGGCAGCCGCCGCTTCCGCCGCCTCGATCTCGGCCAGCTCTTCCTGCTGACGCTTGAGGATCGCGGCGCGGCGCGCAGCAAGGTCGATGGCCGCCTGGTCCACGACGGGCGCCGCAGCGGCCGCCGGGGTAACAGGCGCGGTCACCGCCGGCGCCACGGTCGTCACCGGATCGGCCTCGGCGACGGAGGCCGACGCAGAGGTCAGCGCGGCCGTCGGCGTGCGGGCGGCGAGAGCGCCGGCCGGAGCCGCACCAAGACGCGGCAGGGCCACGCCGGCGATCTGGGCGATCGCGTTCAGGGCCTTCTGCTCTTCACCGCGGAAGTAGTTCTTCTGGATGAAGTCCATCAGGTCGGTCGCCTTCTGCAGGCTCGCGAGCGGAACCGGCTTGTGCGAGGCGCCCGGCGCGAGCGGCGCGATGGCGACGTCGTAGTTGGTGTTGAGGCCCTTGCCGGTGCGGGTGATGACGATGTCCTGGCCGCTCGCCGGATCGGTGATGTCCTGGCCGGCTTCGGCATACATCGTGTAGAGCTCGAGCACCTTGGAGAAGGTGGTCGTGGTCAGCTCGAGCACGTCGGGGTCATCACCCGGGGTCGAGCGATCGACCACGTTGAGCAGGATCGACTTGCGGGCCTTCCACTCCTCGTAGAGCTTCTTGGAATCCTCGTCGACGGCGCTGTGGATCGCCATCTCGATCGCGGTGTTGAGCGGGGAGGGCTGCTGGTAGACGGTGTCGCAGTCACCGACGACGGCGATCGGCTTGCCGTTCGGATCACTCTTGATCCAGTGGACGCCGAGATCGGCCCACCACTTGCCGGTCACGGGATCGACCCACGGCGCCTGCTGATGCGTGGGCGCGACGATGCGGTAGGTATTGCGGCCTTCCTTGGGCTTGATGGCCTTGCCGGAGTTGCCGGCATACTTGGACTTGGCCTGGGAGACCATCTGGAGAAGCTGGGGATTGAGACCCATGTGGCTGTCTTTCCTGGTGCTTGGTGCTTGGTGCTTGATGCTTCGTGCCGCTGATACAGAAAACTGTAGTTAGCTATTTATGTATAGCACGATTTGCGCGGGATTGCGCGATTTGCGCTCAGTCGCCGGTGACCAGCGAGCCGTATTTCTTGCTGAGGCGCTCCGCGCGGGCCGCCTCGAAGCGGCAGGCGTCGGCCTCGTCGCGCAGACGATTGGCCTCGACGGCCTTCTCATCCGCCGTGGCGCGGCTCTTCTCGGCGAAGGCGTTCAGCTTGGCGACGATCTTGGCCATCGGCGCGAGAATGGTGTCGACGTTGGCCGGGCGCTTGAAGGGGTTGGGCATGTCAGAGCCTTTCGGGGTGAAATATGTATGCAGTCACTTACATTATAGCGCAGCGAAACAGAGATTTCGTCAGGCTGCGTTTCTCTGGGCCATCTGCTGCAGCACCGCCTCGCGCTGCTGGGCCTGGACATCCTCGCGCACGTTGCGCTCGGCGATCTTGAGCTCGCCCTTCATCTCCTCGCGGGAGATCAGGCCCTGCTGCACCAGCATGTCACGCCGGTGCCGGAAGCCCTCGACCGCGATCTTGCCGATGGACTCGATGCGCTTGGCCTCGTTGAGGGCTTTCTTCATGGAGATGACGCGCGAGTGGCGCGAGACAATCTTCTCCAGAAGCGTCTCGGTGAACTTCTCGCCGGAGCTGGCCAGCCGGTCGCGCTCGGCCTTGTAGACCGCCGCCTCGGTGTTCTCGAGCAGCATCTTCACCACATCCACCTGGTGCGATGCCTGGGCGGCGAGAACGCCGTAATGGGAGAACAGCGCGGACTGCTCCATCATCGCCGTGGTGAGGTCATTGGTGCTGAACGCCAGATCGCGCTTCATCTGCGCGGCGTCGATGTAGTCACGGACCTGGTAGACGGTCGGCTGTGCGGCCGCGTCGCCGGTTGTCGGGGTTTCGCTCATGCGTGAATTCCTGTTGCTCGCTTGAATTATAGCGTCGCGTGCGCTGGGTAGCTTAAGAAAGAAGATCCGCGACCGCGGCGAACACGTCGTTCATGTTCGACTGCTTGTCCTCGTCGTAATAGATCTCCCCGGGTGAGAACCCGATGACGAGATTGGCCTCGAACTCCTTGGAGTAGACCACCTTGCCGGCCGCGTCGGACGCCTTGCCCTTGAAGTCGGGCAGGAACAGCCGGACAGCCTGGGAGCCGCAGAGCACGATGACGGGCGGCTTGAGGATCTCGATCTCGCGCTGGAGATAGGGGGAATAGGCGCTCGCCTCCTCCTGGCTGATCTGCTTGCCGCGCTTGGGTCGCTTGATGACCGAGGTCCAGTAGGCGTCCGCCCGGTCGAGGCCCACGACAGCCAGCGCGTCGATGATCGGCGCCGAGGAGCGCGTGAATCCCATCATGCCGACGCCCTCTTCCTCGCCATTGGGCGCGTCCATCACGAGCATGAAGCGCGCCGTGCGTCCGAAGGAGGGCTTCACCGGCATGCCGTCCACGACCTCGGCGCCCGGGCCGAACTGCGCCCGATACTCGTCCACCAGCTCCCCGATCGCCGCCTTTGTCACCTTGTCGGTGTGCATGTCGCGCTGGACGGGCACATTGGCGGTGATCAGGCCGGGCAGAAGCTCAATCTGATCCCGGATGCGCGAGGGATCGTCGGCTGCAGGCTGCGAGGGCTCGATGCGCGCGAAGGCACCCACCTGATCGAGCTTGGCCTGATGGGAGACATTGCAGCGGCGCTTCTCGACGCGGGCGAGGAAATCCTCCTTGCTCACGAACGGGCCGGCGGCACGCGCCTCGAGAATGGCGTTCGTCGTCTTCTCCGACAGACCCTTGATGCGCTGGAAGGGCATGGCGAGGCTGGTGTCGGTGATGATCTCAAAGCGGTTGGTGGAGATGTTGATGTCGGGTGTGGTCACCTTGACGCCACCCTGGGCCGCGTCGCGCAGCAGGGCAGGGAGCTTGTCCTCATCCATGAGCGTGAGGCCGGCGGCATAGAACTCCACGCTATGGAAGGTCTTGAGCCACATCGACTGGTAGGAGATCAGCGTGTATTCGACCGAATGGCTCTTGTTGAAGCCGTAGCCCGCGAAGCCTTCGATCTTGTCGAACAGCCGCCCGGCCCAGTCCTCGGCGCACCCGATCGTCGCCACGCACCCATCGACGAACTTCTGCCGCTCCTTGCGCATCTCCTCGGGCAGCTTCTTGCCCATGATTTTGCGCAGCTTGTCGGCGTCGGCGCCGCTGTAGCCGGCGATCACCTGGGAGATCTTCATGACCTGCTCCTGGTAGACGATCACGCCGAACGTCTCGCGCAGGACCGGCTCCATCAGCGAATGGTCGTAGTCGATATGCTCGAGCCCCTGCTTGCGCTTGTAGAAGCTGTCCATCATGCCCGACTCCATCGGGCCGGGCCGGTAGAGAGCGGTCGCGGCCGTGATGTCGTCGAAGGTGATGCAGCCATCCGAGCCGAGCTCCTTCAGCAGCCGGCGCATGCCGCCGGACTCGAACTGGAAGATGCCGGTCGTGTTGCCCTTGGCGAAGTTCGCCAGCACGTCGGGGTGATCGAGCGGAATGCGGTGCAGATCGACGGTCTTGCCGGTGCGCTCCTTGATGTAGGCGAGCGCCTGGCTCACCAGGTCCAGCGTGCGCAGGCCCAGAATGTCCATCTTGATCAGGCCCTGATCCTCAACGATGCGCTTGTCCCAGCACACGACGCTCTCTTCCTTGCGCCGCTCCACGACCGCGCGCTCGACCAGATCCACACCACCGACGACGATGCCGGCCGCGTGCTGAGAGAAGTTGCGGATCGTGCCCTCGAGCCGCTCCATGATCGGCCAGAGCGGCGCATACTGGTTGGCGAAGCTGTCGATCTCGCCGACCTGCTCGCGGCACTTGGGCAGGGGCACATTAGCGCCGTGCAGCTTGGGCACGAATTTCGAGACGGAATAGTCCTTCTCGGGGATGCCGGTGACGCGGCTCACATCGCGGATCGCCGAGGCAGCCGCCAGCGTGCCGAAGTTGGAAACACCGGCGACGCGGTCGCGGCCATACTTGGCGACGAGATACTCGACCACCTCGTGCCGGCGCTCGGACATGAAGTCGAGGTCGGCGTCGGGCAGGTCGATACGGTCGGGGTTGATGAAGCGCTCGAACAGCAGCCCAAAACGCAGCGGATCGCACTCGGTAATGCCCATGAGATAGGCGACGAGGGAGCCGCCGACGGAGCCGCGGCCCGGGCCGACGAGAATGCCGGAGCGCTTGGCGAACTGCACCACGTCCTGCACGAGCAGGAAGTAGCCGGAGAAATTGAGCCGCTTGAGGGTTTCGAGCTCGTAGACAAGCCGCGGGTGATAGATCTCCGTCAGCTCCTTCGCGCTCGGCTGATGGCCGAAGACCGGCGCGGCGAAGCGCTCCTTGAAGCCCTTCTTGCACTCCTCGACCACGACCGCGAACTCGTCGGCCGCCATCTTCGGCAGCGACGGCTCCGCCTTGGTCCATTCGTAGCTGATGCTGGCGACCAGGCGATCGGTGTTGCGCAGACCGCGACTGATCGCGGGGCCGACAGCCGGGACGCCGCGCCGCAGCAGATGCTTTGCCGCCTTCATCGCCTCAGCGCCGAGCGCCGCCTCGCCAACCACATGAAAGTCGCGGTTGAAGGTCGAGCGGTGCCAGGGGTCGGTGACCTTGTTGTTGGCGGTGATTGCGCTCATGATCTCCTGCGCGTCCGCCTCGCCCTGGCCGTAGAAGGCCGGACGAATGACGATCGGCTCGATCTGGTGCGTGCCGAAGGCTTCGAGCGCCAGCTGGTTCAGCCGGCCGAAATAGGGCGTGTCGACCGGGATCAGCGGCGCGTAGACATCGGCGCAGACCGCCTTGAGGTCCTCGATGATCACGCCGGCGTCGGGATGGGTGAGAACGCTGTGCGCGTCGCCCAGCACGATAGCGAGATCGTCAGGCGTGAGCCGGTCGCGCAGCTCCTTACGCAGGTCGTCAAAGCCGAGCTTCGGCTCGTAGTAGAAGCGGTCCTCGGAATTGGCGAGGGTGAGCAGCCGGAAGATGCCCTTCATGCCCGCCTCGGTGCGCGCATAGACCGTCAGGAAATAGGACGGCGGCATGTCCTTCTTCTTCTCGCCGGTGCCCGGGCGCCAGGCGGGATCATCCATCAGGCGCAGCCGCGTGCCGATGATCGGCTTGAGGCCGGCCGCCTTGGTGCGCTTGGTGAAGTCCACCATGCCCGTGACACTCATCGTGTCTGTCATGGCGACGGCCTTCTGGCCCGCTTCGACCGCGAGCTCGACCAGGCGCTCAGTGCCCAGGATGGACTCGCCCACCGAGAAGTCGGTGCGCGCGGCAAGGATCGAGTGCATGGGTGCTCCTATGAGCGGCAGGAGAGAATGATCGGCAGAATGTCCGGCAGGACGCCGCCCTGGCAGACCAAATCCGACTTCTCGACCGGCCGCACTGACCACGAGGAGATCTGGACGTCGCTGCCGGGCGGCTCGAGCGCGTCGCGCAGAACCTTCTCGATATTGATGACCAGCCCTTCGGTGACCGGGCCTCTCACTGCCGCGTCGGCGACATCGGCATAGCCATAGCCGGCACGGGTCTCGCCCGGGCGCACCACGGTAAACTCGAAGCGAATACCCATCAGCCGATCCTCCGCAGTGCGATCGCGCCGTCGATATTGTCGACCGCGCCGATATGAGTGAGAGCCTGGATTGCCATGCGCGCATGGGCTTCGGCCGTGTCCTGCTGCCAGTTGAGGCGCGAGGCGAAGGCCGTCGCCAACAGCCCGCGGTCGATCGGCTTGGCGTAATTGAGCAGCAGGTGGCAGACGATGCGCATGAAGGGCAGCGTGGTCGCGAACGGATTGACGCCCTGGCCCAGCTGCTCGGCCACCCGGGAATTGGTGTTGTCGAAGCGATCGATCAGCGCCTGGACCTTCTTGGGCACGGTCATCTCCGCGGGATGCGCGGGCGGGTTCGCTGCGCGCTGGATCCGGCGCTTCTGCGTCTCGGTGAGCTCGATGCCAAAGCGCGCGCGCAACGCCGCCTGGGCCTGCAGGTGCAGCGGCTTGCAGCGCCCGGCGAAGACGCAGGCCGTGCAGATGCTGTCCGTCTCGCGATAGGCGAGGGCGGAACCGAAGCACCCGGGCGCGAACTCGGGAACGTTCGTGTCGATGGTCTCAGGCGAGCTTTCGGGTGACATGATTGATCTCTTCCAGAATGGCCCGGCGCTCGGCGTGGTCGGCCGCCATGAGCTCGAACACCATGCGACTGGTCACGCGCAGGGACTGTTTGAAGGGCAGGCCGCGCGACCTGGCGTAATCGCCCTTCTGCTCGAGGTGCTTCACCTCATTGACGAGCTCGGCCGGCTCCTCGTGCAGCAGCGTCACGAACAGGCGGGCGCGCGCGGAGAGCCGATCGATGACCTTGCCGAACAGGTCGGTCTCGGCCAGCTCATCCTCCGCCGACTTGTCGCCGGCGCTGACAGCGTCGCCGAGCGTCGCATTGTCGTCCTCGTCGCCATAGGAGTAATCGATCGACAGAGCGACCACCTCGGCATGGCGCCGACTGACATGCTTCTCGACATAGCGGTTGATGTAGAGCTGCATGCCCTTGTGCAGGAACGTCTTGAACGACGCACCCTGGGTCGGGTCATAGGCGTCGCACGCCTTGCACCAGATGCACCACAGCTCCTGCTCGACGTCCTCGACCGCGTGGGACGCAGCGCCGGCCGCCTTGAGCCGGCGATGCACACGAGCCGCGAACGCCTTGATCTGCTTCGCGCTGTCGGCGGGATTGAACCGGCGCTGCATCAGCCGAAGATCCGCTGCGCGAATTCCATCACCGCCTTCTTGTCGACACGGGACAGACGATTGGCGAAAGCGAGCTCGAGCCCGATCTGCCACTTGGCGCCATAGGCGATGCCCAGCTGCGCGGCGCGGATCAGCTCACGCGGCGAGACCGTCATGGAGATCTTGCCGTCGCGGAACAGCTTGCGCACGTCATTGGCGAACTTGACGATCTTCGAGGCGGTCGCCCGGTCGATCTTGGTGCGGCTGATGAGGATGCTCTCCTCGACCTTCGCTTCGTTGTAGGTGACCTCCTCGGTGATGCCGAAGCGCGAGAAGTTGGCGGCGTTCATGACGAGCGTGCCCTGGTAGAGGCCGGTTTCGTCGCCGATGCCGTTGGTGTTGCCGGTGCCGACGAAGCGGAAGTTCGGATGCGGCTCGATGCGCCGGAACATCGGGGGCGCGTCCTTGATGAGCAGCGCCTTGCCCTCGAGCACCGGCTGATAGAGCGCGGTCACGGCCGGCATGGCGAAGTCGTATTCGTCGGCGCAGTAGACCCAGCCATTGATCATCGCCATCGGCAGCGGGCCGAGCTGGAAGTGCGTGGCGCCGTCCTTGACGGTCCACTGCCCGAGCACCTCGGACTCCTGCATGTTGATCGTGTGCTGGACGCGGATGAACGGCCGGCCGGTGCGCGCCGACGCCTGCTCGAGCACCGTCGTCTTGCCGGTGCCGTGAAAGCCCCAGAGATAGGTCGGAATGTTCAGCTCGAAGCCGATGATGACCTTCTTGAGCAGGTCGATGTTGAACACAAAGTCCGCATCGAGATCCGGCAGATAGTCGAGCGACGCGCGGTCATGCCCCGTGAACGTCGTGATCGGGATTGGCCGGCCTTCGCCATTCATGGCCGCTGACGCATTGCCGAGGCCGAACGCCTCGTTGAGCATCACCGTCTTGGGCGTGAGCGCGGTCGCCGCGGTCACCAGGCCGGCAATCGCCGCGGGAGATGCCGGCTGACGGGGAACCTGCTCGCTCGCCTGCTGCTTGGCGCGCTCCTGAGCCCGCTCCTGGAGAAGCCGCTCGGCCACCGGCGAGAGCAGCGGCTCGCCCGGGAATTCCTGCTTGTAGCGCTCGATCGTCCACTCGGCGGCATAGTGATCGCCGATATGCCGCTGGATCGAATGCACGCGGGCGTTGTCGATGTGGCAGGTGATCTTGCCGTCATTGACGGCGGCAGGGACGACGGCCGCGCTCGGCGCGGCGTCGAGGGTCGCTGCTTCACTCATGGCTGGCTCTCCAGATTGTCGCGCATGTCGCGTGCGCGTTGTCATGTATCTACATACTTACTTTTAGCTTGGGTCACAAGCGACCAAATGCGAATCCCGCCAGATTCTTTCGTGACGGCTAAGGTGCTGTCACTGAAGGATTTTCTTGAGAGCGCCCATCACTTCATTGGGCAGCTCTGACACATTGTTGAGGACCACGCTCTTGGGGTAGTAGCGCTCCACAGCGCGGTCCATGATGCCGATGCCGATGGTCTCGATCCCGATCTTTGTGAGGTTCTGGACCACGTATTTCAGGTGCGGGCCGGCGTGGTTGGAGCCAGCCGGCTGACCGTCGGAGAGCACGAGCATAACCTTGCGCTTTTCGCGCCGCTTGATGAGCCGCATGGCCGCATACTCGAGGCTCTCGCCATCGATATTGCCCTGCAGGCCGTTCTGCGCATTCATGGAGTAGGCGATGCGCTTCTTGACCAGGGGCGTCACCCGCTCGTCGAACTCCTTGTAGACGGGCATGACGATCGGCAGCATCCGGTCCCACCGGACGCCAGACTTGCGAGCGTCCTCCTGCATGGCCTCCTGCAGGGAACTGGGGATGCCGTAATAGTCGCCGGTCGTGAACCCGATCACCTCATGAGCGATGCTGACGCGCTCCAGTGTCGTCGAGAGAGCGTAACCCGCCATCATCGCAAGGCGCATCTTCTGGCCCTTCATCGAGCCGGAATTGTCGATCAGGAGCATCACGGCGGTGTCCTTCGACTTGTGCTCCTCGCGCTGCGAGAACACACGGCCGTCGCCCTGCGGCACCCGGTAGAGCGAAGGCGCATGCAGTTTGCCCGCGCGATGACCGGGCGTGCGGATGATGTAGGACTGAGCCGCCATCAGGCGCTCAATGTCCTTCTGCATCCGGCTGGTCATGGAGCGAACCTCGTCCTCCATATCCGGAATCCACCTATCGTTGATCTTCTCCGGCGGAACCAGCGGCGCGATCTTGTCGAGCTCGCGGGTGAAGACGGTGTAGTGGTCGCGATCGAGCGCCTCGACCGCTTCTTCGGAGATCAAGACGGCGATCTGGGCCGAGAGATCCTGTCCCTCGAAGGCGTCGTCCTTGAACTCGAACATGGACTTGCCGGCGGCATTGCCGACACCGCCTCCGCCGCCCTTCTTGTCGTCACTCTCATCCGCCGTCTCAATCTCACCTACGCCGCCGCCATCAGCGCCGGCGGTGATGACCTGCGGCGTGGAGCCGGCAGAGCTGTCGTCGGACTGCTCGCCGTCTTCGTTCTCACCTGCGCCACCGGCGCCACCTTCACCGCCCTCATCGTCACCAGAGGCACCGGAGCCGTCGGCCTGGTCCTCGCCATCTTCATCGCCCTCGGCGCCACCGACCGCGCCATCCTCAGCGTCATCGTCGGCGTCGTCGCCGGCAGAGCTCTTACCGCTCTCGCCCGCGTCATCCTTTTCCTGGCTCTCGCCATCCTTGCCGCTGTCGCCGTCGCGGCCGTCATCGTCCTGATCACCAGCGTCGTCCTTGGACTCCTCATCCTCATCTTCGCCCTCGGGTGCGGCGGATTGCGGAGCCTCTTCCTCAGCATCTTCGGAGTCGTCATCATCCTCAGTGCCGGCCGCCTCGGCCTCTTCGTCTTCGCTGCCCTCGGCGTCTTCCGGCTTGTCTTCGTCCTCACCATTCTCAGCGTCGGGCGCAGCTTCACCCTCGCCATCGTCACCAGCCTCTTCGTGCTTGCGCTCCTTGTCGCCCTCGCCGGGACCGGCGGTGTCGTCCGGCTTATCCTCCCCATCACCCTTCTCAGGAGAGGGCGCCGGAGCCGGCGGTGCGGGCGGAGCCGGCGGATACAGGATCTCGTGGACCTCGCGCGCGATCTCCAGCGTTTCCTTGGTGCTGCTGCAGGTCTTGAGCGCCGCGAGCGTCGACGGCTTGAGGCTGTTCACCAGATTGTCGACAAGCGGGTTCTTCCAGTGGCCGCCGCGGTCCATGTAGTCTTCCATCTCGACGTGGCCGGCAAGCGCGCGCATCGCCGGCACCAGGAGATAGATGAAAGCTTCCTGCTCGTTCTTGGCCGTCTTGAGCGCCTCGGAGGTGATGCGCTCGAGGAAGAACTTGCGGGTATCGCTAATGTTGCGCTCGGAGCCCGGGAAGATCTTGACGATCTCCCGCTCAATCATCGTGTCCTCGACGATGTTGTGGGTGTTCTGGAAGGCGCGAACCTTCGGATCTTTCGCCTCCTGCGGCGTCGGGCCGCCTCCGTAATAGTTCCAGTCGGTGATGAGAACGTGGGCGACCTCGTGATCGATGAAGCCCTGGATGGCGCGGATGAACTCGGGCGAGGCGCCATCGCCGACGCTCGGGATATTGACCGACACAGGCTGGCGCGTGCGCAGATCCGTGAGCACGAATGCCTGGCTGCCGCGCTGGGTGACCTTGAGACCACGATTGGTCAGAAGCGGCACGAGCTTCTGAATAACCTCGCGAAGCTCGATGATCTCACGGTTCATTGTCGCGCTCTCTCTTGTTATTGCTCAGTATTCAATCAATACGCGAGAGCATATTGGACTGCAAAAGGCTAGATGTCTCCCGGTGATCGAAAGCATCGTGTCCTGCGAGAGGCTTGACGACGAGGGACCGACCAAAGGAAGGAATGACGATGGTCACAAAACCCCATTCCCGATGATAACCACTGATCACATCAACACCTTCGAGCTCGACCCGATCCTGGCGAACGAGCGTCGACGCCAACTCGTATGCCTCAGCAGGATCCATCATTGCTTCGGTAGGAATCGCTTCCGTCACTGCCATTTCGATTTCTCACTGACCCTGAAATAAGTGATTAGTCACTTATGTTGGAATGGAAATAAAAAGCCCGTGCAGACGGGCTTTCAGCCTTATTGGCGAAGCAACAACGAGCGACGCAGAAGTTGTCAGGCGCTCTGGGCGGTTGTGTCTTCATCGGCGGAGGCAACACCGAACGCTTCGCGCAGCAGCGCCTTTGAGCCCTCGTTCAGCTTGGGGTCGCGATCGCCCGAAACCTCTCGGATGAAGTTCAGGATCTCGCGCTCGTTATCTGTGGTCTGGCCGGTGTAGACCTGGTCGAGGAACTCGATCGTCTCCCCGGTATAATACTGCCCAAAAGCCAGGCGAAGCAGATAGGCGGGATCGACGTCGAGAGCCTTGGCGAGCAGGGGCACGCGATCGATCGCCAATTTGCTGGTGCCCAGCTTCAGCTGGGAGATCATGTTCTGGCTGGGATAGCCCGCCTCGGCCGCGATGTCCTTCTGGCTCTTCCGCGGCTTGAGCTCGTCAACCCGCTGGATTACGAAATCGCGCAAGCTAAGGCGCTTGGCCGCCAAGGTGTCGGACTTCCCGGAACGCTTCATTTTCTTAATTCCTCGTTGTTCTCGTTGCTCGAGCGTCTCATTAATTCAGATATAGCGAGCGCGTCGTGGGGTCGAGAAAGGCAGGCAGGAATGCCCTTACGCCTAATGAGAGATCGAAAGTAAGTCAATGCACACATACTTTTTTCTCCAGAAGGCGCCATTGGAAAGGTGATTGTCCACGGGGCGTCAATGGGCTATGGTTAACAAATTCATTAGTTAAATCAAAGGCTTACTTTCCATAATCTTCCTTCTGCGAATCCTGGATATAGCCGGCGCCCGGCGCGTCCTGCGAGGCGTTCCTAGAAACGCCCTTCCCGAATCGCCACGAATCGGACATCACTAGCGACACCAAGCGTCCACTGGTGGTGAATACTGTGCAGACAGCCCTCGCTCGTAAACGATCCGCCGCCTACCGCCAAGCGCGGGAAGCTGAGGGTCGCAAGCAGCTTTCGATCTGGGTTGAGAACACCCTAACCGAGCGGCTGGATGAGGCCGTCCGTGCCGGGCAGTTCAAGAACCGCTCCGAGGCGATATCTGCCGCCGTGAGCCGCTTCGTGGAGGAAATGAGGTAGGGCACAAAGCGAAAAGGCCCCCAGATTGCCGTCTGGGAGCCTTTTGAATTCTCGGTGATTCGGGAACCACCGTTCTCGCAGGTTCGATTTATCCCGAATCACCGCTGGTTTGTCAACTCTCGCACTGGCGAGGGAGGGCGGAGCTTTGTCCCGCAGATCGGGATGAATCGGATGAGAACGCAGTCCACGGGCTGGCGGTCATTGCCGCCTGTCGGCCCGACGCCGGCCGAGATCAAGAAGGCCGAGAAGCTGGAGCTTTTCGAGGCGGCGCGCCTGTGCGCGCGTGTGATGCAGCCGACGGCTGCGGCGCGCTTCGTGCTCGAAACCCTGTGCACCTTCTACGCCGGCCGGCCCATCGAGGGCCGGATGCTGGTGTGGCCATCCAACGAGCTGCTGTGCGAGCGCACAGGGCTCGGGGAGCGCACGGTGCGCCTGGCCGCGCGCCAGCTGATCACCATGGGCATTCTGCGCGCCAAGGACTCGCCCAACGGCAAGCGCTTCGCCCAGCGCAACGCCAAGGGCCAGATCGTCACCGCCTATGGCTTCGACCTCTCCCCTCTCATCGAGCGCCAGGAGGAGTGGCAGCAGCAGCTCACCGCACTGCAGGAGCACGAGCGCGAGAATGAGCGCGGCTTCGACCAGATCACCATCGACCGGCGCGCCACGCTCGAGGTGCTCAACACGCTGGCCGAGTGGTTTCCACGACTGAACATCGGCCCGCTGAGGGAGCGGTATGAGCGTCTGGCGAAGGAAACGCCGCGGCGCAGCCCCTCTCGCTCGCCGGAGCCCTTCCTTGGCGCCTGGAAGGCGCTGCGCGGCGAAGCCGAGGCTCAATACAATACCGCCTATGGCGGCAATGAATGCCGGCAGAAAGACAATAACAACGAATCCCTTGACCAGTCTTGTAACAAGGAGCCTTCGAAGTGTGAGGGGCAGCCGCCTCGCGCCTCCCAGACCACGCTCAGTGACCTGCTCAAAGCGTGCCCGGACGCCCTCGCCTATTTGGAGCCCATCCACAACGAGCGGGATCTCGTGAACGAGGCGGCGCGGCACCGCGGCGGGTTCGGCGTGCATGCCGACGCCTGGGGCGAGGGCATCGCGGCGATCGGTCCCGTGCTGGCGGCCGGCGTGCTGCTATGGGTGGTGCAAATGCAGAACCGGCCGGCGCCAGGGGCGCGGCCGATCCAGAATCCGGGTGGCTATTTCCGCTCGATGTGCCGGCTGATCAAGGAGGGCCGCGTGAACTTCGAGGCTGAAATTCACAAGCTCATTCTGCGAAATCGACGGCCGCGGGAGTGAGTTCAGCGGTGCGCAGGCGGCTGGTTATTCACCACGTCGAGGAAGCGCTCGATGGGCGTTTGCTTGACCGCGCCGTCACCGATTCGCCGATAATGAACATGGCCGTTCTCAACCCAGACGATCTCAACCTCGATCTCATAGGTGACGCGACTGATCGTGTTGGTGGCCTGGCGGATTGCCAGCTTGAGACCCGGCTGGAGATCGCCCGTCTGCATCATTTCGTCATTCCACCAAACCGATAGACAGCACGCATGGGCCGAACTTTACCACGCCACCGGCTCTTGCCATTCTTCAGGCGCTCAAACGAGCCGTCGAAGCGCCAGATGCCACCGTAAAACCACTTCTTCTGCTCGGCCCAGATCGCCATCTGTTCGTGCAGATCCTCGTGGAACCACGGGCTGCCGACGAGCTCCGTGTCATCCTCCAGCTTGAAGGACCAGTCGATGGCGACGAGATCGCCATGAATGCCAAGGGTAAAGAGCACAGAGCCGCGATAGACGGCCCTGGGCTTTGGCGCGAGGTGGCCCCAAGTATCCTGCCAGACCGCCTCGACATATTGAGGAATGGGCGTGGCGGAGCCGGGCGACGCCGCATAGCGCGCGGCGGCTGTGGTGTAGCCGGTCATGCTGCCTCACGGGTTTCGAGCTCGCCGTCCTTGTCGTCGCGGAAACGAACCGCGCGGGGATGGCGTAGCGAGCCGTCGGGTGTCACCTCGTGGAACTCGACCTCGAGCAGCCGGCCGAGGAAGTTCGTGGCCTCTACCGCCTTGATGCGCCCCAGCTCAAAGTGGACACCCGGCTTGAAGCCAACCAGCGGATCGATGCCGAGCAGCGCCGCATCCTGCTTCCAGAGCTCCCAACAGTCGGCACGATCCTTGTCGGACCACCCTCCTCCGACGCGGATGAGCACGCCATTGCGCTCGACGATGGCGCCGCCCATCGTGAACTCGTATTTGCTGCCGGCCTCGCCGTTATAGAAGCCGACGATCCGCAGATCTTCGGTCTCCTCGGCCTTCATCTTCATCCAGCCATAGGACTTCTTCTTGTCGTAGAGCCCGCCCGGATCCTTGACCATGATGCCCTCGAGCACCTTGGGCTTGCCGGTTTCCTTGTCGATGGTCGCAGCCGCGAGCTCGGCTTCCTTCTGCGCATCGCCGCGCGCCAGGTAGGAGGCGAGCGTCTTGGCGCGCGCCTTCTCGAACCATTCATGCACCTCTGCCTCGTTGTTCACGAAGAACTGCGGCGAGATCTGGATCATCTCCTTGAGGTTCTCGGGCAGGCCCGCCTTGGCCTGGCGCACGAACTCGACCAGCATCTTGCGGCGCTGCTCGAGCGGGTAGCCGACCGAACCGATCGCGTCGAAGTCAGGAAGCGACATGATGTCGTAGAGGTGCAGCTCGGCGCCGACCGCGTCCTCGGTCGTGCGCTTGAAGACGCCCGTGTTGGCGAACAGGCCCATCATCGCCTCGCCATCGAGCATGAAGTTGAGGGTGCGGCCATTGTCCTGCGACAGGGTGCGCTGGAGCTCCTTCATCGTCGTGGTTTCGAGAGCGACCTGGGCGGCCCGGAGGACACCCTGCACCAGGAAGTCGAGCGAGAGCACCCGTTTGCCGGTGCGGGTGAAGAAACCGCCGTGGCCGTCCTTGGCGATGAATGTGTTGCGGTTGCCGTCGAGCTTGTATTCGAGCTTCTGCGGCCAGGACTTGACCTTCTTGACGTCAAAGGTGTGCGCACGCATCACCGAGAAGATCGGAATGAGGCCGGGCATCACCGCGTTGATCGTGGTCTCGGCGATGCCGCACTTCAGATCCTTGGACAGGACGAGATAGAGCAGGCGGGCGCCGTCGGGATTGAGCGCGCGCATCACCTCGCCAACCTCGCGCTCGGCCGCCTTGCCTGTCAGTTCACGCCGGGAGAGCTTGAGCAGCAGCGGCTCGATCAGCTCCCGGCGGAAGTTGATATTGAGCTCCTCGTCGCTGGGCGTGGGAGCAGCGGTGAGGCCGTAGGTGATGAACGGGTTGTAGGCCCAGTTGAGCACGAACTTGCCGAGATCCGAGGCCGCGAGCTCGCTCAGGAGACGTTCCTTCTCGATGCGCGAGCCGGTCGCCGCAATCTCCTCGATCCGGCGCGATACGGTATAGGCGTCCATGATGTCCTCTTAGCTGATGGCGGCGGCGAGATCGCCGGTGCGGGCGGCGTCGTTGACGCGGCTGCTGGGTGCCGGCGACGCGATGTCCTGCGGCGCGCTCTTGGGCTTGGGCGCGCGGCGTCGCGGCGTCTCCTCGTAATCGGAGGCAACGTAGCGCTTGGCCTTGCCGTCGGTCGGCGCGGTCTTGAGCTGCTCGTCGATGCGGGGATTGGCGCTCAGGATGAGCTGTTGCTCTTCGGGCGGAACCCCGCACTGCTGGATATGGACATCCTGCACGATGACGCGCCGGATGCGGTCCAGCACATCGGCACCGAGCTTGCCCATGACCGGCTGATCCGAGCCATAGTCATCAGCGACGTCCTTCCCGCCGTAGTGAATGCGGTCAACGATCGCTGCGGCCGGGCACTTGCTGGACTTCATGCACGCCTGGCAGCCCTTGCGAACATCAGGGCCCTTTCCCTTCCAGACGAGATCCCGCAGCTTCATGCAGGCGGCCATTCGCGTGGCGACGTTGAAGATCGGGCAGATGAACGAGAACTGGTTGTCGCTCGCCAGCGTCTTGAACCTGCGCATTAGAACCTCCCGAAGAGCGGATTGCTGGCGTAGGTCTGCTCGACCTGTTTGCGCTCGGCCTCCTTCTCGGCGGCGATCGCGTCGGACAGATCGGCCTTGCGCGCCGTGTTGCGATTGATCTTGCGACCCTCCTCGTCGAGCTGAGGAGGTTCAGCCTCGCGCATGCGGGAGGTGTCGATCGCGGGGTCGAGGAAGCTGATGGCGTCCTTGCCGAGCTTGTCGAACAGGGGAACGGTGAGCTTCTTGACGAGCTCCTGCGCGTCGGAGGCCACGAAGGTTGCGGCGCCATGATTGGGCAATCCAGAGCCGTTCGCCTTGAGCTCGTAACCACCCGTGCGCTTGGCGCGAATCTTCTTCTCGAACTCTTTTTCGACCGTCTTTCTGTCGGTGAACTTGAAGACCTGGACCTCACCAAAGACGCCGACCTTTCCCCATCGATTGACGAGGAGATGTCTCCCGTCATTGGTCGAGATGCGGGTGACATAATACGCCTTCGTGCCACCCTTGTGCTCAAGGGCGACGCTATCTACTGCTATCGGATAGGTCGACATTGCTGCGTTCCTGCTCATCGAGCATTTCTGTTGCTTGATTTATAGCGCGACGCTCAGTGGAATGAGCGAGGAAAGATGTGAGCGCTAACATAGTCCCAGGCGCACGCGCTCACGCGGCGAGTAGGGGTTGCGCAGCCTCCACCGGATATCGAGCGCCGGCGTCCAGGTGCTCGCCGCGTAGTGCGCCTTGCGCACGACCTCGGGGAGCACCTCATTGGGATCGCGCTCATGAGGCAGCAGCGCGATGCGCACGGTCAGGCCGATGCCGGAGAGCAGCTTGGCAGCGTTCAGCGCGGCCTCGAGCGCCCTCTCCTCTCCGTCCCACATGATCGTCACGAATCTCAGCCCGCGCGCCTTGAGCGCGTTGAACCGCCCCAGCTGATCATTGGCGCCGGGGTCGCCATAGGACAGGTGCTTGCCGAAGGAGCCGATTGGCACGATGTCGCGCAGCGCCGGATCTTCATCGAAGGCGATCTTGAGGGCGGCCACGTCGAAAGCGCCCTCCCCCATCACCACATGGTCGGTCGCGACCACGTTGTGGGCGTTGTAGAGATAGCGGCCCGTGCCGGGCAGCTCCTTCGGGAACAGGTATTTGGACTGGCTCATACCGGTTACGTCGCGGCCCTGGAACGTCACCAGTTTGCCGTCGAGGTCGAAGACCGGAATGATCACGCGCTGGTCGAAGGACTGCGTTTTCACGGCGCCATCCGGATCCGTGAACTTCCACCATCCATATTCGCAAAAGCGCAGGCGAAAATAGCGGCAGATCTCGGCGTCGATGCCGCGTGTCTCGAGATAGGCGAGGTTCGACCCCTCGGGCGTGGGAAGCTCGATGGAGATCGGCAGCACGACATCGCCATGCTCGACCGCCACCACGGCCTTTCGCCGCGGTCGCCAGCCCTGCTCCTTTAACAGCGCCTCGCACTCGCGCGCCGTGGCCGCCCAGTCCGTGTGCTCGAAATGGGCGCGGATGAAGCTCGTCTTCCCGAACCCCTTGCCGCAGACGAAGCAGTTGCCCCGGCCGGTGTCGGTCCCGAAATAGACGCGCCAGCGGGAGTCACCGCAGTTCGGATTGGGGCACTGCTTGATGTTGAGCTGCTCGCCCGACACGCCGCGCGTGATCCGGTAGGCGAGGCTCTCGCGATCGAGAAAGAACTCCATATCGAGGTTCGCCTCGATCTCATCCCACAGACTGCTGGCCATCAGATGCGCCCCAGCACCTTGGTGAGAAACTGCATCTTGGAGCGGTCCTGCCGGATCTTGATCGAGAAGCCGTCCTCGGTGTTGCGCGACAGGAGCCAGGACAGGCGCGCCTCGCCGGCGGTCTTCTCCGCGTCGGTAGCGCTGATGCCGATCATGATGTCGACGGTGCGCGCCTTGTTCCAGTCATCACCGACGTCGGTCGCCTTGGCCGTAACCGCCTTGGCGCCGTCACGGTTGGTCTGGGTCGCTGTCAGCAGCGCGATGTTGAACTCGTGGGCGATCGCGCGCAGGTCGATGTAGATGGTGCGCAGGTTCTCCTGGAGGCTGTCGGAGCGATACTCCGCAGCCATGATGTCGGCATAGTCGACAATCACCAGGTCGAAGATGATGCCGTCCGAGCGATAATCCTCGATCAGCCGGTGCAGCGTCGAGGGTTTGAGCGTGCCGGAGGCGTGATCGCGGAATTTCATATGGCCTGCGCGCGTCGCAGCGGCGCGGACAAGCCGATCGACATCATCGGCCGACTTGTGAAGCTCGCGCATCAGCGTGCTGGTCAGCGCCGCGTCGGTGCGGTCGGCGATGATCTCCTTGGCGACCTCGAGGCTGTCGTAGAGCACATTGTAGCCGGCGAGCGCGGCATTCTTGCCGAAGTCGCCCAGCGACATCGACTTGCCGGCCTTGGCCGGCCCCATCATGCAGCTGAGTTCCTTGCGACCCCAGCCCGCGTGAAACAGCAGACCATCGATCTCGGAATAGCCGGTCGTGATCCCGTTGCGCACCACCTTGCCGGCGGCCAGGTCCTTGCGCAGCTGGGTGCGGTTGCCAATCTCCTGCCAGTAGTCGTAATCGCCGCCATCGAGAACGGCGCCGACCTGGCCGGCTTCCTTCATCAGCTGGGCGATCTTGTCGAACTCGCCCTTCTCCAGCAGCGGGAGCGAGGCCATGATGGCCTGCTCGATCGCCTGGTGCTTGGCGAAGCTCGCGACCTTGTCGGTCACGAAATCCGGATTCGAGAGATCCGCGGTCATCGCCTCGCGGATGATGGCCTTGATGCCGTCGAGCATGTCGGGCCGGATGCGCTTGCGCGCGAGGGCATCCTTCAGGATCGTGGGCAGGATCTTCATGTCCGGCACGGTCTTGTAAACCTTGATGTGCTCCTGGACGATGCCGACCATCGTGCCGACGGCTGCCTCGGCGAAGTATTCCGGCTTGATCAGATCCTTGGTGCGCATCGCAAACACGCTGTCACGCATCAGCAGCGAGGCGATCTTGTGCTGGAACTGAACGTCGAAATCGTATTGAGCCGAAGCCTCAGCGTCACTCACTAGCTCAACTCCTTAAGTATGCACTCACTTACAAGGCGAGACGTGCAATACACTGTCTCAATTGTAGCGAAACGCTGATGGGTTACTGCAGGTAGCTTGTGACCTGCTCGAACAGGTGAGGCTCGAGCCGCGAGCTGACCTTGTCGAGAGGAAGCCGGTCCTCATCGATGAAGCGGGCGATGTAATAGGCGGTGTTCTGGCGCAGCCTGGCCTGCTTGATCAGCCACTCGTGGTAGTCGTTCTGGTGCAGGGCACCCTGGTAGTTCTGGACCATGTAGGCCGGGTGCTCGGCGAGATAGAGGTCGCTTGCCTGCATCTCCTCCCAGCGCAGCTGCACCTTCTCGACGTCATACTCGTGGTAGAGGTGCTGCGGGCGCGGCATCTGCGTGCGCTGCCAGCGCCGGAGCCGGGCGCTCACGATCAGGTCGAGATAGATCTCGTAGGGCATACCGAGCGCGTCGGCGACCTGTCGGCCGCGCCAGCAGGCGGTGAAGGTCGCCTTGGCGTGGGAGTCACCGCGGCGCAGGCCCTCGAGCAGCTTATCGAGGTCGGCCACCTTGATGTATTTGGCCTTCTCCCGATCGAACTCGCGGGCATAGATCCGCTGATAGACGGGCTCCAGAGCGGCGGTATAGAGGCGCGTGGCCTGCAAAGGCGTCAGATGCCGGTAGTCGAACCATTTGGTGGCGAACAGGCCGAGGTCAAAGTCCTGGAACTTGCCGAGGTTCAGCGTGTAGGTCACATAGTCGTCGTCGATCGGCAAGCTGCGGTCCATCTCGCCGATCGGGGCCTGGTCATTCAAGGGCATCAGATCACTCTCATAAGCGCTCTGTCACTTATAGCGCTCGCGCTCTGGAATTTGACGCGACAGCCCTAGGAGCCGAACCTGACGACCTCCGCGCGCGGCAGGCGCGGGACTTCCTCGAGAAGGTGACCCAGCCCGAACTCGCTAAAGTGGTAGGCGAGTGAGATCGATGCGGCGTCGCGTCCTTCCGCCGGATTCGCGCCGCTTGTCACATGCGCATCCTCGAAGGCTTCCACGACGCGCTGCGTAAGACCGGAGCGCACGATGTCGGAACGATCGAAGGTGACGACCTCTACGCCCTTCACCTTGCCGAGGATCTTCTGTGCCTCGGTCAGTCCCGAGCGGCCACCCGGAAGATCGGTCTGGCGCGGGTCGCCGTTGATGATGAACTTCGTGCCCTTGCCGCCGCGGGTGAGCAGCAGCTTGAACTGGGTCAGCGTCGCGTTCTGCATCTCGTCGGCGATGACGACCGCGTTATCGATGGAGGCGCCGCGCAGCAGCGCCAGCGGGCGCGCCTCGATCTTCTTGCTCTTGATCAGGAGCTCGAGATGCGAGGCGCCGAAGAACTGCACCAGGGCTTCGCTGACCGGCCGGAAATAGGGCTCGTATTTCTCGTCAAGCTCACCGGGCAGGAAGCCCAGGCTCTCACCAGCCTCGACGGCCGGCCGCGTAACGATGATGCGCTCGATCTCCCGATTGTCGAGCCGTTCGGCGGCGCGCATGGCGGCCAGCCAGGTCTTGCCGGTGCCGGCCGGTCCAATGCCGAACACGATGTCGGCTGAGCGCATGGCGGCGTCATAGCGCTTCTGGCCATCGGTGAGCGGCTTGATCTCGCGCACCCTTGGCTTGGCGGGAATCTCGCGGCTCATCGCCTCGAGGAGCAGCGGGGTGTCGTTACGCGAACGGGAGCGTTCCTCGCGACGGTTGGTGCGCGCGGCTGACTTGCTGAACTTGGTCATTTCGGGAGGCTCCCCAGGGAGATAACTGATCCCGCAATGTAGCCGAAACGGGAAAAGTAAGTAAGTGCTCACATAAGATTTATGAGAGCTAACACGCCGCGCCCGACGCGTCACTCCACGGTGGCGATAATCGGCGCGCCGAAGGGATAGTCCGAGCCGGCGAAGGTCGGCTCCAGATAGAGCGTCGCCAGATCCTCCGGCGTGGTGATCGCGTGCAGCACCGCGCCCGTCTCCCGATCGCCGATCAGAACGCACGCCTCGCCCTCGAGCGCCGGGTCGCGCTCCGGCCGGGCGATGATGAGATACCAGCCCGGCAGATACTCGCGGATCTCGTGCTCATAGGTGCCGCCTTCTCCGTCGTCGACCGCCTCGGAGCCCATGATGCGATAGGCGGCGACATTGGGGATGACGCAGGTCATGTCCCAGATCCGGACGCCCGGCTCGATGCCCTCGCTCGCATAGGCCGGCAGCGCGGCCATGGCCGTCGCCTCGTCGGGATACCGCAGGAGATGGTCGATCATACCAGCAGCCCCCTGAGCTCGGTCTCACTGAACGGCGCACCGCGCCAAAGGGCTTGCGCCGCGATGCTTCCACCCCATTGCAAAGTGTTGAGCCCGCCGAAGTCCCACGTATCGAGACCGGACGCCAAGGGCGTCCCGGCGAGCTCGAGGATAGCTCCGCCATTCAGTGAAGCCCGCCAAGGGCGACCGGGGGTCCAGTCGAGGACTAGGCGGAAATCCTGAGACCTTACCGCACCGACATTAAGGCCCGTCGTCGGATAGGCCGTCGGGTTTGGTTGGAGAACAACTGACCCGTTCAGGCCATAGATCTGAAACCGATTGGTGAATGAGCCGCCTTGGCTGAAAGCCACCAACATGTTTCCGCTTGGGGAATAATCGCGGGGCCCTCGTCCGCGAATGGCCAAGGTGAAACCTTCGGTATCGAGGCCATCGGGAAGTGCCGTGGAAAGCCGCTCGCCCGCCCTTGCCCCACCTGGGATAAAAGACGTCGGCCAGCCGCCAGCTTCTAGCTGCGGCATCGAGAAATCAATAACCATGCCGACGAGATTGTGCATGATGCCGGCGCCCATCTGAATGGACACCGCCTGCGTTGTAGCGGACACCACGGTGTAGACCAGCTTCCCCGCACCTACCGCCCCGCTCGTGCCCCCCGCAGGATTCGCGGGGCATACCGGGAAGGTCACCGTCGTGCCGGGTGTCAAGGTGTTGACCGCGTGCCCGGTGGCTATACCGCCGCTTACACTCTCCACCTCGATACTGAAGGTATAGGTGACGCCGGCCGACAGGGTCACTGCCTGGTGCAGTCGCGGGCGACTGGACTCGGCCGTGAACCTGCGCGCAGAGACGGCTGGTCCGAATTTAGACGGGACGATCGACACGCCCGCAGGATCATAGGAATTCCACGACGTCGGGATGATCGGCCCGCTCCAGGTGGGATTTACGAGTGCATTCGCCCGGGCCGCCTCGGCCAAAAAGCCGAGCGGCGCCAAGGTCGTCGCGTCATGATCGAAGCGCGGCTGACCGCTCGCCGCAAACTGGATCTGACCAGCTGCATCAATGTAAGAGGCGGCCGAGGCGCGGACGAAGCTCAGACCCGGCAGGCCGGCCACCGGGCCAAGATACTCGGTGCCGGGGATGGTTGAGAGCGCGCGCCGCTGATTGGAGAAATCGAGAGCGAGGCCCGGCTGACCCCGCAGCATTTCAGCGACGGGCAGCTCGAGGGCCGGCTTGCCGAGGCCATTGTAATTAATCGACGGCATCAGGACCTCCCGTCCAGCTGCAGGAGCATCAGCCACGGCCCGGCCAGCGTGCCGCCCACGCGATAGGCCGAGACATTGTCGCCGGGCGCGAGGACGAGGGTCAGGCCGGTGATAATCGTCGGCGCCGCGCTGGAGAGTGCAAATGGGCCGGCGAAGGGCAGGCCGTTCTTCTCGATATAGAGACTCACGCCTTCGGCGGCGCCGGCCAGCATTTCCGCGCGGAGGCGAGTGAAGGTCGCAACGCCATGATAATCCCGCGTCGCCCACCAGCCGCCCGGCGCGATGTCCGCCGCATCGCTCACCGCCAGCACCAGCGGCTCGCCCGGCGAACCGGGGTCTCCCTTGGGGCCCTGAATTCCACGAGGGCCCTCGACACCTTCCTTGGAGAGCTCGACATAGACTTCCTGATTGTGACGCGTGCGCACCACAATGTCGGATGAATAATTGATGGCGAGCGTATCGGTCATTAGAGCCTCGTAATGGAGCGCTTGACCGGGATCTCGAGGTCGAAGCCGAGATGAACAGGCTGCACAAGATCAGTCCGAACGACGTCCATCACCACAGTTCCTGCGCGCCACTCGGTCGTGGCCGCGCCGCTCAGCCGCAGTTCGATTGTATTGGCATCAGCACGCACGATAGAGCCGAGTGCGGTCGAGAGAGCGGCTTTTATTGGGCCTTCAACGTCATCACGAATCTGAGCCAGAAAGGTCGCGGTCTCCGGAAACGCTTCCAGCGCGGCGGAAGTGATCTTGATCTTCAGACGCCACTCGCAGCCGGTCTGAATGGCCTTGCCGGGCAGATACTGGGTGTAATCCATCGGGCTGGCTCACTCATGAAATAAGTGAGGGCATACTTACACAGCAGGGCACGGATTTGCAAGGCTTATGCGCGGGCGCGACGCCCGAAAGCGCCCGTTGCGCAGTGTGACGAGCGCCCGCTTCCCGTTGCGATACTGCAGGATATGGGTCACCGACCAGCCGGACGGACCCTTGTTGTAACCGTGGTTCAGCTGCATCACGCCGGCGACGTAGACCCCGTCCAGGATCGCCGGCGAGTGCTTGTCGCCGATCGACATCTTCTGACCGAGCCGGGCATAGCCGGCGACCGTGCCCTTGGCTCCATTGGCGCCGCGGAAGCCGTGTGCGCCGACCTGAACGCCATCGATGACAAGGGACTGGCCGTCATGCACCCATTTGACGTGGTGCAGCTTCGGACCCGCGAGAAAGCGCATGGTCCATTCGAGCAGCGAGAAGGTCGGCGCCGGCAGATTGCCGTCAAGCGCCTTTGCGACTTCGGCGCGCCAGTCGTGATAGGCCGCGTCCAGGGTCAGTCCCACCCGGAAGTTCACACCGTCCATGCGGTAGCGCCCTTCCCTCACATAGCGCTCCAGCGCCAAGTCATGGTTCGACTCCACGACGATGATCTCTGTCTCGGGCGCCTTGATGCTCAAAAGGAAGTCGACGGCGCGCTGCACCTCGCCCATCACGCTCTCGCGGCCGCGCACGGCCATCTCGAAATTGTGGCTGACGTCGTCCTCGTGATGATGGTTCCGGCTCTCCTGGTCATGGAGATCGTGGATCAGCAGGTGCTCGGGCCGAACCGTATCCAGCAGGCTGTCCGAGCGCCGCGCCTGGGTCTTCGGGTCGAAGCCGAATGTGGTCAGACAATTGCCGCGGTCGAGCTTGGCGGCATGAATGTCGGCCGCGGTCATGGCGAGCGCGCGGTGCCCGGTCGAGATCTCTCCCGCCTTCACCAGCACGTCCAGATCGTAGAAGGATCCGTTCTCATCCGCGCTGAGCTGGCGGCAGAAGAAGGTGCCGTCCTCGTCGAACTCTACGATGGTGGCGCCGATGACGTGATGGAACAGCGACTTCACGCCGGCTTTGCGCGGGATCACCATTGGCCGAGTGACCGACCCGGTCGTCATGATCTGATGGGCGGGCGTGTGCGGATCGGTCGAGGGGATCGAGAGCAGCTGGAGCTTGGCGTGCGGAAACACCGCCCAGCGCCCGCGCGAATAGGTGGTGAGATCCGAGATTGGCCGCGCGGCCGTCGGCAGCGTGTTCATCTCGCCGCAGAAGACGAAATCCGGGCCGATCTCCATCTGGCCGAAGCACAGATGCGGCATCAGGACCGGGTCGTAGTCACGACTGGCCGGGTTGTTCTCATCCCACCAATTGGTCTCGTAGGTCCAGGGTCCTACGACGATCTCCGCGCCAAGCCACTGGGCATAGGCGTTGAGGTTGCGCCAGAAGTCCTGATCCACCGGAGCATCGTTCTGGGCGCCGGTGAACAGGAAGGTCCGGCCGGCCGGCTTGTCTACGCCGGCGACACGCAGCGTGTCGGTCAGCCAGGTCCGCGGAGATCCTTCAACCTCGACATAGTCGCCGAGCGCGCGGTCGTAGCGCCGGACCATGTGCGAGCGCACCACCATGGCTTCAGGGTTGATGACCGGATAACGCGAGGCCAGGAGAAGCGAGGAGACGTCGTTGGCGAGCTGGCTGGCACGCCGGTGGGCATGATCGGCCGAGGACAATTCGGGCGCCGCGTCGATCTTCAGGGCATAGGCCGGCGCATCACTCGCCGGGCCACGCCAGATTAGCCCGGGAACCGCCCTGCCCGCCTCCGTGCGCCGGCGCAGCAGCGCCGAGTAGTTGCGCACGGTCTTGACGCTCTTGCCGAGGCCGCGGGCCACATCCCGGAGCGTCGGGTAGGCAGAGATGTCGTTGTAGATCTGGGCGAAGCGGTTCTCGAACTCGTTACCGGGCATTCATCCCGTTCCTTCGCCTGTATAGTATAATAGTTATCTAAGAGATTACAGTAATAGACACGCGATGGAACGGGATGTTCCGGCGTAGTCTAGTCCTGCAGGCGGTAATAGCGGATCACGTTCATCGCTTTGTCGATAAACACCCCGACGCGCACCTTGTTGGCGATCTCGGTTCGCGCCTCTTCCGGCGTGAGGCAGATCATCTTTCCGCTCTCACAGGACTTGTAATCGACATCGTCCAGCCGCGGCGCCGCCGGAACGGGCGGGTGATAGCGCGCGATCGGCTCAGCGGTCACCGGCTCCGGCGGCTTTCCGGAGCATGCCGTTAGCAGCGCGATTGAGACGGTTGAGATCAGCAGCGAGCGCATCGGCCGGCCCTTTCGTGTTGATGGTTTCGACCTCGCGCTCGACCTCGCCCCAAGCGACGGCCGAGGCCGTATTGAGCGCGTCGAGGGTCTTGATGTCCTGGATCTGCTTCAGCTGGGCGGCGCGCACGAGGGTGAGCTCGGCCTGGGTGCGCTCACGCAGCTGGGTTTCCACGGCGAGCTGGGACTGCGTGCTGGCGAGTTCGCGGGTGAGCGAGCGCACATAGGAAAAGGCGCCAAAGATGCTGGCGAGGACTACCAGAATCGCGCCGCAGGCGACGGCAAGCTTGAGCGGGGAAATACCGAGAAACGACAGCATCACTTGATTCCCGACACGCAGAGTTCGCCTTCGCCAAGACGCTGGGCATCGCCCATCTCACGGCGGTTCACGAGACCCTGAACGACGCGGCCGCCGGCGCGGTTGAAGAGGGTCTGGGCGTCACAGGCCGGACGCCATGCCCGGACCCGGATGTGCCGCGAGGCGGTCGAGCGGCACCAGGCGCCGACGCCGAAATTGAAGGAGCCCGACAGCATGGACGCCTGCACGGAGATCGGCGCTGCGGCGAGCTGGGGCGCGCATTTGACGATGGCGAGGTAGAAGTCGCGATGGAGGCGCTCATAGAGCATCGCCTCACACTCGGCGCGGGTCTTGCGCATTCCCGGCTTCACACCGAGCGTCTCGCCGTAGCAGATGGTCCAGATGCCGACCATGTCGCGATAGGCGGTGAGGTGCAGGCCCTCCCAGTCCTTGACGATGTGCTCGGCGGCCAGCACGACGGCTGCGGGATACTGCTTGCCGTTAGGAGCCGTCACGAACAGGGCGCCACCGATCGACACCGCCATGGCCATGACAGCGGCGATCGCAGCGGAGGCGCGCTTGGTGGGACGGAGCTTGGAGACGGGCATCAGGGTTCCTGTTGGTGCAAGGGCTACAGGGCGGTCACTCGCCGGCGCTGAGGTTCTTCTGGGCGAGCAGCCGGGCGCCAAAGGCGGCGCCGGTCACGAGGCCGGAGAGGACGGCGAAATAGCCAGGCGGAATGGGGATGAAGGTGATGAGCGGCAGGACGGCCTCGATGGCCGTCAGCAGCATGGCGAGCATCAGGAGCCGCACGCTCCACGCCTTGAAGAGAATCTCGCGCCAGTTCGGAAGGAGCTTCATGTCACGGCATCCCGAAGAAGGAGGGCGAGCTGGGGCGGATCTCCGCCTTGCGGCCCGGCGCCTGCTCGATGACGCCGGTGAGCTTCACAACTGCTTCCTTGAGGGCGCCGGTCTCCTTGATCAGCTCCTTCTGGATCTGTCGGTCTTCGTCGGTGCGATCGAGGCGAATGTCCTGCTCGACGTTCTTGTGCTCGATGCCCTTGAAGTAGGCGACGGCGTTCCAGCCCAGGGTCACGACCGCGACCAGGGCCAGGAAGAAGCCGAGCGTCTTCTGGTTCAGGCTGATGCTCGGCTCGCTTGGCATGACCCTAATCACCCGTCAAAGTAAGTATGCACACACATACATTAGATGGTGAGGAGTGTCCATAAGCACGGCTGCAGAACACTCACGCGGCCGTGCCTTTTCATCGCCAGAGGTATCGCGCCACGCCTAGAAGTCCGAGATGTTCATCGTGGTGACCCAGCCGTTGATGTTGTTGCTGTATTGCGAGTCGCGATACCACTGATAATGGGTGTTGCTGATCACGGCGCCGCGGAAGCGCGGATTGAACTGCTGGGTAATACCGACGATATCCTGAGTGTCGACATAACCACAGCCACACCACCAGCCACAGGTCGCCTCAAAGGCGAGCATGAACACGAAGGGCGGGCCGGCGCCTGCCGGAGAAGGGGTGTGCAGCGGGTAGAAGCCGCTGTTCAGGACCGTCGGAAAGGGCAGCATACCGTTGAACTGCGCTGTCTGGCGGCTCGAGCGGAACAGAAAATCCGCGTCGCTCGTCGCCTCCGACCAGTCGATGTTTCGCTTGGTGATGTCGAGTGAGCCATTCACCATACGAACGCGCCTGACCGCGCGCGTGTCGGGATCAGGAATGTAGTCGGGCGTAGCCGAGAGAACAGCAAAGCGAACCTGATTGCCGCTCGAAGCACCCGTGACCAAAATCTGGCTCGGGCTCAGCCAGAAGACGGACATCAGCCGGCTGATAGCGCCCGTAGAGGTCCGAAAGGCAATGACAGGCGGAAAGTCGGGATAGGAGCCGCGCAGGTTCACGATCGTCCCGCCACCACCGCTATTGCCGAAAGGCTCCCCCGAATAGGTTGCATCCACCGTCACATAGCCAGTCTCATAGACCTGCGCCATGTTGCGGGCGCTCGTCAGCATCATGTCATCGAGCGAACAGGTGAGATGATTGAAGCCCGGTCTTGAGAAGAACGCGCCCATACCATAGAGCGGATGCAGGCCAATACGCGCGCCGTTCCCACCCGATTCCTCGGTGGTTGTCGGGTCGGTCTTGAAGACGAGGTAGGTGTAGTCCCGATTATTGTAGGAGGGCGACACATGAATGGCGTCGTTCTTCAAGTTGACCGAGCACATGCGATACCCCTTCTGAAAGGGCACCGGGGTCTGAAATACTTGGTTGCCGACAACCGTCAACTTCTGCACGTTACCAGCTGGTGCGACCGCCCACACCAGGGCCGGCGTTTTGACAGTTGCACCAGGCACCGGGATTACACGCACGATGCGGTTGGCAATGACCGTGCCGCCTATCGCGCTGTTCCGGAACTGGTAGATGCTCGTCGAAAGACTGGATCCGGCGACTGTCCCGCTCGCCATCAGCCTCAGCGTATTCTGCCAGGTGCTGTCGAAGGTGACATAGCGCGGATCGAGGGCCGGATCCTTGGCGTTGTAACCAGGAAGCACCGTGCGGTAGCGAAGGATGCCATTGATCTCGACGAGGGACTGACCAAGGCTCATGCGCCTGTCCCCGGCGGCATGGACCAGAAATCGAGGTATTTCTCGTCCAGATTGAAGTCGACCGACCCGTCGGCGCTCATGATCCGGCCGGCCGTGACCGTGCCGAGGTTCGCCGATAGCGAAGAGAGCGAGGTGACGCTCAGCATCTGCGCCGTGATGGAGCCAGCCTTCAGCTGGGCAGCATCGATCGACTGGGCCTTGATCTGGCCACCGTCAATGACGGTGCGGCCATAGGAGGCAAACAGCCACGCCGCGCCGCGATAGGTCGCCAGGATCACGTTGTTGGCGGCGTTCGCCGTCGCAAAGGAGGTCGTGGTCGAGAGCGCCGCCGCGCCCTGCGTCCAGTAGATATAGACGATCCCGGCCGTCCAGCTGACCGAGCCGGCGGCGATCGCCGCCGATGCGTTCGCGCCGGTGTCGTCCGTGTAGAAAATGGTGCCGGCCGTCCAGGCGACGTCATTCACCGCCGGCTTGTTGTGCTCGAACTCGATACCCTCGAGCGTCAGGCCGCGCATGCCGATGGTGACGGCGTTCGCTGCGATCGAATTCGCCGCGATCGAGCCACCGTCGATCTTGGTGACGTCGGAGCCCGAGATCCAGTTCGACAGGGTGGTCGTGCCGCCGATCAGAATGCGGCCCGGCGCGATCGCGGTCACGCCGGCATTCACCTGCGCCGCGGGGTCACTTGCCCACTCCCGGATGTCACCGAGCGTGCTGCCGCCCACCTGGATGGTGTCGGCGAGAACGCTGTTCGCCTTCAGCTTGGACGCATCGAGACTCTCGATCTTGGCGTCGGTGATGATGCCATTGGCGAGCTGCAGCGTGTTGGTGATGATGGCGTCGTTCGCCACCAGCTGATTGGCGCCGACCGTGCCGGCGAGCACATTGGCGCCGTCGATCATCGCCTTGCCCTCGGCGAGCTGCACATCGGTGCCGCCGCGGTAGATGCCGATCAGGTAGCCGCGATTGGTGAAGACGTCGGCGACGTTGGTGCTGGCGCGCAGAACCGTCTCGCCCTCGACATAGAAGAGATGCAGCGAGTTCGCCGTCCACAGCGCATTGCCGGCGGCGACCACGCGCGTGGTCGGCGCAAGACCGGGCTCGCCATAGGTGATGGAGAAGGTCGGCCAGGCGACGCGGTTTTCGTCCGGGCTGTTTGGTGTCAGCACCAGGCCGTTGATCGACAAGCGCGTGGGCGCCGTCATCTGGGCCGTGGTGCCCGATGCCGTAACGAAGCCGCTCTTGTTGCCGGACGTGTCGACCGCGCGCAGGAAATAGAAGCGCTGGACGTTGTGCCCAAGGCCCGTGCGCGGGAAGGAGCCCGACGAGGTGGTGCCGATGAGGGTCGCCGACGACTGCTGGGCGCTCGCGCCTTCCCAGACCTCGACATGGGCGAAATCCGCGTCGGCCGGATTGGTCCAGGTCAGCCAGAGCGAGGTCAGACCCGGCTGCACGCTGACCGCCGTCACGGCCGCCGGCGCGACCTCATCCTTGAACGCGGTGTGGTTGAGCACCGCGGTGAAGTTCGACGCATTGCCGGCCTTGTCGCGGGCCCGCAGGCGCATCTGATAGACGATGCCCGGCAGCCCATCGAACTCGTAGCGATTGGTGGTCGTCGGAAAGGCGACATAGGCGCCGCCGCTCTGGCGCACCTCGAGGTCATAGCCAGCGAGGTCATCTTCGGTGTTGGCGTTCCAGGTGACACCCACCCGGGCCCGGCCGTTCGACAGGAGGGCCGAGGTCGCAGCAAGACCCGTCGGCACGGCCGGGGGGTCGAGATCAGCACCCTCGCTCAGCGTGGTGATGGTGAATTCGGTCGAGTAGTTCAGATCGACCGGGCCGAAGCCGTCATAGGCGGCGATGCGGAAATAGTAGCCGGTCTCCGGCTCGCCAGAGATGGTGAGCGGGTTGTTGGCACCGTCGTAATAGGGTGCGTCGGTCAGGACATTGATCGTGCCGGGCGTGGTCGAGCGCCACAGCAGGATACCCTCGAAGTCAGGATCGGGGACCTTCGAGTAGCTCAGGAAGATGGTCGAGCCGACGACATTGTAGCTCGGCACGATCGCCATCGGCACGGGATTGGAAAAGACCCGCGAGACAACGGCAGAGGAGCGGCCGAAGACGTCAAACGCCTGCACATCGATGCGGATGGAGCGCGAGGGATAGGCGCGACCCAGGGCGTCATTGTCGAGCGTGTTGGAGCCGTAGTCGTAGAGGAACTCCTCGGCGCGCACCGTCACCTGGCGCAGCAGCTCGCCCGTGCCGCCGTGGTAGACGCTGACCACGTTGTGGGAGTAGTTCGGCGAGACGACATGCGCCGGCGCCCCGCCCTCGCTCGTGGCATCGGTCGAATTGGCGAACAGGTTGTGCCAGGTCACGCGCAGGTCGCGGCCGGCGAACTCGCTCGCCGTCGGGTGCTCCGTCAGCCGCAAATCCGTGACGACGGGCGGGGCGAAGCCGAGTGGACCCGCGGCCTCGAACACGAACTCCGCCGGATCGGAGACGACGCCGGTGAAGTTGATGGTCTGGACGTAGAACTTGTATTCACCCGACAGAGTGTTGCTCAGCTCCAGCGAGGAGCCCTGCACCGTGCCGAGAACAATGTGCTGCCCCTCGGGCGTGTCGGCCGAGACGAGAAAGCCGCGGGTGACGACGTCGATCGGCGGCGTCCAGGAGAGCAGCAGTGAGTGGTAGCTCTGGCCGTTGGTGACATAGCCGGTCTCGCGCACGGACAGATTGGTCGGCGCCGGCACGGTGGTCGAGGGTCGCGACACCGGCAGCGGCTCAAAAACGATGCCGCGCTCGATGCGGTCGAACTTCTGCGGGTCATGCTGAAGCGCCGAGATCTTGAAGATGTTCGGCTCAACCTCCTCGCGCGCAATCACGCGGAAGAGAGGCGGCGTGATGTCCGTGCCGGTGATGGCGAACATCGCATTCGGCAGGGCTTCGGCTGGAAACGGGTCCGCCAGCAGCAGATTGCGTCCATCGAGAAAGGACGCGATGTCGCGCGTCACCAGTGCCCCATCGGGCATGGTGAGCTTGAGCTTGTAGGTGTGGCCCTCGCCCGGCTCGAAATCGTGGTCGAGCTCGACACGCAGGCCGCGATGACTAACAATGCGGCCACCCAGGCGAACCCGCGCCCTGTGAGGGTTCGCATCCGCAATAATGTCGCCCGGGCGGACGTCGGCGTGGTCCCAGCTCGCCTGGTATTCAGCTGTCTCGGTCTCGTTCTGCTCGGTGTCGAGGACCCACTTACCGTATCGATGGGCGAGACCGCGCGAGGTGCAGCCGGTCAGCTGGAGCGACTTCTCGCGCCAGCCAAAGCGGTTGAGCATCTGCTGATTGATCACGACTTCCTTGGACGGCCGGAAGAAGTCGTTCGGATCGTTCCAGGAGACGACCACGACCGAGTGCCGGGCCTTCATCGCGGTGCCGGAATAGGTGATCTCGCCACCAATTATGTTGGCCGGCGAGATCACCTTGACCGGATCGGCCGGCATGTCGGCCGTGGCGAAAAGCTGACCGAGCGACCAGTAGCCCATGCCGCGCCAGACCTTCGTGATGCTCTGAAGCACACTGAAGGCATCGTCGCGCGAGTTGATCACGCCGTTGAAAGTAAAGCGCGGCTCGTAAATATCGTCCTGCGTGTCGCCATTCTTGTAGCCGGACGGCACCAGCTGATCGCAATACTGGGCGATTGTATAGAGCGACCACTTGTCGACGATAGCCGCCGAGATGAACTCACCGAGCCCGTAGCGGTCATTGACGATGAGATCGTAGAAGACCCAGGCCGGGTTATTGGTCCAGGCGATCTTGAACGTGCCATCCCAGATGCCCGAATAGATGCGGGTCTCCGGGTCGTAGTTGGAGGGCACGTTAATCAGCAGGCCCTTGACATGGTAAGACCGCGCCGGGATCGAGGAGCCCAGATCCTCCGCATTGACCTCGATGCCGACGGCCGCGGTGAAGGGATAGGTGAACTTGCCCTCGACGAGGGTGATGTAGCTCTCCCAGTAGAGCTCGTTCTGCAGCTTGTCGGTCGGCGAGTCGGCGGTCAGCCGGCGCACGCGCACATCCCAGGGCGAGCCCTGGAACGGCAGATCGATGCGGTGAGCCACCTGGAACGGCGAGGTGGTCTTCTGGTTGAACCAGTGCTTGACCACCATCTCCTGCCATTCGCCGCCATAGGCGCGCACGTCGATGGCGTAGGAGAGCGAGGCCGGCAGCATGGCGCCGGTCTCTTCATCCGCGCGAAAGAGAGCCGGGATCCGAAGGATCAGCCGGACGGCATCGGCGTTCTGATCAACGATGGTGCGCTGGGTCGGCCCGTTGGCGTTCTTGACCTGCACCTCGACGTCAAAGGGCGTCTCCACGGCCGAATGGCCGGTGAAGTGCGCGTCGTCGGGGTTGCCCTTGCGGTCCTCCCAGATGACATCCTTGAAGTTGTAGGTGCCGTCCGCGTTTCGGATCGGGGTCTGGTCGAAGAAGATCGAGCGCTCGCCGTCAACAAGGCCCCATATCGGACCCTCCGAGATGGCCTCAATGAACTTGGCCCGGGCGCGCGAGCGCAGCGTATTGGGGGCGTTCGGAGCGGCACCGCCCTTGCTGGAGCCGCCAGAGCCCCGCACGAGAGGAACAGCATCGGCAAGAGCGCGCGCGCCCATGGGGGTATGGGCGTTCACTTCTTGCCTCCATAGGAGCCGACATAAGCGCCGTTCCCGACCGGGATGCGCTCGACATCCATGCCGCCGGAGATCATCACGCCGCCGGTGATGACCTCGCCATAGACGAGCGGCACCGGCGATCCCTGAGCATAGGCATTGCCGGGCCCGGTGAAGGTGAAGGAGCCGCTATCGTCGCCGTTGTCCTTCTCTTCAGGCGAGAGCAGGCTCGAGGCGCCGGCAAGCGCGAGGGCGGCGCCAAACATCGCCATATTGCCGTAGGTGATGCCGGACAGCATGCCCGGGCCGATAGCGGCGGACAGGCCGCCGGCAGCGGGCGCCAGAAAGAAGGCGGCGCCGGCGACCGCAACACCCAGCACGATCTTGAGCATGCCCGAGCGCTTGGAGCCGGCGACAACGGGCACAATGTGCAGATCGCCCTTACCCAGCCGAAACGTGCCGATCTCCGCTTCGCCAAGGTCGAAGCCCTTATCGACGCTCTTGCCGCGCACGATGTGCCAGGCGCCGTCGCGAATGGTCTGCAGGAAGCCCGGGAAGTTCACCGAGAGCGCGCGAATAGCCTCGCCGGCCGTCGCCACCTCGAGCTCGAACGTGCGGCCATAGGTCTTGCCGAGCGAGCCGTGCAGATGGACCTTACGCATCGGTCGGACCCTCGTAGCGGATCCACAGTCCAGCCTGGCGCCCCCAAAGTCCGGCCGGCTCCCGGCGCGAGAGGCGGGCCGGAAGGTGATGCAGGATCAGGTCGTTACCGACGAGCAGGCCGCCGTGATTGAACTTCTCCGAGCGGATCTTCGTGAGGAACACGTCACCCGGCCGGACGTCGGGCATCTTCACCACGACGAAGCCCATACGCGCGAAATTGCCGGAGTAGAGGTCGGCGTCGCCGGCCCACCAACTATCCTCGCGCGGGATCTCTTCCAGCTCGATCGGAATGAACGGCCAGGCATTCGTGACGCCCTGGGCGGCCAGTGCGTCAGCGCCCAACCGGAAGCAGTCGCGGATCAGCGAGTAGCAATCGGTGACGCCATGAACGAATTCACGACCGATCATCGGCGGGATCGGCGTGCTGGCGCCCCAGACCAGCGGCTTGTAGGTGCGGTCCTCGTCGAGCGGGATGATCGCCCAGGGAAGATCGGTCTGGATCTGACCTTCCATGTCGGCCTTCGAGGGCCAGTGCGGGCCGCCCGGATGCGAATGAACGATCGCGTCAACGGTTCGCATTGCGCCGGCGAACAGAAGCGGATTGATGACAGCAGGATCGAGGACGAAGTCGTTCATGGGGTCGTCGGCGAGATTGGCCGCCGGCTGATAGACGCCGGCGACGATGAGGCCGCAGGACTCCTTGGGATACTCAGCGCGCGCGTGCGCGGCGGCGGCGGCGAACGCCTCCGGGAAACGGTCAATCATCAGCTGGTCCTCGCCACACCCGGGAAGCCGCCAAAGGGCAGCGGATTGCCGGCGCCGAAGCGGGCCCGGCAGCAGCTCAGCCGCCGCGAGGGCACGTCCTTGGACGGATCAGAGATCGGCTGGTCGTTAATGTCGTAGGACTGAAGGCCCGCGTAGGGGCACTGGGCCTTGGCGTAGTCGAAGGCGTGCGTGTTCTCGTTCCAGATCCGGTAGCGCCACAGGCAGGTATCGCGGATCACCTGCCGGCCCGGGATCTGCTTGCCCTCCTGGTCGATCGCCGCCGACAGGTCCCATTCAATGAAGGGCTGGGTTTCGAGCGCCTTCCGCTCGATACGGAAGGTGTCGGGGCCGTAGAAGGCTTCAGGATCGGCGTCCGGGCGTCCGTCGAGAAAGCGCTCAAAGGTCCGGACGCGGTGAAGCGTGCAGCCGACGAGATCGCCCCAGGTGTTGATGATCGCCTGGATCAGGCCGTCAGTGTTGGCGAGCCGGATCTTGGGCGTGGGAAGACCGCCAGCGCCCGATACCTCGAGCCCAGAGAACTCGACATCCATCGCGACATATTCGATGCCGCCAAAGCGCACATTGCCGCGGTGCTCGCTACCCTGGACGAAATAGAGCAGCGGGCCGCCAAGAAAGCTCGTGTCCAGGACGAACAGCGAGATGGTGGCGCTCGGTTGCAGGCTCTGGGATTCGGCGTTGATCTGACTGGTCATGAGGGCTCTCTGCGGAGTCCTCATAATAAGTATGTGCTCACATATAGCAAGGACGAAATAAGCACCTGCTTACTTCACGGTCAGGTCTCGTGCGTGAAGGACTGAACAAGGTTGGCCGTCACCATCCAGATGCCATCCTCTGTCTTGGCGTCCCACTCCTCGCAGGTCCATTTGCGCGGCGAGCGTTCGCCATAGGGCGCGAAATAGAAAGCGCGTGTGCCCTGGTGCAGCTCGAAGAAGTCGATGATGGCGTGCATCTGGTCTTCGAGCAGCGCCTCCCAGCGCAGCGCCACGGTCTTGCGGATGTGGTTGATGCCGGCCGGGGTGGGCTGGGTGTAGCCCTCCCCGAACTCGGCCTTGTAGAGGTTGATCTTCGGCTTGTGGGCCGTGCCCGGAGAGGGTCCGACCGGCGGCTTGAAGGTGCGAAGGGACATTTATTCTCTCACAAACCGCGGTTGTTGAAGAGGTTGCCGGGCCGCTGCTGCTTGCGGATTTCGTCCACGACAACGCCGCGCATCGTGTTCTCCATCTGCTTGGCCATCTTCTTGGCGAGGTCGTTGTTCTGCTCCGGCGTCCCGGCGCTGCCATTGACCGTGATCGGTGCGTTGATCGTCATGCCGCCGCTCGCGCCCGGCACCAGAGCCGGCATAGCGGTCGGCCGGGCTGCCAGGCTTGACGTGCGGGGAGCAGGAACGCTGGTGACAAGGCCACCAGAGGCGTAGCCACGGAGTGCGCCCATGTGCATCGCCTCGAGGTTCTTGAGGCCGATGCGCTCGACCACCTTCTTCGGCATCACATATTCGCCGCGGTGCACGACACCGGCCGGCGCCGAGCGATTGCCGTCACCGGTGTAGCCACCCTCCTCGAACAGGTTGAGCAGCTTGCCCGATCCACCCTTGCCGACGACGCTGGACAGCATGCCCTTCAGGCTGACATTCAACAGATCCTGGATGATGCCGTTGATCGCCGTGCGCAGGTCGCCCGTGCCCATGATCAGGCCGCTGACACCACCGGCGAGGTTATCCATCCACTGGGTGGACTGCTGCGCCAGCTGCCCCTGGATATCGCTCCATTCGCGCATCTGACGCTGCAGCGGATTGGCCTGGGCGGCATACTGGGCCCGAATACTGCCCTTTTGCGCCTCGACCTCGCGGACAATATCGACTTCGCTCATGCCGGCCCGGCGCATGCGCTCGGCCCACTGGTCGATGAGAGCAAAGTCACGCTCCATCTGGACCTGGCGCAACTGGGTCTGGGTCAGCAGCGAGTCCTGAAACTCGCGCGTGCGCAGATTGTAGGCGGCCAGCGTCTGCGTGGTCTCCAGCTGAAGCTGGCCGGAGAGCATGCCCTGCTTGACCTGCATCGCCTGCCGGTAGGCGGCGCTGTCCTGCCCGTAGACGTGCTTGACGTTGTCCAGGTAGCTCTCAAGCTCCTGGTTCAGCCGGCGATACTGATCCGTGTCACCCTGATAGTCGGGGTTCTGCGCCTGCTTCTGGGCCTCGGCGAGCTGCCGGTTGATGTCGAGGCGCTGCTCCTCGAGCTTCTTCAGCTGCTCCTCGGAGGCGCTCTGGGCGCGCTTGGTCTCGGCGCGGGTCTTCTCGACCGCGTCGAGCTCCTTCACCGCCGCGACGATGTCCTTGTATTCGTCGGCGTTGATATCGGTGCTCTTGCCGAACTTGCCGGCGCTGACCTGCTTCTGCAGGCGCGCGAAGTTCCGGCCGAGCTCGTCGGCGTCCTGGCCGACATTCTCGATCTGGGCCTGGGTTTCCTTCAGGAACTCGACGCGCGCTTCCTGATAGCGCAGCGGCTCATTGGTGTTGCGCTCCTGCTGGGTCAGCTCCTCGGCAGCCTTGCGGATGCCCTCGGTCGCCTTTTTGCGGTTCTCGAGAAGCTCGTTGTAGGTGCGAAGCCCAGGGACCTCGGCGGCATTGAAGGTCGGCACGGCACTGCCGGCCATGTCGTAGGCACGCTGCGCGGCGCTCTGCCGGCGTCCCATGGACTCCATCTTCGCCCAGTCGGCCGGGCGCTCGTAATGGTCCATGATGGCATTGGCAGCCTGGGCGGGATTGGCCGACAGACCGGCTACGGCGGCGGCCTTGCGCTCCTTGTTGCGCAGCTCGTAATCCACGAAGTCCAGCTGGCCGAGGAAGTCGTTCCATTGCTTGCCCTGTGCGGTCAGGAACGCCTTCATCTCGTCGGCGCGGTCGTTCCACTGGGCAAGGCCAAAGGCGTTGCCATTATCCCCGATCGCATTCGGGTTCATGCCGCTTTCGGCAACCAGATTGCCGACGATGCCGGAGGCGACCGTGCGCGACCACCCCTTCGCCTGCAGGTGCTGCATGGCGACCTGCATGCGGGTGACGACTTCCTGCGACAGGCTGTCGATGGCCGGCGTCATGCCGCCCTGCATGGCCGTCATGAGGTCGGTCGACAGGCCGCGACCGAGCTGGGAGAAGTTCGCGCCGAGCAGGCCACTCTGGATGTTGCCGAGCTCCGCCGTCATGCGGGCCAGGGCTGCCGTGACCGTATCGACCCGCTGCACCGTCTGCTGGCCGAAGGTATTCGACCGGATCACCTCGCCGACGCGGTTGGCAAGCTCGCCCTGCGCGGTGAAGGAGGTGATGACCTCGCTCAGCGCCTGCTGGATCTTGTCGGTCGGGCCAAGGCCCTCGTAATAGCCATTGTCGAGCCGCAGCTGGATACGCTCGCCCTCGGTCAGATCCCGACCGGCGAGCTTCTCACGCAGCTCCATCTCCTCCTCGAGGAGCTTCATACGCGCGGACTGGACGTCGTTGTCAGCCTTCGACTGCCCCTTGGCGAGCTTGTTCAGAATGTCGGACTGACGCGCGAGGGAGAGCATCTCCTCGTGCATCTGCCGGACGGCCTCGCCGCCTTCCTTGATCGTGCCGAAGTCGCCGCGCGAGATGCGCGCCTGGAGCTCGGCAAAGGTGGACGACGTGCCCTTCAGCTTGGCCTCGAGCCCGGCGACCTCCTGCGTGAGGGAACCGAGCTGCTTGCGGCCGCGATCGATCGACTTCTCCTCACTGGGGAGCTTGTCGAGGTGCTGGATACCGAGCTTGGTGCTGAGGATCTCGTTGCGCTCGGCGATGGCCGTCGTGTCCATCTGCGCGAGCTGATTGACCCACTTCTGCATCTGGCGCTGGCGATCGACGTCGCCAGTTTCCATCTCGCGCTTGGCGTAGGCGGTCTCCTGCGCGATGAACTCGCGGATCTTGCTATTCCGGTCGAGCCGGTTTTCGAGGATCTTGCTGGTGTTCTCGCGCTCGACCTCGACGATCGCCGTTCCGTTCTTCACCGCAAGCTCGCGCTCGCGGAGCATCTCCTCCTGAAGTGCCTTGCCGCGCTCGTCATACTCACGGGAGATTTCAGCCTGGCGCTCATCAGCGCGCCGCTGAAGCTGGCGCAGCGCCGTGGCATCCTGGCGCTCGACAGCATCACCGATGAGGTCGGGAGCCGAGCGCTCCAGCTCGTAGAGCTCCTGGCGGGCGTCGGCCAGCAGCTGCGCCACCTCCGCCCGCATCTTGGCGACCGTTACGGGCGAGTAGCGCCGGAGAAGGCCGGAATTGGGGTCGTTGGTATCGCGGAGCCGCGACTGCAGGCCGCCGATCCTGTCCTCGATCTCCTTGCGCTTGTCGGAGACTGCGGTCTCGGCCTGACGGCGGCTCTCGGCGCCATACTTCTTCAGCGACTCGTAGGCGTCGTCGACCTTGTTCGACATCAGGCCGAAATATTCGGACGCTCCATAGACCGCGAGGCCGAGCGCGGTGATCCAGGGCATGATCGCGCCGGCACCGGTGAGCAGCGCAGCCATGGCCCCGCGCGCACCCATCAGAGCGACGCCCACGCCTGTGGAGGCGGTCGACATATTGCGCAGCCCGGAAGCGCCCAGGGCGATATCGGCCGCCGCCGAGCGCCAGTTGGTCGCGAACATGCGCAGATCGGCGATGTTGCCCTGCAGGGCCAGGCGCAGGCTGCCCAGCGCGCGCGTCGCCGCCATGATGCCGAAACCCGCAGCGAGCACCTGAGCCGTGCGGCCGATCTCGCCGCGGAAGGTAACGACGAAATCGATCGTCTCGCGCAGGCCGGCGATCATCCGGCCGAGCGCATTGCCCATATCCGTCGCCAGCGTCCGGGCGACCGGGCCGGCGAGGAAGTCGTTCAGGTCGACCAGCTGGTTCTTCACCTGGGCGAAGAAGGCGCCACCACCCTCCCCTGTCGCCAGGTTCTGCAGCGAGGTCTTCATCTGCGAGATCTGACCGTCGAAGGTCATCATCATCGCCTTGGCGCGACCGCCGAAGGTGCGCTCGATCTCGGCGTAGAATGCCTCGAGAGCGGGCTTTGCCGCGACCGTGCCCGAGCCGATAGCGGTCACCAGATCGCCCATGGACACGCCCATGGAGCGCGCCATCAGCTCCATCGCCCGCGGCATCGATTCCGCGAGCTGCTGGCGCATTTCTTCCATCTGGATGACGCCCTTGCCGGACATCTGGGAGATACCCAGCACGATCCGGTTGAAGGCGTCGTCACTGCCGCCGAAGGCAGCCACACCGTCGGCGATCGCCTTGAGCGAGCCGTCGAGCGGGTCGGTTCCCGTGGCCTTCAGCTTCACGAAGCCGTTGGTGATGGTCTTCAGCGAGAACGGCATCTGCTTGGCCTGCTCGCGCAGGTAAGCCACGCTGTCGGCCGCGTCCTTGATCGGATCGGCGGCGTCCGACATGCCGCGCATCTGGAACGTCAGGCGCTCCATCTCGGCATTGACGCGCACGATGTCGCCGAGCCAGCCATTGGCAGCGCCGGATGCCTTAGACAGGCCGAGCGAGACCAGGCCGGCAACGATCGAGACGTCGCGCAGAGTGCCGAGGAAGCCCTTGGAGGCCACCTCGGCACGATTGATGGTGCGAACGACGTTGCCGTTCGCGGCCGCCAGGTTCTGCAGGGCAGGATTGGTGAGGAGAAGCTGCTTGTTGAAGTCGGCCATCGTCTGGCCAGCGCGCAGCATTCCCGTAACGAACGAGCCGTCTGCGAGCGTGAGTTCAACGCGGATTGCCGTCATTATCCCTGCACCAAAGTAAGTATGTAGATACTGATATTACCCGCCGGACTGAATGCGCCGTTTGAGCGCCATGAGCCCGGCGCGGTCGAAGCTGGGATCAAGACCCTCGTCAGTGAGCGCCACACCACCCACGATCTGGATCTCGCCAGTGCGGATCGGCTCGTAGACGTAGATCTCCCCGATCTGCTTCCCGAGACTTCCGTGAAGGGATTTGTAGCCCTCCTCGTTGGTCACGGCGGCCAGCAGCGCCAGCTGTTCGAGGCCATCCTCCGCCCGGAGTCGGTCGATCTGGCTCAGGAGGAACCAGAAGCGACGCACCGGCATCGCCATCATCTCGTCCCAGGAGAGCCGGAACTCCCGCAGGACCTTGGCGAACAGAAATCCGAGATCAGCGGACTTCAGCTCGCGCTGGGGGCCTTTCCCACCTGGTCCGCCGCCGGCGCCTCCTCGACGACCTCGCCGCTGGCCGTGCGGGCGATCTCGGCGATGCCGTTCAGCTGCTCGAGGCTCCAGGAGCGGATCTGCGCTTCGGTGAGCGAGGGGAAGGCGCGGTTGATCATGCGGATCATGACCTGGAGCTCCTTCACCGGGCCGCCATCCAGCTTCAGATCCTCGAGATCCTTGGCATTGGCGAAAAAGGTATCGAGGGTGGCCGTCGCCATGGGGTGCTTGACCCCGTCAATGTCGAGGGTGACGGGGCTCGGCTTCACGAAGGCATCGAGGTTGATGATCTTGGTCATGATGGATCCGCTGGTGGAGAACAAAATGGCCGGCGCCCTGTTCGTGAGCGCCGGCCGTTGACTGGCATCAGCCCTGAAGGGCCAAAGGTCAGGCGCCCGTGGCGGTCACGTCGCCGACGGCGAACAGACCGCCGTCGTCGGCGGCGTAGCCGGTGAAGACCGCCGAATAGATGCGCTCGGCGTCCTGCTGGTAGGTGAAGTTGATCGCGCCCGGGCAGGCGGCCTTGTAGACGGTGAAGTCGTCAGCGCCCGTGGTGCCGATCGGGCGCAGGACCAGAGTCTTGGCCACCGACAGCAGGTTGATGTTCACGCCGGTCGAGACCTTCACCTGTGCCTTGGTGACATCGACACCGCCGGTCAGGGCCACGGCCGTGACGTTGGCCGCGGTTACGAAGGTGGCAACCAGGGCGACGTTGCCGGCCACACCGCGCGTCTTGGCGGTGATCGTGGTGACCCCCGCATTTGCCGAGGCGACGAAGGGCAGGTTGGAGGCGTTGATCACATCAGCAAGCGCCGAGGCCGCAGCGCCGATGGTCGCCGGAATCGGCAGATCGAACGGACCCGCGGGAACGGTCTTGAAGGTGATCGTGGTGCTGGCCAGAACGATCTTGTCGCCATTGACCGGGGCCGCGGTCTTGAAGGTCACGGAGCCCGACGCCTTAGCGCCGTCGGTGATCAGGGTCGAGCCAGGCATCACAGCCACGAGATTGTCGAGCGTGGTCTCGGCGAGCGGCGCGGTCACCTTGACCTGACGACCGGTGACGAGCTCGCCGATCGGCGTCTCGCCGGTCTGGTCGACGGTCACGGGATGGGTCGACGTCGTCACCTCCACCTCGACACCGCCCTTGGTATAGCCCAGGTTGCGGCCGTCGAAGAGAACGTTGCAGACGCCGAGCTTAACGTTTTCGGCGGACGAAGGCATGGACGGAGATCCTCTGTAGAAGCGGAATTAGAAAGTATGCACATACATACTTTAACATCCGTGGGAAGTCCACGCAAATAGCTACACCTGTATGTAGCTATTTCCAGGCCGGCTCGACAGAAAAGGCCGTGCGGAAGTTCAGCGACCACTCGATGGCATTGCCTTCCAGCATCGGAAACTGGATCGGCAGCTGGGCCGGGTAGAACACCGTGATGCGCGCCCTGCCCCGCTCCGCGGTCGCCGGGTGATCTTCCGGGTGCTCGACCAGCAGCGTCTTGATGACCTTGTTGGCGAGCGCCTCGCCCTGGACCGGGTCGGTGTGGCGCACGATCACCTGCAGACGCGGCTTGTGCCAGCCGACAATGTGCGGATCGACGGGGATGCCCTCGAGCGGCATGCGAAAGAGCACGCCAACCGTGCATTCGGCCGGCATGGTGCCGCGAAACAGGCTTTCACCTGGCACGCCAAGGCCGGCGGCGGCGATCTTGTGCTCAAGGATGTCGAAGATCATTGCTCGGTCACCTGCAGAATGGACTGGATGATGTTGCGCTCGAGCTTCGGCTCTTCCGCCACGGCCGCGCGCTCAAGGAATTTCGAGCCGATGACGTGCTCGGGGTTCGCGGCCTGCTTGGCCAGCGTATTCGGACCCATGCCGTTCGTTCGAATGACCCAGTCCTCATAGTGCTCATGAACCACGGAGGCATACTGGTCCAGAGTGATGTAGCCATCACCGCGAAGCACCTCGCCCGTGCCGCCGGCGACGATGTCGATCTGCAGGCGGCCGCGCGTGCCATAGCTCTTCTCGATCCGGATCGACTCCTCCAGCAGACCCGTATCGCGAGGCACCAGGATCTTGGCCACCTTCACGATGCGCTCGGCCGAGCGCGTCATCTGCTTGCGTGCGGTCGAGGGCACCGTGTCGGCGATGTTGCGCAGACGAAGGATCGCCGGCGCCAGGCCCGTGACCTTCATCTTGATCACGGCAGCAGCTCCATATCGCACTCGAAATGGTCGATGACGCCGGCGACCGAGCGCCGGGTGTGCTTGGTCTCGATGCGGTAGGTCTGACCGTCGAACTCGAAGCGATCGCCGATCTCGATCTTCACGAAATTGGCGACGAGGATCTTGGCGCGCATGGCGGCCATTTCATCGGCGGCGCCGCGCGAGGCGGAGCTGTCGGCGCGCACCGAGGTCTTCTGGGCACCGACGCTGAGGTTCACCGGCGCGAAGGGGCACTTCACCGGCGGCGCGTAGGTCACCTGGGCATGGACATTCCGGCCGATCTTGCGCGAGAGCCAGCCGACATTGTTGGGCTCAAACATGGCCCGCCTCCATCGACAGGAAACAGGTGCTGTTCGGATGGAAGAAGTGCTCGCACGCCGCGGCGTAGCCCAGCGCGTCATCGCGCAGCGACACCTGACCCTGGGTCTGGAGAACGCCCTCGCTCTCGGTAACCACGGCGATCTCGGCATGGCCGTGATCGGCAGCCGTCATCAGGACCATCTCGTTGTAGGCGGCGAGCAGCGTGTGACGCCAAACGGTGCGAACGAACTTGCGCGAGATCCAGCGATAGGAGCGCCGGTCGTAGAAGGTGAATTCCAGCTTGCCGAAGGAGGACATCCGGTAGTCGAGCATCGCCATGCGCTCATTCATGCGCCGCGTGCGAACGCTCGCGCGAACAGCGAGCGCCGCGGCCTGCAGCTTCTGACGCAGCGTCGCGAGATCGCGCTGCATCTGGGCTGCGATCTCGTTGATGAGATAGCTCTGGGATTGCGCCAGGTGCTCGAGGGCGTCGTCCGACAGGTCAGACGCTTCGATGCTCGCGATCTGTGAAAGCGTCGTCTCGCGTGCGCTCTGGGCAATGGCGCTAAGAGCGCCTTCGATGTGCGCATCCTCATCGGCGATGTGCCGGAGGCTGACCTGATAGGCCGCGGCCATGATGCGGGCCGTAAGAGCGGCCGAACCGAAGTCGTCGGCGCCGAGCGCTTCGTCATAGAGGCGCTGCCACTCCTTCGTGACCAGAGCGTAGCGCTCGGCGGCGCGCTCGGCCTCCTCGCTCAGCCGGTTGGCGATCATGCCCGGAAGATCCGCGAGCTGTAATAGACGTAGCCCTTGAGGTGGGAGAGGGTCTGGGCCGACACGCCATAGTCGACGGCGCCGCCGGCGCCCGGCTGGAGCCGCACGGAGCTTTCGCCGATCGTCTCGGACACGATGCCGGCCCGATGCTTGCGCGCCGTGGTGTCGCCGGCCAGCAGTTCGATCGCCTCCACCAGCTGGGCGGTGCGCAGCAGACGCCGGAAGCGCGCGGGGAACCCGAAATACTCCTCCTCGCTGATATTGTCCCAGGCGCCGCTGATGAGGATGGTCTCCTCCTCGTCGATGATCCGGCCGTGCTCATCTTCATGGGCAAAGCGCAGCGGGATAGCCGAGAGACGGCGAAACGCCTCGATCAGGGCGGCCTGGCGGCGATCGGGCTCGGCATTGTCCCAGGCCGAGGTGTCGGCCATGTCGCGCGCCAGCAGTTCGGCCGCCTCATAGGTGATGAAGGTGTTCTCGAGCAGCGCGAGCCGGAACTCGCCTTCGATCAGATAGGAGAAGGGCCGCCGGATGATGCCGGCAGCCGTGACGATCTGAACCCGGAGGATGCGCGGGCTGGAGAGCTCGCCGGCCGACAGCGCATTGAACGCCGCCGGGATGACGATCTCCTTGTGCCCGAGCTCGGTGTCGAAGGGCAGGTCACCGAAATCGACCAGGAGCCGATCCTCGCCGTCATAGAGAGCCGCGCGGATCGCGCTCGGTAGCACCGGCGCGCCGTTCAGGTCCGTGAAGGCGACGGTCAGGCGAACCTCATAATCCTCCGGATAGACGTTCATGGATCACTCCTGACCGTCGTCGCTGATCGCTGCGGCGAGATTGCCGGTCGCCGCGGCCTCCTCGAGCGACACCTCGGTCGTCTCGATCTGGGCTTCGGTGAAGTCCTCCTCCACTTCAGCAGCGGGCGCAGATGCGGGCGTCTCCACCGGAGCGGGCTCGGTGGCCGGCGCCGGTTCGCTCTGCATCCGCTGATCACGCTTGAGGATGAACTTGGCCTGGGCGTCGAGGATCATCTCGATCAGGATCGGAATGGAGCGGCTCTTGACGTTCCACTTGTCACCGATCGCGCGCAGACCCTTGATGCCGGACTTGTCGGCCACAGCCTCGAGCTCAGGCTTGGTGTGGAACTCGGTCGGGGCCTTGTTGGCCGCGGCGGCGGCCATGATGGCCTCAGCCTTCTTGTCAGTCTCCGTCTGCCGCGCAAGCGGCGCGGCGACCGGCGCACGAAGCTGCGCCTCTGTGGCCAGACGATGGGTCACGCCGGCCGGGGTTTCACCGCCGTCGTCCTCGAGCTCCACGAAGTTGGCGACGGAAGCGAGGAGATCGCGGTCGCAGCGATGCAGCTTCAGCACCGAGACGCCCTCGACGAACTCGAACCGGCCGAGGATGCCGGTATAGCCTGCCCACGCGCCGTCGACGATCTTGAGATGCTTCATTGGTTCGTTGTCCATGAAAAGAGGTCCGCAAACAGCAATGGGCGGGATTGCTCCCGCCCATACTATGTATGCACATACTTATGTGCAAGATCAAATGTTGGTAACGCCCTTGAGGCGGGCGACCGCATGCGTGGCCTTGAGCGCCGCGGCGCAATACCACTTCAGACGCCAGCGGGTGCTGTCCTTGCCGAAGTTCAGACCGACCTTCTCGACCCGGATGCCGGCGGCGTCGCCCGCATAGAGGCCGTGGAAGCCATCGGCCTCATTCAGGCGCAGCGCGTAGATCGAGGTCGTGGCGTCGTTGTCGCCCTGCGTCTCGTCGGCGCCGATATAGTCGTTGATGATCACCGGGGTGCCATCATACGCCTTCACCGGGACGCCGAAGTTCTCGATCATCATCATGTCGGCGGTGTTGCCGCCCTGAAGACGATTGAGCTGGCGCAGCGCACGCCAGGTGCCCTGGCGCATCATCAGACAGTCCGCGCCGAGCTTCACCGCGTCCTTCAGCTCGTCGAGCATGGAGTAGGACAGGGCGTTGCCGTTGGCGCCGGCGGTCAGGGTCTGACCCGCGGTCACGAACTTCTTCAGGCCGTCGAACTGCTTCGGATTGACGGCACTGTCGCCGTTCACCAGAGCCTGACGGAAGTCGCGACCGACGCCCTTGGCCTTGGCAGCGAGCTGCACGGCGACCTGGTCGTAAAGGTCGGACTTCACTTCGGAGATGAAGTTGGCGATGTCGACCTGGCCAGCCAGAATCTTGATGCGCGCGGTGACGGGCTCGAAGGTCGCGGTGCTCTCCTCGATGTCGTCATACGGATCGATCCAGCCCGCGCCCGGCAGGGTCTTCTCACGATCATAGGCGTAGACGTCATCCTTGGAGCGGACGAACGGGACAAGGGCGAACAGCTCGTCCTTGTCGATCAGCTCTTCGATAATACCGCGCTGCCGGTCATCTTCCGCCAGCTTTGCGGCTTCGGTCATGAGAAGCGGCATTGGGTTCGGTTCCTATCTTGTCCCGTGGAGAATAAGTATGTGCTCACTTATTATCCAAGAGCGACAGAATGGCAAGGAAAAAAATCCGAACCCAGAACCGAACCCGCTATAATTCTTCGCCTAGTCTACGTCGTTGTCCAACGCAGCGCGAAGACGGGCCATGCCGAACAGGTTATCGGCGCTCTTCTTGGCCGGAGTCTTCAGCAGGTTCTCCGAGCGAGAGCCCGCGCCGGGCGAGATCTTCGCCTTCAGCAGCGTCTCCTTCTCCGGATCGGCGTCGATGATCCGCTTGAATGCTTCATCGAAACCCAGAGGATCGCCCTTTGCATTGACGAGCATCGTGCGATCCTTCGCGCCGGCCGGCTTGTCGTAGCCGACGGTGCGCCCGTCGACGACCTCGAAATGGGCGCCGTAGAGCTTGCGCGACTTGGCCGGCGTCAGGGTCAGATTTTCCTGGATGAACTTGGAGTTGCCGAAGTCATTGCCGACGGTCAGGTCATCGATGCGCTTCTGATCGACCGCGCGGGCGGCGCGCTCAGCCTCAAGTTCGGACTGAAGCGTCGACTTCTCCTTGTTGTGCTCCTCGATCATCATGGCCTTGACGCGATCGAAGTCGCCCTTGGCCTCGGCCGCCGCACGCTCGGCCTCCTCTTCGCGCTTGATCAGGTCGCGCACCTTCTGCGGATCGACGCCGCCATAGGCGGCGAGCGCGGCAGCGGCATCAGTGGCGCGCTTTTCGGCGTCCTTCAGCTTGCTCTTCTTGTCCATCACCTCGCGCAGGAGAGCGGCCTTCTCCTTGCCGTCCTTCGACGTGTCGGAGCCGGCGGCAAGCGCTTCGGCGGCCGCCTCGGCCGCGGCTTCAGCCTCGGCGAGCTCGCGAGCAGCGGTCTCTTCAGCCGCGGCGGCTTCCGCGGCAGCATTCGTCTCATTGGCATCACCGCCGGCGCCGGCGCCATCATCCTTGTCGTAGGCCACACGCGGCATGCCGGGCAGCTCGGGAAAGAACATGCGCGTGGACGCGAGCGCAGTCATGCGAGTCTTCATCATCGGTCTTCTCCTTTGCCCATTATCTCGGGCGCTTCGGTCGTGATGGATCAGTGTCTCGATCCGGTATGCCTTGGTCGGTCAGGACGCCTTGCGGGAAGCGGCGCCCTTGGTCTTCGAGGGGGTGTCAGCCGTCACCTCGCCCTGGCGATTGGGTGACGCAGCAGGCTTGGAGCTGCCGAAGTTGGTCGGAGGGGTGAGAGCGATGTCCGCGTCGTCGAGCCAGGTCTCGATGTCGGCGGCGAGCTTGGAGCGCAGGTCCGCCTTCAGCTGCGGGAACAGCTTGTCGACAAGACCGCGCATCTGCTCGCGCCGGACCTCCACGGGCGCGGCGAGCTTGGCGAGCGCCTCGGCGGTGACGAGATCGTCAACCAGGCGCATCACGTCGAACGTGGTGGGATAGGAGACGAGCTTGTCCTTGGGCGGCGCCTCGCCGGCCCAGGCAAGCACGATGTTGATCAGCTTGTTCTCGACCGACTCGCAGGACTGCGCCTTGGACAGGAGCAGCGAGTTGACGCGCTCGAAGTCATACGCCTTGGCGACGCCCGACGAATTGTCGATACCAACCGCGTTGTCTTCCTTCGTGCGCTCTCCGGCGAGTCCGATCGTGTGGTAGATCTCGTTGATGATCTTGTTGATCACCGTGAGGATCACGCCGGCCTGCTTGGGATCGGGCGAGAGATATTCCGGGCGCGCCGAGCCGGCGGAGGCGTCGAACACGAACACCCGCTTGGTGCCCATCTCCAGCATCTTCTTGTAGGCGTCTTCGCCCGGCAGCAGCGACTGGGCGGGAATAGCCAGCTGCGAGAAGGTCTGGTCCTGGATGATGGCGTCGAGGTTGGACAGATAATTGGCGACGGCGCGGTCCAGATAGGCGATGTCATCGATCAGGCCGGGAACCCGGTAGGGATCCTCACCGATCGTGTGATCGGCCAGCACCACCGGCACCATGCCGAGATCGTGCTGGCGATGCTCGAGCACATTGATGGTCTTCACCGGCACGGAGCGGCCGTTGACGATCTTGGTCTGGCCGGTGTCACGCTCCTCGAACAGCGTAACGTCGGTGCGCGTCCACAGCCGGACGCGGTCGATCAGGTCACCGCTCGAATGGATCGGGTCGGCGTCGTCGCGAACGGTCTCGCGCAGCTTGATCCACAGCAGGCCGCCCGAGCCATCCTCATCCCAGGCATAGTCCAGGATGTCCTTGGTGGCGACGAGATAGGCGTAGATCGAGAACTTCTGCTGCTTGGCCTCGGCGATCGACAGAGCGCGCCGGCGAACCTGACCGCCCTCCCCTGCGACCTCGACCTGATTGACGAAGTTGTTGTCCACCACGATGGCCACGCGGCCGCCAATCGAGTTGGCGACGGAGGCCGAGCGCATCAGCTGGTCGATCGGCAGCCCTGACAGGGTCGCCTTCTTCCAGAAATCCACAATGACCTGGGGCGCATCGGAATTGCGCGAGGCGGATGCCTTGAACAGGTATTTCTGGACGAGCTCGACGACTTCGCGGGTGTGGTTGAAGCGATAGGCCCGGTCGAGACGGGCCTTAAATTCCTTCGAGCCTTCCTTGTAATAGCGGAAGATATTGGTCTCGAACCAGGCGCGGCCGCCGCGATAGGCCGCCTCGAGGAAATACCAGTGATGAACAAGATCGGCATAGGCCGGGTGCCGGCGCTCGTAAAACGCCCGCAGAACATCCTGATCTGGACCCGACATTGTTCAATCACCCTGCCTAAAGAGCCGTCATAATAAGTATGTGCTCACTTATAAGCAAGCTCAAAGAGATATGCCGAGGATCTTCGGCTTGATCACCGGGTGCCGGAAGTCAGCGTAATAGCCGAAAGCGTCCGCCGCGTGCTCGGTGCCCTTGCTCTTGTCGACCTCGCGCGAGCCTTCCTTGTAGATGGTCTGCTCGAGGCTATCGATGAACTTGCGGCACTTGCGATCGACGCGCAGGCGGACCTGACCCTCGGCCGTGCGCAGCAGGCGATTGACGGCGTTCACCCGGTCCATGACCAGCGGATGCTTGCGCTTGTAGTAGATGTTGCGGAAGCCGGCCTCGCGCAGAATGTCGAGCGAGGACTCGCCACGGTCATGGTTGCGATTGTTGCCGGCCGGATCGGGATAGATCGAGAGTGCGTTCATCCGCTTCCAGTAGCGCCGGCCGAGCTCGTCGGCCGCTTCCTGGGTGTTGGAGCCCGGCAGCACCGCCTCATCCACCACCCAGATCTCGCCATTGTGCTGCTCCTGGATGATGATCATCGACATCGGGTCGATGTTGAAGTCCATGCCGACATAGATCGGTAGCGCCGGATTGTAGGGATAGTCGCCCACATGCTCGCCGCGCTCGAACGGGTAATAGACCCGGCCGGACATGGTCTCGAAGCTCGCCTCGAACTCCTGGCGGAAGGAGCGCGGATCCATGTCGCGCCGGGCCTGACGGATCTCGCTCTTCGGGATGAAGGGCGAGGTGATGGTCGGGAACTGCCAGCTCTTCCAGTCATTGGGCACCCGGCGCCCGCGCTCATCCTCGACGATGGCGCCGCGCTGACCGAGCACATAGATGGCGTGGAGCCAGTTGAAGTTCTTCGGGGTGGCGATGAACAGCGCCCGGCCGCCGGTGCTGGCGAGCGTGGGGCGCAGCACCAGCTCCCAGGTCTCCTGCTTGACGTCCTGGGCCTCGTCCATGACGAGGAAGTTCAGGCCGACGCCGCGCAGCGTGTCGGGCTTGTCGGCCCCCTTGAGATGGATGCGCGAGCCGTTGATCAGCCAGATGACCATACGGGTCTCGTGGATCTTCAGGACCCACTGGGCCGGGATCGACGCCTTCAGGTCGTCCCAGAGAATGTCGCGCGCCATCTGATAGGTCGGCGCCACATACCAGACCAGCTGCTTCTGCTTTTCGGTGGCGAAGCGGATCAGGGAGATCTTGGAGAGCTGCGTCTTGCCCCAGCGCCGGCCGGCGACGATCACCCGGAAGCGCCGGGGATCGCGCAGGACCAGCTTCTGGAGCTTGTGCAGCTTCAGCGAGAGCCCGCTCCTCACGGCGAGCCCTCCTCGCCATCCTCATCATTCTCCGCGAGCATGTCGGCGACCGTCGCATCCTCGGGGAGCGCGCCGATGTTCTTGTGGTGCTCGAGGATGTCGTCGTCGGTGAGATCCTCGATCGACAGCGAGGGCAGCGTGGTCTCATCGACATGGTCGTTGGCCTGCAGCAGCTCGATGCTGGCGGCGATGTTGTCGATCAGCAGCTTGTTGTAGCGGGCGAGCGCCTTCAGATCGTCGTCGATATGCGCCATCGGCCGCGGAGGCGTCGCGCGCAGGTTCTCCGACATGATCTTGCGGCCGATCAGGCGCGCTTCCTTGAGCGCCTGGTAGCCGTTCATCCGGGTCTCTTCGATCCACTCGGCGCGCCGGTCGGCGAAGCGCTCGATGGTGGCGCCGGCGGAAACACCCGTCGCCGCGACCGCGGCCTTCTTGGCCGCAGCAGCCAGCTCATGGGCCCGCGAGCCCTTCTTAGCGCCGACATCCTTGAAACGCCGGGAGAGCGTCTGGCGCGAGATCTTGTAGGTGGTGGCGAGCTCGCTCAGCCCGGCCTTGCCGAGCTCATAGAGCTCCCGGATCTCGGCAAACTCGGCATCGGTCAAACGCCGGCCGGGACCGGATGCGTCTTCAGCGCCGGTTCCTTCAACCTCGTTCTCTTCCTCCGCCGGAGACGTCATCTCTTCACCATGTAAGTTACCGCATACGTATTTCCAACGCCGGAGAGTTGGACCAGGAAATCCCGTTCCTTCGCCTGTCTATATACTAATATAAGTATGTTGTAACTTATATTCTATTATAAGACAGGCGAAGGAACGGGATGAGGTTCCGGCGTTGGATCCTCATGCGTGCTCTGGAAGCACATAGAAATCCACATACGCCTGCGGCGTTGGACTGTAGATCACGTTCCGGCCCACTCTCTTCTTCACCAGGATGCCGTGCGCGACGAGGAAGCGAAGCGAGACACGGGTCGCACCCTCGCTGCACGCAAAGGAGACCTTCTGGTTGATCTCCTCGGCGGTGTAGAGCTTGCACCTGGCCACACCGGCCAGGATGAGGCTCATGATCTCGCGCTGCTTGCGGGTCTTGATCACAGGCGCAGCCTCTCGCTTGGCCCCTGCCGGTCGAACTGGGTCAGAGCGAGGCGCTCAGGAACGCTGCCCTTCGGGTCCGGGCACTTCCAGATCCCATACATGGGCGAGGCAAGCCCGATCTGCTGAATGCCCTTCACCGCATCGCGCAGGCTCATCGACGCCCGGCGCTGCTCCATCGCCGCGCCGCCATTGGAGGTGTTCTCGAGCGCTGAGTTGCGGAAATAGAAGTCGGTGCAGATCTCGGCGAGCCGCTGCTGCTCGGCCGGCGGCTTGGCAGCGATCTCGGCGAGAATGGCCTCGAAATCCTGCGGGCTGGCGGCAAAGTGCGAGCGGAAGAACCGCAGCACCTGGTCATACTTGTTGGCGTTCATCGGCTTGACGAACTTGAAGCCGGCCTTCTGGCCGAAGGCGTTGAACTTCGACATGGACGACTGGATCTCCATGAAGGTGTTGCCCTCCATGCGCGAGACCAGGTTCATCATCCGGTAGCCGGCGCCGATGCCGCGGAACATCGTGTCGATCACGAAGCGCGAGATCACCCGGAAATTGGCGTTGATGTAGTGGTAGCGGTTGGTGTTGGTCAGCCGCGTGTCGCCCGAGCGTGGCTTCAGGTTCGGGAACACGATGTGCCGCTCGCGCAGCATGCCCTTGGGCGTGCCGGTGACGAGGACGCCGATGGTCTGGCCGGCGAGCACCAGGCGCCAGAAGCGCGGGCCAATGGGCAGCTTCTCGGCCTTGTAGTGGAGATCGTGGAGCAGATACCAGTCGTCGATGGTTCCGCGCTCCACGAACATCTCGTCCGCGAGCGAGAAGAACGCGCGAGGGCTGTCGATGCGCTCGATCAGTGTCTCGGTGTCAGAAAGCATCACGGCGCCAGCCCTCGCTCATCCCTGTCGATCCCTGCTGCGTCCGCGCGATCATTGCTCTGCATGTCGCGCTCGCGTCGCGTCTCCCACCAGCGCAGCGTGTTCCCGCAATGGTCGCGGTCGAACAGGTCGGCCAGCTGGCAGAAGACGCAGCCCCACCCTCGCCCGGCTCGCCGTGCCTTGGCCGCGCGGTAGCAGAGCGTCTCGGTCGGCTGCCCGGCGAGCAGCGCGTTGACGAGGACACTCAGCGCCGTGCCGAGAGTGAGGAGATAGCCGCGCATCAGCCGGGATAGACCACCCAGTCCTCGGCCAGCAGGTCGGTCTGGGAGGCGAGCCAGCCGGTGACGCGCGAGCCGTCGGCGGCCTTCAGGCTGAGATGCGGCATGCGGACGGTCGTGCCCTCATGGCCGACCTCGAACAGCAGCGAGGAGACGCCATTGATGGTGCCGCGCTCGGCAAGCTGGTGGAAGCTGGTCGGCGCCGAGCCATGCTCGAGATAGACGAACATGCCCTTGCCGTTCCAGGACCCGCGCGCTGCCCGATAGCCGAGCTTCACCTGCTTCAGTGCTTCGCCGAAATTCATGCTGCTTCTCCAAGCTGAGCGACACCGCGCTCGGTTTCGACTTTCTCGCGGAAGCGCTTGGTCACGATCAGGCTGGGCGCCAGCTCGTCCTTGAGATCGGTGTGGGTGGTGGCGACCATGAGCGTCTTGCCCATGCGTCGGGCGACCTTGGTCATGTTGAAGGCGACGACGCGGGCGGTGACGCGGTCGAGCACGGCGCCGAACTCATCGGCGATCCAGGCATCGGCGTCGGATTCCATGACCTTGGCGAGTTTGAGCCGATAGCGCTGGCCGTCCGAGAGCTCGCTGGGCTTGCGGATGTAGATCCAGGCGTCGGAGATGCCGGCCTTGGCCAGGAGATCGGTCGCCTCGCTGATGGTGCGGCCGACCAGCTCAATGACCGGCTTTTCCTCCAGCACCACCTCGTTGAGGTCGGTGACGCGCAGTCCGTCCCGGCGCATCTGAGTCGCAAGATCCTTCAGCAGGAGCGACTTGCCCGAGCCGGACTGGCCGTTGATGTAGACGACGTCGCCCTGCTCGATCTCGAGCTCGAGGTTGTCATAGACGACGAACTGCTTGTCGGTGAGACCGAGCCCGAAACCTTCGGCGATCTCCAGCACGCGCGGCGTGCGCATGACCGAGGAGGTGAAGGAGCGATTGATGACGTAGCGGGCCATCAGACGTCATCCTCGTAGGCTTCCTCGTAGATCGGCTCCTCCGGCGTGATGATGCTGCCGTCATTGAGCATCTGGGGCAGCATCTGGGCCATGTCGGTGAGCTCGAGGTTCACCGCGTTGAGCGCGCCCGAATAGGCCATGACCTCGACCGGCTTGGCGGAGGCGGGAATGGCGACCTCGGTGAGAAAGACGCCGCTCGGCGACAGCGCGACCACGACAAAGCCGGTGATATCACCCTTCATCAGGCGCTCGCGGATGTCGGTGAGCGCCTGGAGCTGGTGCTCCTCACAGTCGGCCTGCTGCAGGGCCGCTTCGGCGGCATTGATCTCGGCCGCGGCGAGGAGCTCGGCCTGCTCGACCTCGAGCGGCTTGCGGGACTTCAGCGAGATGACATTGCTGGCCGGCATCGGGTCCATAAGTATGCGCTCACTTACGATTGAGGGCGTCGGAAAGGAACAGGATCAGCGCCTCGGGCCCCACCTTGCCGGTCGAGGTCTCGATGGTGCTCATCATTTCGCGGATGGCGCGCGACTGGGCAATGGAGACACGCTTGAAGCCGAAGGCGTCACCGATCGGCGCGGCGACGTCGTCCGTCGCCTCGATCGCCTTGGCGTTCTCCTTCTTCTGCTGCTCGACCGCCTCGCCGACGTCCTCGACGAAGAAGTCGTCATTGACCTCGCCCAGGTCGCTCATGGTGAATTCGAGCTCCTTCTCGTCGAAGCCGATATCGAGGAGCGTGATCTGGGAGCCCTCGAGCTCATCCGCGAGCCGGCGCAGTTCGTCCTGGATCAGCGCCTGGTCGTAATCGGTCGAGGCCACCCGGTTGTCGGCGAGGCGCAGCGCGTCCGCCTCGGCCTTGGTCAGGTCGGCCCGGTGAATGACCGGCACCTTGGTGAGCTTCAGCTCCAGCGCGGCGAGACGCCTGCCGTGGCCGGCGATGATCACGCCATCAACATCGACCACGATCGGCTGAGTCCAGCCAAACTTGGTGATTGCCTGGGCAAGCTTCTTCACCTGCTCCTTGGGGTGCTTCTTGGCGTTCGCCTCATAGGGGATGATCTTCTCGATATCCCAAATCTCGATCGACGACGTGTGGCTCATGACGCGATTTCCTGGAGCGCGGCGTCGATCTCGTCTTCGTCCGCGAGGTGAACGGGCTTGGGCAGAAGGCTCTGCAGCAGGTGAACGAGAGCGTCGCCGGCATTGGTGAGGTCGTCGGCCGTGGTGAGGCCCTGCTCCTTCTGGGTCCGGGAGATCAGGGCAGTGACGCGCTCGGCGTCGCCCAGGCTGAGCTTGAAGCGCATCACGGCATGGGTCTTGGCCGGGCGGGTGACGGGACCTTCCTCCTCGGCGGCCTCGGCCTCGCGCTCGAAGCTCTCGTCAATTTCCAACGAGTCCAGCGCTATATCTGATGCAGAGAAGATCGCATTCAGATCGGTCTCGCCGTAGGGAAGGAATTCTTGCAGCTCATCCGCATCGCCGAGCTCCTTCAGAAGTTCGGCGAAGGACAGCGTGTCATCGGCGCCGTAGCGCGCATTGTCGATGACGCCGATTTCCTTGGCCTGCTTCTCGCTGATGAAGCCGAGATTGCAGATCGGGACCTCGGTCATGCCGAGTTCCTTGGCCTGCTCCCAGCGATGCTCGCCGCCGATGATCTCGTAGCCCGCAACATCCTTCACCTGGCGGACGACGATCGGCTTGAACAGACCGTTGCGCTCGATCGAGGCGCGGATCTTGGCCTCATTGTCGGCGGCGACGCGGTTGGTGTTCCAGGGATTCGGCCGCAGGAGCCCGACGGAAACGCTGGAAAATTCAGGCTTGAGCATGCGGAATAGGTCCAAATGATGTATGTGCTTACTTACTATATTCGGACCACAAGGCAATAGGCAACCCGAAGGAATCTCCATGGCCACCGTCCAGCTCGCTCATAATGCGGTCGTTGCGAAGCTGATCGACCCGTCCCGCGAGGTCGCCGCATTCGCCACATCGCTGCTGTCCTATCAGGTCGATGCGGGGCTGGGCGGCTCCTGGAGCGGCAAGTCGTCCTTCTACGACGTGATCACGAACACCTTTCCGGCCGGCTTCGTGCATCTGATGCAGGCGGAGCTGACGCGCATCGGGCACACGGTCAACCGTATCTGCCGGCCGCATGCGAGCCCGCTCGGTCCGGAGAATCCGATCGTCGACGAGTTCGGCAATGACGATCCCGACTACGACTACCAGATGAAGGCGCTGCGCCAGGTCGAGAAGCACGGGGCCGGCATCATTCGGGTGGCGACCGGCGGCGGCAAGTCGAAGATCGCCAAGCTGATCATGGCGCGCTACCGACGCATGACGCTGTTCCTGACCACGCGCGGCATTCTCCTCTACCAGATGGACGACCAGCTCAAGGCGATCGGCCTCAACACCGGGCAGATCGGCGACGGCGAGATGCGCGTCGTGCGCGGCGTCAATCTCGGCATGGTTCAGACGCTGGTGCAGGCGCTGCAGGTGCCCGATCTCGGCGTCGAGCGCCGGGCGATCGTGAAATCGATCCACCTGTCGAAGAACAAGAACGCCGACATGAGCAATGAGGAGATCACCCGGCTCGCCCAGGAGGCGTTCGATCGCAAGACGCGCCGGCGCAACGAGGTGCTCCAGATCCTGTCCCTGATCGAGGTCGTCATCGGCGAGGAGGCGCACGAGGCCGGCGGCGACAGCTATTACGAGATCCTGCGCCACTGCAAGAACGCCACGATCCGGGTCGCGCTCACGGCGACGCCGTTCATGCGCGACTCGGCGGCCGACAATATGCGCCTGATGGCCGCCTTCGGGCCGATCCTCATCAATATCCCCGAGGAGCTGCTCATCCAGCGCGGCATTCTCGCCAAGCCGATCTTCAAGTTCGCCGACGTGCCCGCGCCCGAGAAGCTGCGCAAGACCTCGCCCTTCGAGCGCGCCTATGAGCTCGGCTATGTCGAGAACCCGCACATGCACGCCCAGGCCGTGACCGACGCCAAGATGGCCGCGATCTACCGGCTGCCGGTGCTCACGCTGATCGCGCGCAAGAAGCACGGCACGAACCTGCTCAAGCTCTACAAGGACGCCGGGCTCACCTACGAGTTCCTCAAGGGCGAGGATGACCAGGACGCCCGGCGCACCCAGCTCAAGCGCCTCGCCGCCGGCAAGCTCGATGGCGTGATCGGCACCACCATTCTTGACGTCGGCGTCGACGTGCCGGCGATCGCCCTCGTCCAGCTCATCGGCGGCATGAAGGCCGAGGTGCAGCTGCGCCAGCGGATCGGCCGCGGTCTGCGGCGCAAGAAGCGCGGGCCGAACGTCACCTTCATCGCCGACTACAGCTGCAACCTGAACACCTATCTGCGCGACCACGCCCGGCAGCGCGAGAACATCGTTCGCAACACGCCCGGCTTCGTCGAGGGCATTCTGCCGGCCGGGCAGGACTTCGACTGGTCCATCTTTGCTGCCAACCGCGGCGCCGCTGAAGGAATTGCCGCATGAGCGCCCTCCCCTCCCGCAAGATCGACCCGATCCACTTCTTCAACGAGCTCGGCGAGCCGGTCGTCACCCTCGCCTGGCTCTCGGAGGAGAATGATCGGCTCACCGACGAGAATGAGGAGCTGCGCGGCAAGCTCGCTCGCATGGTCCGGCGGCTGAAGCTGCTGGGCGCCGGCGAGGCCGAGGACGACGCCGACGATACAGAAAGCGGTAATCACAGCGTTAGCTAGATGCAGGTCTAGCTGAATAGCTGGTTCTGCATCGGGAAAATCAAGCTCTGAGGGGCACCGATATAAGTAAGCAATCACATACTTTGTTGAGAGCTTGCTATGCCCTTCCCTCCCCGTCTCGTCGCCCTGTGCGGCAATCCCACCTCCGGCAAGACCGAAGCCGCGCGCATTCTCGCCGAGTTCGGCTATGAACTCGTCGATGACGGCCGGCCGCTGCGCCAGATCGCCATCGAGTATCTCGGCCTCACCCGCGACCAGGTCTACACCCAGGAAGGCAAGCTGGAATTCGTCGAGCTGAACGGCCGGCGTATCCAGGTGCGCGAGATCCTCGGCGAGCTCGGCAACGCCTTCGAGGAGAAGTTCGGCGGCGACATCATCCCGCTGATGTCCTCCCGGCTGCTGGATCCGGCCAAGCGCTACGTGTTCGGCTCGGTGCGCCGGAAGCAGGGTCTGTTCTGGCGCAAGCAGGGCGCGCGCGTCCTCGAGATCGTCAATCCCCTCGCCGGCCCTTCCGCCTTCGAGTTCGACAGCTTCGACCGCAGCGCCGTGCATTCGGTGATCATCAATAACGGTCTGGCCCGGCATCTGCCGGTCGAGGAGGCTCGGGCCGATCTGCGGGCCAAGCTCGTGCGCGCGCTGGCCCTGTGATGCAGGTCTATTACCGCGACCAGTTGGTCGGCGAGCTGCGCGTGCCACGCGAGAGCATGGCACGGCGCGCCTTTCGTTGGGTGGTGTCCGATATTCCTGACCCGGGCGACATCTGGGAGATCTATGACACCCCGTCCGGGCCCAGATCGAGGCAAGCGTGAGCAGCTACGAGGTGCCCATTCGCAAGCGGCGCCTCGCCATCGACAACTACCGGCTTACGGTTGATCCGAACGCCCTGGTCCAGTTCGGCCGTGCGAACAAGATCCCGGCCGAGGGATTAACCACCATTAAGGATCCGGTGCGGGACCGGACCATTCTCGAATGGGACTGCCTCGATCTGGGCACCGATGCGGCGACCTATGAAAAGCTGTTCGATTACAAGGACTTCGATCCGGTATAGACATCGTTAACGCAAATCGGGTAGCCATATACAGCTATAGCTGAATAGGTAAATACAGAAATGGCTGACCTGATCATCGGGTGTCTCTCGCAGAAAGGCGGGGTCGGGAAATCGACCATCGCCCGGCTCATGGCCCGCACCTATGCCGCAGCGGGCTGGTCGGTGAAGATCTGCGACTTCAACACGCGGCAGAAGACCTCTGTCGACTGGTGCGCCATGCGCGCGGCTCAAGGCGTCGAACCCATCATCGTCGCCGAGCCCTACAACTCCCCCTCCTCCATGAAGCGCGAGCCTTTCGACTGCGTCGTGGCGGACGGACGTCCGGATTCGGATCAGTCGAGCCTCGAGATCGCTCGCGCGGCCACGCTCGTGGTCGTGCCGACCGGCCTCACGCTGGACGATCTGAAGCCCCAGCTCCTATTTGCCAATGAGCTGGTGGCCAAAGGCATCGCCAGGGAGCGGATCATGTTCGTGCTCAACAAGACCACGGACAGCGACTTGGCGGTGAGCGAAGCGCGGCAATATATCCTGCAGGGGTCGCTCTATCTGGTGGCCGAGCAGGATCTATCCGCCAAAACGGGCTACGCGATGGCCCAAAACACCGGTCGCGCTCCTTCCGAGAGCAAATACCCCAGCCTGAACGACAAGGCGGACACCCTTGCTGCGGAGATCGTCGACCGGGTCAACCGACTGACGGAGAACCGACTATGAGCGAGGAAAAGCCGAAGACGAAGGCGGCGCCGGTGCGGCCGCAGAAGGCGTCTTTCCTAGGCGCGGCCGCGATCGCCGCGGCGCCGAAGGAAGCGGCGAACAACATGAACGGTGAGCCCTACACCGCCATGACCTTCAACATGCCCAAGACCTGGCACCGCCGGTTCAAGGCGACGGCTTCGATGCACGACCTGTCCATGAAGGATCTCCTGATTCAGTCCTTCGAGGCGTGGGAAGCACGGCAGAAGGAGCTGAAGGACTGAGCTGTCGATCATGGGTAGGAGCCCCCACCCTCCCCTCGCAGACTCGGTGATCTCCGGACGTTCGATCGCATCTAGCTCGATAGCTGAACCCAGCTCCAGCTAGATACAGAAATGACTGAATGCAGGAATAGCTATCTAGCTAGTGCAGCGGCGCGGCCTCGAACGTCCGGAGATCCACACATAGCCAGACACCTGGCATTGCCTCGACAATCGCCGACACCGCCTCGCGCTCGGCCGCCGTCTCCTCTCCCAGACAATCCAGCAGCGTCGCGATCGGCCGCACCGTGCCGTTGTCGAGCAGCACCAGCCGGCGCGCGAGATGAACCGCTTCGACGTCAGGAGCCGGCATCGGCGGGCACCGGGTCGAAAGCGGGATTGGCGCCGATCTCGTGAGAGGCATCGCTGTCCGGATCACTCCAATCATCACCAGTGCGACACTCCGGCTCGTCCGGCAGCGGCTCGAAATGCTCCAGGCGCGTCACCAGACCGCCGGTGAACTGGTCGAGCTCGACGGCCGCAGCCACGGCCGCCTCGGCGCCAGCACCGACGGCCAGGGCACCCAGCGCGTATTGCGAGCCCGAGCCGATGGCGAAGTAGGGCGCAATGAGCGGCCCGGACGGCAGGAAGCTGTCGTAGAAGAACAGCGCCTCGCCATTGGGCCGCACCAGCAGCGCCTCGAAGTCCGGCGCGCTCGTGGGTGCATTGTGCGGGTCCGCGCCGTCGCGCACCCACTGAACGAACATCTCGCCCTGCCCGGGCTTGGCTGTGGCCACGCCGATGAGCGCACCGCCCTCGATGCGCCAGATCTTCACCTTGTTGCCGATCGGCACCTTGGAGCCCGAATAGGCCCTTGTGTCGGCGGCCATGACGCCGGCGCGATAGGCGATGGTGCTCATGCCACGGCCCAAAGCGCCCAGGCGGCGAAGGTGATGATGGTCGCGATGCTGACGCAGAACACGCCGACCACGATCACGAGGAACGGCCCTAGCGGATCAGCCAGCAGCTGGCGCAGGGAGAGGATGTGGGTGAGCGCCCAGCCATAGGCGAGCACGGTGATGACGAGCGGCAGCAGCCACCAGCCGATGAGGGTCACTGGCCGTCCTCCGGCAGCTTGATGCGCTCGGGCTTAAAGATCGCCCGGTTCAGCACCATGAAGGCGATCTGCATGTGGGTGTGGGCGATGGCGATGAGGCACTGATCGGGCTCGAGGCCCTCCTGGTCGAGCTTGAGCTTGTCGATCTGGCGCAGGACGCGCTCCTCGAGCTCCTTGTTGACGTTCACCGCGGCGATCTTGGCCGGGTCCTGGGCGGTGTAGCCGGCGACGGGCAGGCCCGGGTGCTTGATGGGACGACCCAGCTGGGCGATCTGGGCTCGGCGCTCGGCCAGCAGCTGCTTCTCGATCGACGGCACGAAGGGAAGGGGCGTCTCGTCATCGCGGTAGGGCGGCTTGCCGGCGAACGGATCGGTGATGGACATGGGCGGGTCCTGTGCTGGAGCGGGCAGCAGCGGCTGCGCAGAGTGAGCATTTGCAACGGGTGAGGACGCTATTCCCCGTCAGAAAGTAAGTCAATACATACTTACATTCGGCGATGCAGATTCAGCTATCCAGCTAGATAGCTAGAGCGGAGGTTCCATGAAATCTCGCATCGGTTCCTGGGGTGGGAGCCGCCTCATGTGCGCAAGGGCGGACAGCTGGGCAGAGGGCGTCGGGCAGCGGGGTGACACGGTCTCGCATAGTGGAGGATAGGACCGGGGAAGTCGCGGGGTTGTATAGGCATCCCCATCAACTGCATTGTTCCGTTCTAAGACTTCGCTATTATCAAATTGTCAGCAAGCAATGACGCATTGCAGACAAGCAAACGAGAGACAAGATCATGAACGCTTATATCGCTGCACTCGAAGCTCGCATCGTCGTTGCGAAAGAGAAGAATGCAAGCGCGACGAATATTAAGAAACTCGAAAACATGATTAAGCGTTTCACGAATGACAAGTTTGTGAAGCTCATGACAAGCGCAAAAGTCGACGCGCAGCGCTTCGCTCGCGCAATGTATGCGAGCGAGAAAGTCGTCAAGTTCGCGCATCAAGCTATCGTGCGCGACGCGAGCGATCTTAACGAAAACACGTATGCGATCTTCAGAACTGCAATGTTGCACGCTCAATCGTCGCTTGAACTGACTAAGAGCGATTGCGAAGCGTCGCTTTCAAAGTCTCGCAAGATCGCTGATGACAAGAGTGCGCTTGTCTATCAGCGTAACGTGACGCAAGACGAAAGCACGATCGCTGCGCAAGTTCAAACGTCGATCGACGCTCTTAAGACGCTGAACATTCTCGTTGACGTTGCAGACAAGCGCGCAACGTATCGCGTCAACGTGAACAAGCTCGCGAAAGCGCTCTGTGAAGCGTTCGATATTCAGAGCGAGAAAGTCGACGCGTGACGCGCGAGACACGCTAGAGCGCTGCAAAGCGCTCTAGCTCTCTCGAAAAGCGCATCCCCGCCTCCCTCGCCTGCCCTGCCCCAAAAGCCAGCCAGACCTCACCCCTACGCCCTACCGGGCGTCCCACGGGCACACCAACCGGAGACACCACCATGGCTATGCACCGCACCAAGACCGAGAACGAAATCACCAAGGCATTCGACACCATCGCCAACGCCATCACCAACCAGGCCCGGGAAGCCTGCAACAGTCAGGACGTCTATGGCGTGTTTCGCCTCATGAGCCAGCGCATGAGCCTGGAGGCCAAGCGCCGGCGCATCCTTCAGGACCTCGGCCTGGCCTGACCGGCATCCAGCTTCAGCCATTCCTGCATATAGCCATTCCTGCAAATAGCTGGATACAGAAATGCCTAGAACCCCACACGCCAGCAAGCGCACCGCCTATGGCGATGGCATGCGCTCCAGCCTCGCCACCACCACGTCCGAGCGCCGGCATCTCGACCGCTGGCGCCGGCAGACCAGCCTTGCCACGCCGAGCCGGCTGCCGAGCGATGACTGCCTGGAAGACGGTCTCGCCGGCCCGGAGCTGGACGATGTCTACCGCCTGGTCGGGCTGGGCGCCACATGCGCCATTCCAGCTGAATAGCTGAACCTGCATTCCTGCAAATAGCTGAATCTGTAAAGCCGCGGTTCGCCTGGACCGCGGCTTTCGGGCGTCTTCAGGGTGCCCTTCGCCTAAGGGGAAGGTTCACAAGAACCTTCCCCGGGCCCCTGCGGCGCCCGTGACCTGCACGGCGCGCGGGCGGCCCGACCAGGGATCCCACTGATCCAAGCCATACCTAATCGGCGGAGCCCTGAACCGTGCCCTGTTGCCCTGGCGCAATGAAGGGGCGCCCATGTCGAGCGCCCCATCGCTGCGTCAGACGGCGAGCCCGGCCATCAGCTCTTCCCGCTCGAGCTTCGCCTGCTCGATGCGCGCGAGGCGTTCCTTGGCGAGCGCCGCCCGGCCGCGCCGGATGTCACGCAGCTTCGTGCTCGCGAGATCGAGGAACTCGGTGAGCGTCACGCCCGACTGCTCGTGCGCTGCCCGGAAGCTGTCGCCCGACTTGCGCACGAGATCGGCGAGCGCCCGGCGCTTCTCGGCGACCGGCGGCACCGTGTGGTTCTTGCACGCCTCGAGGATGTCGAGGTCGTTGGCGGCACGAGCGGCGAGCGTGTCGAGAGTGCGGTTCATTGTCGTTGCTCCGATTGATGTCAGCGCTCATTCGCTGACAGTCACAGTTTAGCTAAATCTGTATCTAGCTAAATCTGGGTGGCGGAGGGGTCTGTGCGGGCTCGGCAGGGTAGGGCGAGCTGTGGGCGTGATATTGGGGCAGGGGACGCCACAGCCGGGCGCTGGCTGGCAAGGAGGGGTCGCGAGCAGCAACGGGCCGCAAATGCCGGGCGCCCGTCAGCGGCCATTTCTGGGCACCCATGGAAATCCAAGGGATCCGCCCTGTGCCCTGTTGCCCGAGGTGCGAAATACCCTGCCGGGCGGTCCATGACCCGGCAGGGCGCTCAGTGGGGCAGGGGAGGCGATGCCTGCTCCACCGGAGAGGTGGCTGGCCTGGTCCGCAATGGCCTGGCCTCGCCTTGGCCTGATGGTGGCCGGTTCAGAACTCGACGAGCAGCAAGGGCTCGGTGATGTCGACGACGAGGGGAATCGCGGTCTCGGGCGTCGTCAGCTCGTTGAGCTTCATGATCACGGCGGCGGCGAAGACGGCGTCGTTGACGTAGGGCGTGGGGAAGGCGGCGAACTTCTCGGAGCGCAGCACGGTGATGGTCACGCGCAGGTTCTCGTCATAGCTCATGCGCACGGCGACTTCGTTGTCGTGCTCGTTGGTCAGGATGACGTCGGTGTGGTCTTCTTCGTGATCGTGCTCGACATCGGTGATGAAGATCTTGGACATGGCGTTTCTCGCGTCTCGCTCTTGCGTTTCGATGATTGAACTATAGCGAGCGCATCTGCGGATTGCGGGAGGGTCAGCCAGGCGCCGGCAGGTGAGGAGAGGGCGCGCCAGGAACAGGGATCGGCCACAGGGCAGTGACGCCCTGTGGCCAGCAGCGGCTCGAACAGGTCACAGGACCTGTTCGTAATGCGCGTTCGTGATGCGGGCGATCAGCTCATACGCTTCGCTCAGGGCATTGAGCGCGTAGTAGCGGGTGACGATCAGCTTCTCGCTGCGCTCACGCGCGCCCTGCGCGTAGAAATATGACGAGTTGTGATAGTCGGTTTTCTCGCAGTCAGCGACGAGCATGACGAGCCTCTCGTCGCCTTTGAGAACTTCGATGTGATGACGGCCGAAGAATCCGTCGAACACTTCAGTCAGCGAAACGGACAGAGCTTCATCGAACTGCTGACGGCTGATCTCTTGCATTGTCGTGTCTCTCGTTTGTGTTTCGATGCTGAAACTATAGCGAGCGCACGTCACGGATTGCGGCAGGTGTGTAACGGCGCAGCCAGGGCGCCGGCCACACCCCCGGAACCCTTATCCGTGCCCTCATCCGGCGCCGCACCCATGGATCTCCACGGCGAACCATGGAAATGGGGACCTGATCGCCCCTAGGCCCGGAGCGAGCCATTCCCCGTTCCCCACCCTTCGGCGGAGCCCATATGGTGCGCCGTTCCCCGTCCCGTCCGCCCGCAACGCAAAAAGGGCGAGAGAAACCCTCGCCCTTCGCGCTGTGCTCGTGTGCGGTCTTACGCCGCCTTGGCGAGCACTTCCTCCAGACGCCGCGTCTGGGGCGTGTCGGTCAGCTCGTAGACCGGATACTTCTGCGAGCCCGTGTTGCGCACGATGCCCATGACGGCGAGCGCCGACATGGTGCTCGAGGTCTGGGTGGGCGCGGTCGCGGCGCTCACCGTGTGCCGGATCAGGAGCTGGGCGAGCTTGCGATCGACCTTCACCTTGTCCGAGGACGCCGCCTGGGCCGCGATCCCGGTGAAGGGAACACCGGCCGCCCGGAACTTGAACATCGAGCGGGTGATCGCGCGATTGATCGCGTTCTGCATCACGCCGCCGGAGAGTGCCGTCACCAGGTCCGCGACCTTGTCCATCGCGTAGACGTTGAAGCGCGAGCCGTTCGAGATCTCGCGGTTGAGGAACTCCGGATCGACATCGGTCGCACACAGCACCTTGGCGGCGATCGGCGAAGCGAGCCGCTTGCCGTAGGCGGTGAGGTTCTGCTGCATCTTCAGGTTCGAGGGGTTCTTCGCCTTCTCGAAGGCGGCGCGGACGCTGAACTCGGTCTCAGTGGCGGCGATCTTGATGTCGACGTCCTCCTGGGGCACCGCGTCCATCATCTCCTTGAGGTCGCCGGGCACATGGGTGGCCTCGGTGGGCACCGGCTCTTCGGTGTCGCCCGCCTCGGCCGAGGCCTCGTCCGTGCTGGCCTGGTTCTGAACCTCGGCCTGGGCCTGGCTCTCAGCCTGCTGCAGGCGTTCGGTCTCGGCGAGCGCTTCGGCTTCGTTCTCGAGACCGGACACGATGTCCTCGATGGCGAGGAGATCGGCGACGTTCAGTAGGGCTTCGTTCTCGGTGGTGGTGTTGTCGCTCATTGTCTTGCTCCGTTTTCTCTCTGTTGCGTCGAAAGCGTCTTGCGTTTCGATGATTAGAGAATAGACGAAACAATCATGGGTGAATATTTGGGTTGGACAGGTGCAGGCAGGGTCGTAATACGCAGGGCGCACGCATGGGAGCCGCCGAAACCTGTAACCGATACTGTGCGGCCCATGGTTCACCATGGAATGACTGCACCGAAAGGGTCTGATCCATGGAGCGCCGCCGTCGCGCGAGCCGGAACCATGGAGAGCCATGGATGTGCCATGGACCGCTCGTGCGGAATAGGACCGATCCGGACCTAACGTCCCGTGCCATCGCCTGTATAGTATGTATGCTTCTTAAAGGGTTTGTAATTAGTCAGGAAAACCTCCTCTTTCCCGAGGCTCTCCGGCGTAGAAGCCTGGCGATGTTCCGGCGTAGAGACTCTCCGGCTCAGGACTGCCTGTTCCGCTGCGGCGACGGGTCTGGCTGGGCCTAGGTGCGGAGCGAGCCATTCCGGTTCCATGGGTCCGGTTGGGTTTTCGGAGGTGCCATGGTTTGCCGTGGGAAGCCTAGGAGAACCGCGGCGCGGAACCCACCACTCTCTCACACCGATCTCATATCTGCTCACACCGAGCGGCTACACACTCGCGACCGGCTCTCGTCACACGTCCAGTGCACGCATATGGCCGTTCTCTCACTAGAGGCACACCGTCTGAGCGTCGCGCTCTCTCGTGTCTGTGCTCTCTGAGGGAATAGCTATCTAGCTAGATGCAGGTCTAGCTTTCTCAGTGGTTCGCGTGCTGAGATCGTCAGAGCGCGTCGCTGAGCGCTGCGGATGCGTCGATAGCTATCTGCGCTGCTCTGAGTGCATCCCGACGCTGTGCATGCGTCTCTAGCTATCTAGCTAGATCTGTAAATCAGGTTCGCGTCTATCTATCGCTCTAGAGTGACGACGCGAAACTGGGTCATTTCGCTGAAAAGGGCCGAAATGGCCGATTTAGGTAAAACTCCGACAACATAGCGTAACACTTCTATCTATCCGGGTAGATAGACGGAGAATTTCCGGGGAAGAGGGGAGGGGTCTTTTCGGGCCTGGTGAGGCGGAGTTTGACGCAGAGCTTTACATTATGTTGGCGCCGGGAAGGTGTGCGGGCGGATCCCGTGGGCTAGATCTTCCCGAGGAGAGTGGGCGCGTCGAGCTCCTTCAGCCGGGTGAGAGCCATGGTGATCTGGTTGAGTTCGTGCGTCAGCTCCTCCCGGCGCGCCTCTTCGTAGGAGAAGGCCAGACCGGTTGCCGGATGGAGGAGATCTCTGCCGGGCAGAATGGGCAGCCGAAGGCCGTCATGCTCAAGAACCAGGACGGGATCGTTCTGGAGCAGGTCGATCAGTCGGGCCCGGTGCTGGCGGATGGTCTGATGGAGCTGGGCAATCTCGGCGGCGCTCATATGCCCTCGGCTTCTTCCATGGAGAGAACCCGGTGGTATCAGAACCTGCCGAAGTTGGGGAGGGCGGTGAGAGCGGCCGGAGCCGGCGGCGAGTCCTTCTTCAAGTGGGCGCGGAGAGCGCTCTCGGCCCATTTCTGAGCGCGTAGCTGGCCCTGCTCGACGGTGAACCGCGCCTCATAGAGGCACTCGAGGCCGTGCGAGACCATAGCGAGAAAACCCAGTGTGCCGTGATCGATGACCCTCGCCTCGTAATCCTTATAGCTGAGCAGGATGCAGACGCTCTCGGGAAAGGGCTTGGTCCAGGCGCCGGTTGGCTGGATGTCGTGCGGGTTCATTCGACGACAGCCATCGGACCATTCAGCGGAGCGACCGCGTCCAGCACGCCCCGCATTTCATCCCTCGATAGCCCGTGGCTGATGATCGCGGCCATTTGCTCCGTGGGCTTTGGGTGGCCTGGCTGGATCCTCATCCCGAAATCCGCGTCGGGGTGGTCGATCAGAAAGGAGGTCGTGCTGCCGTCGGCGAGCTGGAGCTCGATAGTGGCGCCTTCGCCTTGCTTCCAAGCGATCGTCGCGCATTTGGCTCGGGTGGCCGTCACTGGCGTTCTCCTTACAGCTTCTTCAGGATGTCCGACTCCGGGAAGGGACCATAGGGCATCTCCGGCCAGAAGCACCCGGGCGCCCTGTCCGTGGAGTTCAGAATCTGACCGCGATCGCCGATGAAGATTCCGGTCGTGGTGCGGCCGGCATAGGCGCCCATGCGGTTCTTGGCGTTGTAGCGCACGCACACGATGGAGTAGCTCCCGTCGACCCTGAGATCGACCTGCGGCGAGATCTGCACGTCGCGGATGGAGTAGGGGTCGAACAGGAAGTTCCTGGCCGCCTCGACGATCGCCATGCGGATCTGCGGTGACGCCGGCCGCGCCGTGGAGAGTGCCTCCTGCTTGGACGTGATGTTCCCGAACAGGTCGCCCTTGGGCCGCGTGGCGTTCTGGGCGAGGGTAGGGGAGACCAGCAGGACGCTGCAGAGGGCGACGGCGAGGCGGATATTCATCGGCACTGTCCTGCTCGAAACTGACAACTCTCAGTTTCATGCCACAGGCCAGCACGGGTTGAAAATGGGAAGAGGGCACCTGGAGGCGATGTCGTCTCCAGGTGCCCGGCGCTATACGGCGCCACTCGGCTCGATCAGCTGCGGAGACACACAGCCTCGGGCTGCCGCTGTTGTTGGGTCGCACGACCGGCGGCTGCGCACGGGAGGGGAACGAACCCTCCGAAACTGAACGGAAGGGGCAGCGGGATCCGCCCGCTGCCCGCTCGGGGTGCGATCACGCACTCTCCTCGATGGCGTTCTCGAACTGGCTCTTGAGAGCCTCGGTGAGCGTCTCAACGACGACATCCAAGGTGTCGGCTTCGACGATCTGGATCACCTCGCCCTCGGCGGTTGAGGCGACCCCGCGGAACTTGAAGCTGTCCGTCGCGCCCTGACCAGGCGCGAGCAGCTCGATACTGGTGATGAGGGTCGTCCTCATATGTCCACCTCCGGAGCCTTCATCAGTTGCATCTGGGTGAGGTAGAAGGCGTGGACCTCCGGCAGCGAGGTGTGCCGGTGATAGCTGATCGGCGTGCGATGCGGATCGACACCGCCCTCGGACAGGCGAATGATGCCCGACGAGATGGGAACGATCGCGACCTCGGTGAGGTAGAACAGTCCCTCGTCGTTTCCGCAGCAGCTCGTTTCGAGGTGCAGCCCGAGTTCGCGCAGGAAAAGCTCGCAGCATTCCGACGACGCATGGACATCGATGTCCCAGAAATTCTCGTCCTTGAAGAGCATCGGCGTCGTCTCTCTGTTGCTGATATTGAGAATATGACAGCAAGAACAATGGAATGAGACTGGTGCGTATAGGCAGAGCACGATCCGCCCATGACCTAATCGCCCAGGCGCCGTGCGCTTAGGGGGCTCTATGGGCCCTGAAACCGCACGACATGTCAGGCGGCAGCAATGTCCGATAACCTTCCATTATCGGTCATTGCTCGCCTTAGAAGATCAGATCGTGATGAAGGGCATCGATCCACCCATCCGCGGTGCAGTTGCAGACCGTCTCATCCTCGGCGACGCCGTGCGGGATGACCTTCATCCACTCCTCGGCGTTCTCGGCGCCGGGCATCCTGACGAACACGTCGGCCTCCTCGACCGCCTCGATGGCGGCCCAGGCTTCCCCGAGCGAGCCGTAGGCGATCTTGGAGCCGTCGCCGTCATCCACGAGGACAATGAGCCCCTGGTCGAAGGCGCGCTTGATGATTTCCTTGGCGACGTTCATGGCTGGCTCTCCGTCGCGAGAAGCTGGCGCTCGGCTTCGGGCCCATATTTGAGACGCTGATCCGCCTCGGCTCCTTGGGTCAGGAAGCAGATGAAGAAACCCGCGTCGCGCTTCGCCCAGCCGTTGATGCTCTCGGCGCAGCTCCGGCAATAGTAGGCGCGTGTCGAGGTGTTAAAGTAGGCGGCGCCGGGTCTCTGGCACGCCGAGAGATTGCAGTTGCCGTTGAGAGCGCCTTTGAGAGGCGAATCCGTCATGTCTCGGCTCCTCATTGCTGATGATCGAGTGTCGCATCGTCAGCGCTGGAGATCGGGAGGGATCAGATGGCGACGATCGAGATCCGGAAGCGCTGACCACTGGACAGCTCCACCTCGGGATTGTTCGGATCGCCGACATCCACGAAGCTGATGTCGCCCTGCACGCCCTCATGCGGAACGTCGTTGGAGTCGAACGTGATCTGGGTGATGAGGGCATTTTCGATGCTGTCACGAATGGCGAAGCCGAGATCCGCCGTGGTGAACTGGGCCGGCCCGGCCGCTTCCGCGATCTGCTCCTTGGCGCGCGCCACGGCGTTCTGGATCTGCTCCACGGTCGGCAGGCCCTCGCCGGGATCCTCATCCGGCATCATGGTCTCGGCGACTTCGACGAGGATCTTCAGGGCTTGGATGTCCATAGCGGGCCTCACAGGTTGAGGAAACAGAGCAGAATGACGCCGAGGATCAGCACGGCGAGCAGGCCAAGCCCGCTCGTGTTGTGGTCCCAGGCGCAGTGGGTGTGGTGGCGATGACCCATCACCGGCGCCGGCGCAGCCAGGCGGTGATCCAGCCGCCGCACCAGCGGCGCACGGCGTCCATTCCCTCGCGCGTTCCATCGAGCGCGACGGCGCCGACCGGGAAGCCATCGCCGTCGATCAGCTCCAGCTCGGGCTGCATCTGGGCGGTGATGGACTCGAAGGCTTCGGCGCGGCGCGCGCCGACATAGTCGACCCGATCGCCATGCCGGACCTTGAACCGGAAGCCAACGGCTTCGGCATCCAGCAGCAGCTGGCGGACGAGTCCTGCGCCGTTGAAACGGCGCTCGAAGGAGACGTAGTGCGCTGAGTTCATTGCCGTTAACTCTCTGTGACTACTATATTACTTCTAGCATCTGCACAGATGGAACGCGGCAGGGGTCTTCGCTGGACATAAGGATGCGCTCACATAGAACCCGGCCGGCGGATGCCTTGGGTCATTTATAGCGGCGTGGCTCCTGGTCCGGTTCGAGGTCAGCGCTTAACGATCACCTGCTTGGCGCCGGCATTGGCGACTTCGTCGTCCGCGGGCGTGGCGATGTAGAGCCCGAAGCCAAGGGCAAGCACAACGCAGAGCTTAAAGCCCTCGGTGATATAAACGGAAATATTGTTCATGCGAAAGTCTCTCCGTTGCTTCGCTATACTTGAAAGTGTCGCATGTCGAAGAATGGAAAGCGGCAGGTTGTAATCGGCGCCGCGATGTGGGATTCGCGGCCTGTTACCCTAGGGAGAGCGTCATGGGCTGGTTTCTGGTTTTCATCGTCATTGGGGCGCGCAACGAGGTGCAGACGTCCATGTCGACGGGCCCGTTTGAGACGCGCGCGCTTTGCGATGCCGTGGGTCAGCACATGCGCGCCACGCCTGGTGTGCAGAACGGAGACAAGCTGGTCTTCGCCAGCTGCTGGCCGGCGACCAGCGCGGCCGCTGCTGCTGATGCCGCCGCCGGTATTGGGAAGCCCTAGAACCGACCGAAGCCGGCCACGTCGAGCGGCGCGTCCTCCAGACGCAGTGCATCGTGGTCGAGGTCAGCAAAGCCCAGGTGATGCACCTGGCTCTTTACGTCCTCGATCGCATCGAAGGCGTCGCGTAGGGTCTGGTAAGTGCGGCCCTTGTGCCAGCCCTCGCTCGTGGCGTTGCGCCACCAGATCGCGTGCTGGTAGGCGATGTGCCCGTGCGGTGCGAGGCAGGCATAGATCTCCCAACCGCCGCCGGTGATGCCGCGCCGGCGCTCCCAGCCGTCAGGGAGATCAGGCGTTCCCGCGCGCATGGCTCACCCTTGCTTGAAGTGGTTGCGCAGGTAGACGGCGCCCAGCGCCACGGTGAGCGGCATCAGACCCCAGCTGGCACTGGCGACGATCCAGATCATCCACAGCACCTGGTTGGCGGCGCCGAGGAGCCAGGCGCCGGGCTGGCCGTGGCCGGCGAGAACGATCGACCACAAGGTGATCAGCGAGAGTAGCCACGGCAGGTAGTCACGAATGAGGTCGACCACGATCTGTAAATCCTTGGATAGCTAGTTACGCATTTATGGGTTGATGGGCGGCGCTCAGCCGAAGGCGCCAAAGCCCGGCACCGAGGAGAGCTTGTCGACGGCCGCCTGCTGCTGGGTGAGGCCAAGGCGCTTGCACACGACGCGGATCGTGGCAGCGGCCCAGTCGCTGCCAACGCAAAGCGCGGCGATCTCGCCGGTATTGGCGCGCAGCGCCTCGCACGCGATCATTTCCTCCCGGATCGCAAACACCTCCTCGCTGCCGGGGCGGTAGCGCCGGAGCTTGCGCGTGAAGTGGGCGATCACCTCTTCCGCCGTGGCGCAGTTGAGCAAAGTGGGCTCGACCTGCGGCGCCGGGGGTGAGGCGAAGACCGGCGCGCGGTAGGGGAGGCCGCATAGGATCCGTGTCTCGTGATAGGCGCGGCATGCCGTTTCGTGGTCCGGGAAGCTGCGCTCACCCTCGCCGCCGTCCTTTTCGATCCGGACGATATAGGTGGCGACCCCGGCAAATTCGGTCGAGGATCTCGAGATCAGCGACAGGGTATAGACCCCATCGGTCTGGGTCTCGAGAACCTCATCCTCTGACGTGCTCATCTATCCCTCCTGCTCGGCTAGACCACACGCTTGGGCGGCCCGGCGCATGGATGTCCTCATATTGAGGTCGCCTCGGTGGTCGGACGGGGTCATTGAGGCGATAAGCACCCGCTTGCCCGCAGGTCCGCGGAAGGTGATCCGGAAATGCCCGCGGCGCGTCATCTCGCCGACGGCGGTCGGGCAGAAGCTCCGGGCCAGGTCCAGGATCTCGCGTCTTCGCCGTGTGTCGTTCATGGGAGCCAGTTCAGTATGCACATACGGATGATGGGGCGCAGGGCTGTGCCGGACGGCCCTCACTGGTCCTCGGCGTAATAGATCGAGAGCACCCGCACGGTGACATTGGGATCCTCGGGGTGTTCCGAGCCCGACATCTCGTCGAGGGCGAAATAGTCGATCTTCCAGTGATAGCGTTGCCCGTCGATCTCGAACGCGCCGAAGTCGTGTTCGCCATAGGGATCATTGCCCTCGTCGAACTTGTCGAAGCGCCGGACATGCGACAACGCCGCGGCGTGTTCCGAGAGCGGCTGACCGCTCAGGGCGCCAACGATTACGATCTTGCCGCCGGTTGCCGTCGTGCGGAGCTGGTCGTTCAGCTCGCGGATCTTGGCCACGATCGCGGGGTCGTTGCTCATCAGAACCTCCCATAGTTCGGATTGTTGGCCGCGAGCCGGGCCTTGGCGTCCTTCACCAGTCGCAGGTGAGTAGCCTTTGCCAGGTTGACGGCTCGTTTCATGGACATTTGGCCGGCAGGGCGGCGCTCGCCGTTCACCATCAGGGTGACGATCTGGATCGGGCCCGCCTTTGGGTTAGGATGGCGCGGATCGCGCTTGCCCATCTCCTCGAGGAAGAGCTCGACCTTGGTGCCGGCCAGATGCGGATCGGAAAAGGAGGCTGCAGGGGAGATCGAGCGTCTGGGTCGATAGCCTGCCAGCTCATCTTCGAGCACCAGCTGGGCACTCATGCCGCGAAGGGCGCTATCAGCCGAGCGGAAGGCAGTGTCGATTCCGGCGATCGACTGGGTTAAGGGCGCCACGCTCTTGCCCCAGAGGCGCATGGGTTCGACGTAGTAAGCCCTTTCCAAAGAGGCGGCCATTGAGCGCTCTATCTCACGCAGAGTCTCGACCGTCAGCACCGAGCCGCGAAATGCTGTCATGCCGCGTCTCCTCCGCCGTTCGGCGCGTAGGGATTGACGGGCTGGCGCTGGCAGAAGGCGAGCACGTTGTCGCCCTTCTCGACAAGGCGCTTGACCACGGCGCGCAGCGGCCAGGCTGCCGGCGCCGGCGCGGGCGGCGCGGCATGCCGGATGGTGCCGCGTCCGCGCGGCGGCGCGTAGGGCACGATGGTCAGCTCGCCCGTGTCGAGCTCGGCCCGCGTCACTCGCACGAGCGGCACCGTGACGCCGCACAGGCGCACAAACAGCGTCGCCTCGTTGTTGACGACGGCGAACGTCAGGCGCCGCTCGGCGACGGCTTTTCCAAGTAGGGCTTCAAGCATCTTCATCTCCGAAGTATGCACATACTGATAATGTAGCTCAGCCGAAATTGGGTTGCTGCTGGGCAGCGGCGGCTTCTTCCCGGCTTCGGGCGACCCACGCCTCGAAGGTCTTGTCGTGCTCGGCGCCGGCCAGCTCAATGGCCTTGGCGACGCCGGCCATGAGCGCCGAGCGGTGCTGCGGGCTGTAGGCAGCGAGCGGCTTGATCGGACACTCCCTCTCCGGCTGGATCGTCATGAACTGCCGCCGCATCTCGGCCATCAGCCCGGCGACGGCGAACTCAAGGCGCTGGCGATTGATCGTCATCATAGGTCTCCAGGAACCGCTGGACGCGGCTGACCGTCCAGGCTTGCTTGTTGAAGGTCAGGTGGCGAGCCTTGTTCAGCTCGTAGTAGAGCCCGGCGACGCTGATGCCGGGGTGGTCACTGCGAATGCCGCGGATGATGCTCATCGTCTCCGTGGCATGGCGCCGGATCGCCGCTGTGCGCGCGGCGCGCGCCACGCTCAGATTGCCGGCCGAGGCCACGCGCTTGGGCCGGGTTGGGCGGACCAGAACCCAGCCCGGCACCAGGGATGATGCCAGGCGAGGATTGGCGTCGAGCGCGGCGCGGATCACCTGCGCCGCCGTCTCGAGGTCAGTGGGGCCGGGTGGACTGGGCGAGCTTGTCAAAGTCCACGATCTCCGGGTCGTTGGCGATCTGCATGAGCATGTCCATCAGCACCGGATGGCCGGCGGCGAAGCTGAGCGCGAAGATCCTCGAGCCGGCGAGCGCCGCCTTGTGGTCCGCTTCCGTCCACGTCGCGGGATCGGCCGCGAGCCGCGACGGATCAATGTTGCTGGTGAGCATGTTGATCGAGCCGTCGGCCTTGAGGATCAGGGCAACATCGCCATCATCAAACACCCTGTCCGGCTTCTTGGCGTCCGGGCGAAGGGCGGTGAGAGCATTTGCCGGCTGGTTGGTCATGAACGTGTCCTGCATGCGCGTGAGTGCGTCTTGTTCAGATATAGCGAGGCGCTGATGGAGCTGAGAAAGTTCCATCAGCGCACGCCGGCCGGCAGCACCTTCGCGTCGACCGCGGCGCAGACATAGTGCTGCGCCGAGACCGCCCGGTTGGTGCTGTAGTCGACAAGCGGCGTCTTGCCGCGGCTCATCGACTTCCAGCTTTCGCACTGCGCCGGGGTCATCGCTTCCACCACGGTCACGCGGGGTTCCAGCTTGCCGCCCTGGAAGATCGTGATGATGGTCGCGAGAACCAGAACCGTGTTCATGCGTCAGGCCGCGCGCGCCGGCAGCCCGCGCTTGACGACGTCGATGGGGAATCTGAAGGGAGCGCCGTCCCGGACGCGCTCGGCGATGACCGGGAACTTCGGCGCGCGGGGGTTGAGATCCTTGATGGTGTAGAGGACGCTCTTGTAGGAGAAGGAGCGCCCCTTGTCGGACGCCTGCAGGCCGAGCAGCGGGGCGTGATAGCCAAAGAGGGTGTCCGAGCGCGCCGGTTGACCAGGAGCCGCCTCGAGTTCCACCTTGATCTTAATCATGCCGCTCGAGGCGCCAATCAAGCCGCCGTTGGGGGTAAGAGTCACTCCGTATTTGGCCGCAACGGGCTCGAGCGCCTCAGCGATTGCCTTTGAAAGAATGCGGTGACTCGCGTTCCGAAAATCTGTAAGACGCACGATTATCTCCATGACACGCAAGGAATTAGCTAATTAGCTAAATCTGCATTTATGATATCTAGATAAATACATGATCTAGACTTGGGATGACTCTGGTGCGTTCAGGAATGAATCGCCGGGGCTTGCGGCGGCTATGAGAACATAGTAGGAACAAACTCCTAGATGAGGCTGAGGATGATGAGGGGAATGACGGTTGAGGAAATAAATCTCATGGTCGCCAGGCTGCGCAGCAGCGTGCTCGCCACGATCCAGAACGAGATCACCCAAATGGGGCACCGCTTCGACGCCGCGCTGTTCCTCCGGCACACGTCTGCGGATCTAACCCAGACGTGTGCCGAGGCTCTGTTCTATGGCGCCGAGGTTTTCGCTAGCGAGGAGCCTCCCAGGTCTTCTTTAGCGCCATCGCTCCCTCGCGTGCCGCAGCCGCATCGTAATTATGATGCCGCTCCCAGTAAGTCAGCTTGCGTCTGCAAATAATGATCTCGGCTTCGGCGTCGGCACGCTCTTTGCGTGTGCCGTTCTTAGCAAAGAACGATAGGACCAGCAGGTTGCTGTAGTGCTTCAACCACTGCTTTGTTCCGTCCATGCGGTGAGTATCGATCGCATGGCCCAGGGGCTCTGGTGTTGGGGAATAGAAGTGCATCGCAAGTCTCCTGATGACTTGTCATTGTCGCATGAGCGATGCACGAAAGCGGCTGGTGTCGAGCGGCATTGAAAGCCCGCTCGGTAGTGCTATATTTCAGTCTGGAGTGAGAGGCCGAGCTTTCGCCCGACCCCTCGTTTCTTAGATGAAGAATTGGACCCGGACGGTCATTTTCAGGGACGTCCGGGTCTTTTCCCACACTAAGGTGATGCTAAGTGGGAACCACACAGCGCACCTCCAGTCTCGAGAGCGAGGCTGTCGCCACAGCCGGGAAAGCCCATCTTCCCGGTCGCGCCGCCCTTGACCGGCGCTGCTGCTTTCGCTCTCGAATCTCTCAATCATAGCGCATCGACGTTTGGAGCGCGGCAGGGTTATGCACCCTCCGGGACGGCGGCATCAAGCCGGGCAAGCGCTGCGTCGACCAGGCGCCCGCGCCAGATCGCGTCGATACCCGGCACCTCCACGAAACTCTCCATCAGATGCTCGAATGCTGATCGGTTAAGGGATCCGCCCTTGATCCGATGGATCAGCTGATCGGCGTGACCAAGGACACGCGCCTCGCACTCTGTATGGCGGGACATTTCCAACCCCTGTTCGCGAGCTAAAAGAAAAGGGCGCCCGGAGGCGCCCTCGCTTGATAGTGGTGGATCCGGCGATGCTGGCTTACTTCGGGGAGAAGAAGGGCATCGCCGTGTTGGGGAGCATGGTGGTCGGCATCGCTCCGTTCCACTTCTCGGCCTTGGTGAGCTCGATCAGCGCCGGATTGTCGGCGAGTGCCTTGGACCGGGCCCGGATCGCATCAGCGGCCGCTTCACCCTGCAGACGAGTGGCATCGGCGGTCGCCTTTGCCACGGCCAACTGGCTGTCCGCCTGAGCCTGGGCCTTGGTGACGACAATCTGCGCCTGCACCTTCTCGCGCTCCGCGTTCTGCTTGAGCTTCTCGACCTCGACCTGGGCCAGCATGCGTTCCTCGACCGACCGCTCGAAGGCGTCGCTCTGGTCGATGTTCTCGATCTGCACCGCCTCGACGAGGATCGGCGCGTTGAGCTCCTTGATGGCGTGATAGATGGCCGTGGTGACGTCATTGTTGAGCTTGGCGCGGTTCTGCACCGCCGTCGTCGAGGTGTAGCCGCCGAGGACGTTCTTGGTCTGCTCCATGACCTTGGGCGTGACCACGCTGTCGATCATCCGCTCAATGCTGCCAAAGCGCGCATAGAGCGCCTTCACCTGGCTGGCCGGCACGCTGTAGATGACCGACAGGGCGATATCCGTCGGCTGCTGGTCGAACGTGTAGGCGGCCGTGGTGTAGAGCTGCTTCTGGGTCTCGATCGAGACCGTGACCACGTCGTCGATGAACGGCACCTTGAGGTGAGCGCCCGGGCCGGCGTCACCGACGACAGCGCCGTTGCGCAGGATGACGCCGCGCTCGCGTTCATTGATGGTGTAGTAGGTGCCGAGGATGGTCACGAGAACGGCGAGGGCGCCAAAGGCGAACAGGCCGAGGGTAAAGCGCTTCATTTCTTCCCTTTCTTGTCAGGCTTGAAGGTCAGCTCGGACGCGATCTTGATCGCGCCGGCCAGAAGGAGGGTGGCGACCACGAGGGCGCCAATGGCGGCGAGGAACTGCATCGGGCTCTCATTTAATAAGTGACTGCTCACTTATAACGATGAGCGTGCTGGGATCGCGCAGGCGTCAGGCGGTCATGTTGAAAATGAGAACAGGTCCGCCCGGCTTGGCGTCATCGAAAACACCCACGGCGAGGAGACCGCTGGCGAATGCGCCGGTGTCGAGATTGGTGCGATGCTCGAAGATGGCAGGTCCGCCCCGCACCGGCGTGTGGCCGTGAACGACGTGTTTGTCGTTCCAACCGCCTTCCCAGGGCGTGCGATAGCGCACCCAGAGCATGCTGGAATCCGACTGCTCTTTGAGGGGCAGGTGGGGATCCACCCAGGCGTGGACATAGACCCGGTGCTCATCCTCGTGGAAGAGCGGCAGCTGCTCCATCCACTCGATGTGCTCCACCGGGATGTTCTCGCGGGATCCGCCATAGGAGGCGATCGTCGCGTCGCCGCCGTTGTCGATCCACCAATCGGGCTTGGTCTTCCCGCGGTAGGTCCAGAAGACCATCTGCTCGTGGTTGCCCATGAGGTTGATCATCTTCCAGCCGTCGCTGACGCCAGCCATCAGGCGCGTCACCACGCCTTTGCTGTCCGGGCCGCGGTCGGTGTAGTCGCCGAGCGTAATGATGGTGCCCGGCTCCTGGGCATGGTCGGCGATCTTGCGCAGGGCGAGCGTGAGGAGATCGGCGCGGCCGTGAATATCGCCAATGACGTAAGTGTAGCTCATAGAGCTCTCCTGTCTCGATAGCGTCGACTATCAAGATGCTGCATTTCAGATTGGATTTCGGGAGGCGCTATGCGCCAAAGCGCAGGCTATTTCGCCGGCTTCTTCTTGCGCCAGGTGGGCTGGATATCGCCGGCCATGATCGCGCCGCCCGGCAGCACCATGTCGTCGATATGGGCCAGCCGATACTTCTCGATCTGCGCCTGCACCGCCTGGGCGTTCTTGTAGGCGCTGGGCAGCTCCGACAGGTCGATGTGGCCGCAGTAGAAGCGGGCGTCCACACCGCGCGCCGTGACCTCACGCATGGCGACGGCGAGCTTGTCGCGCGCCGAGAGCCCGCGGGAGTCGGCGCCGAACTCCTCGGCCAGCTTGCGCATATGGCCGGAGCGCGAAAGGTTGCGGCCGGCACCATGCGGTGCGAATTCCAGCGCTGTGGGCCGCATAACCGGCCAGGGACTGGCGATCAGGATCGGTTCGGCCATGTTCAGCGGAATGAGCGTCTGGCCGCTGTCGTCGCTGCTGAAGCCCTTGTAGGCGGGCGTCGCGCCCTTGGCGTGATAGAACAGCCCATCCGACTTCTGGAAGACGAAATTGTGCTCGTTCCAGAACTGGTGGACGATGGCATTCCCGAGCCGCTGCTGCATCAGGCGGTGCAGCGCGAAGTGGTTCAGCCGCGTCCACTCCCGCACGATCTGCAGGGCCTTCCAATAGTGCTGGCCGCTTTCCGAGAATGCCTCGAGCCAGGCATTGTGCAGCGGAACGCGCGGAGCGACCTTCGCGGTGTGCTTCTGCGCCGCGGCCATGCCGCGCTTGTAGAGCTGGGCGCCCAGGCCGCGCGAGCCGTGGTGCGTGACGAGCGCCAGCTGCCCGGTCGACCTGAGATGGCCGACATAGAGGAAGTGGTTGCCGTCGCCCTGGGTCAGCAACAGGTCGACCGCATAGCGCTCGAGATCCTTCAGGAAGGGGTTGTCGGCGAACTGGTTGACCAGACCGACGAGCGCCGGCGGCAGCTCGCTGCGGTCATGGTGCGGGTTGAGCCCGAACCCGAAATGGGTGGTCTTCATCGCCGTGTCCATCACCGTGCTGATGGGCATGTCGCGCTTGAAGACGGAGATCGCCATCGAGCAGCAGATGTCGGCCGAGTGAAACCCCGGATGGATCGCGTTCTCCGCGGCGACGACGCCACCGACGGGAATGGTGCCGGGCGCGCTGCCGGACGGGCAGGCGTCGGGCATCACTGCGCCGTGCTTGATCGTCGGCACGCGCATCAGCACGTCCATGTGCGCCTCGACCGCGGCCTTGTTGGCGCGCTCGTCGTCATTCTCAGCGTCGAGGAAGACGTTGAACGGGATGGAGTTGGTGCGATAGGCGATCTCGGGCACGGGAGCCGGCGTGCGCATGCGCAGCTCCTCGCGGATCATTTCGTTGGTCATCCCGATCTCGGCGAGGGCCTTGGCGTCGCGCAGCATCTGGCCAAAGAGCGGGCCCGGCTCGAAGCCCCACTCGATGAGGGTGTTTCCGTTGATCATGTTTTCCTCAGAGGTTGGGCCGGCGCAGTTCGCCAATAGCGAGTCCATACTTCCAGCATTGATCAGGGTTCAGTCTCCACGCGCGATCGGGATGCAGATTGTCCTCGATGTCGGCGATCTTCACGAGGCGAGCGAGGGGGTTAGCCCGAACTCGCTGGATATACTCGCCATAGGTCTCGACGTGCTTGCGCTTGGTGATCGCCTCGACCGCCTCGACGATCCGCGGGTCAAAGCCCTCGGCGCGCAACAGGTTGGGCGTCCAGGCTTCGCAGTCCTCAAGCACGTCATGAAGCACAGCCACGATGCGCAAAGGCTGCCCAGCATTCACGCCGAGGCTCGTCATGACCCGTAGCGGATGCAGGATGTAAGGCTGGCCCGCCTTGTCAGTCTGACCGGCATGCGCCTCGGTCGCGATGACGATGGCACGCTCGAGGGTGCCGGGTTGGCAGATCTTGGTCATGGCAGCTTCACAGATCTCACGGTGAGGGACAGCTTTCGCCGCCCGTGCAGGTTCCGGAACGGGTCCGGCAAACTGCTGAGGAAGGCCCAGGCATCCGCCGCGGTCTCGAACAGGATGGGCCAGACGGCGAACTTGCGGAGCTTGTAGTGATCGCCGGCCTTTTCCTGCCAGGCGAACCTAATGAAGAAGCGCCGCCTGGATGAGCGAGACTCCCCAATCATGCGGCCTCTCCAATGAGTGTCCGGGCGCCCTGGCTCGGCGCCTTCGGAGTGTTCCTTGCGAAGACCGTGTTCGTCTCGGTCAGCCGCACAAGCAGGCGGCGCGTTGGCGCGCTCGCCGTGACGCCACGATGGAAGTCGTAGCTGGTGAAGGTCGTGATGGCATTCGGCGCGCAGGTGCCGATCCGGACATTCCGCGGGATCTGCCGCAGGATCGCCGGCATGTCGACGGGATAGCTCACCTCGCAGGCCACTGGCTCGTCGATGAACTCGGTCAGCGGCCCGTTCATCACGAACAGGTGGTGATGGTCTGGCAGCGCACCCGGCTTGGGAAAAGCGCCGTCGAGATGCCAACCGGGAATGCAGGAGCAGAACTCGGGTGTGAGATCCTGCACCTTCACGTCGATCAGGACCCGCTTGAACTTGCCCGTGATCGGCGCACGGTCGATGACCGTCCGGACAAGATCGGTCGTGCGCGGGTAGACGAACTCCACGTCCGCATATTTCCAATCATCGACCGGCCAGTCGTCACCGATCGCAGGCAAGGCGCCCAAATGGGTGACGACTGGCTTGTGGGCGTTGAAAATCATCTTGGTCATGGTGCGTCTACCCGCGCTCGATCAATAGCCGCAGTCGTATTCGCCCGAGGCGATCTCGAACTTGCCGTCCTTGAGCACGTAAGAGAGGAAGTAGTTGGTGCTGTTCTCCTCCTCGGCGGTCGCGAAGATCAGGGTCCGGATGGCGTTCATGATCTCCGCCGACGGCTTGTCGTAGACATGGCCGAACTTGGTGCACAGCTCCCGATTGGCGTCGGCGGAGCCATAGGAGAGTTCCTCGAAGAGCTCTTCCGGCAGGTTGCCGCCGGCATCAGTATCCTGCAGGTCTTCTCCGTAGATCTCCTCGATATTGACGAAGACGTCCGCGGAGTGCTCGCAGGGCTCGCCGTCATTGAAGCCCGGCGTGTAGCCGCGGACGATGATCGCCGAGACCTCGCCGGACTTCGCCAGAGCCTCGAGGAACGGAGCGAGGGCCTTCTGGCGCTCGGTCTTGGCTTCTTCGTTGAGGCGTTCGATCTTGGTGTTGATCGCCAGGATCGAGGCCAGGCTGTCGGCGACAACCGAATTCACGTCAGGCATGCTTTTCTCCTCTGAGTGATTGCTGGAAGCGGGCCCAAGCCTGCGCCGTGTAGAACGACGAGCCGGGCCGGTAGGAACGTCCGCTTTCGCTGACGAAGTGATCGTGCTCGCGGTCATAGGTCGCGATGACGTAGTCCATCTGGAACTGGGCGATGTGCATCCATCGGATGACCTGGTCGCACTCAGCTTTGGTGCGGGCCTCGAGGCCCAGCACCATCGAGTGGCCGGATGGGCTGACGGCGAGTAGGAAGCGCTGCACTTACGCCGCCTCGGCGGAAAGATCGGGGAAGCCGATGTCGGAGATCTTCCTGCACATCGGCGCGATGTTGCGATCGCCGGAAGCAAGCTCGGGATAATGGCTGCTGAGCACCCGGAAGATGTCCGCCGGCGACCCGCGCACCAGCTCATTCTCGGCGCCGGGATCGAAGTCGATCAGCACGCGCCGCGGGCGACCGCCCTCGCCATACTCGACATAGACGGGGTAGGTCCCGTCGCCGTAGAAGGTCGAGACCATCACACCCATGCCGGCATGACCGAGATCGTGGTTGAACTGGGCGAAGCCGGTGTCGACGGACGTCGGCTGGAACGGATGCTCCGCGGAATAGCGCTCGTAGTGCCGCTGCATCGCCTCGTGCTTCTCGGCGTAGCAGATGGTGTCGGACTTGTGGGTGTCGGGATGTCTCAAACCCCACTTCTCGACCCAGGCTTTCCACTCCGGGCTGTCAAAAAGATCCCGTTCTCGCGCGCCGGACCAGCGGCTCCACTCGATCTGTTGATGCCGGTAACCGCTCCGGCCGAAGAACCGCTCACATATGCCGTGCCAGTCCTCGCCGAGGTCCGTGGGGCGCTTTTCGTCCGCGTCCTTCAGCACGTAGCAGCCGTCGCCGATCCAGATGGAGCCAGCGTCCACATCGACGTGGCCCATCTCGATGAAGCCGGGAAGGGTGGGGTGCGCCACGGGCGCCTTCGGGTCACTCATTGTCTTCGTGCTCCTGAATGTGCGCCCAGGCTTCCGCATGGGTCGCGTGTTCGGAATTGAGGTGGGAGAGGCGCTTGGGAAAGATCGACTTCCAGCGGCCGTCCTGCAGCGCCTCGACCGAGAAGTCCTCGCTCTCGTCATCAAGGCCGGCGTCCTCGTTGGACACCCAGCCCCACATCATGACGTAGGCGCCATTCTCGCTGCGCGAGACGACCGGCGTATCGTCAATGTCCACATCGCCATCCGAGCCGAACTCGTAGTCCTCGCGCGCTCGCTCGACGAAAGTCCCGTCCGTGGGATCGGCCGGCTCGTTGAGGCGCGCGATCAGCGCCTTGGCTTCGGGCACCGTGAGTGCGTTGAGACACACGCTAATGAGCCCGCGCTCCTGGTCTGTCAGGTTGATCCACATGCTCTGCGCTCTCGTCTCGTAAGTGACTGCTCACTTATAACAGCGAGCACGATGGATCGATTCAGGCGGCTGAAGGTTTCTCGACGGGTGCCGGCGGCCACTCCAGCACCACATCATCAGGCTCCAGCGGCCGGGTGGTCTTCCAGGAGTTGGTGTTCACGATGATCCGGTCGATCTCGCGGCGCTTCATGTAGGCGCGAAGGTCCTTCTCATCGGGCAGATCGTCTGCCACGACCTGCTCATAGGTCCGCACGGTGCCGCCGAGGTAGTGGAAATGGCTGCGCGCCGACTCCGAGCTGTCGAGATCCTTGTCGCCACGCGAGCGGGTCGTGAAGCAGAAGCCATAGGGCACGGCGCCGTGCCCCTCCTTGATCGTCTTCGCCATCTCGAGGGCAAGCTCGACGTTCCAGGACTCGACCTCGCGGGTGGAGACCTCACTGAGGAACGTGCCCGGCGAGTGGAACTCGACGAAGTGCTTGGAGATCATTGGAATCGCTCCTTAACAGATCGAAAGAGGAACACTTGACCGTCGGCCAACACACAGAGCGGCATACCCTTGCGCTGCTCCACATATTCAGCGCCGATCCGTCCGCAGATGGCTTCCTTCTGGCGCTGCTGCTCGGCGTATCTTGCCTCCCGCTCGCCAAAATCAGCAGCGCTGTAGAAGAATGCGCCGATCGCGAGCAGGCAGACCGCCGCTATCGCAGCGCCGCCGTCAAAGCCAGTGCGAGGCTCTTTGTCGAATGCCATGTCACAACTCCCGCGGCTCGTAATAGACTTCCTCGCGCTCAGCGATCGCGCCGGTGTCCACCTCGCGGGCCTGCTCGGGCGTCCGCACGACGATGCAAGCCTCTTCCAGGAAGCCGATGCTCGACGGCAGATTGGACGGGTCACTCTCGCGCCGGGCCCGAACCCACCAATCGTCGAGGTCGAGGCGCCAGCCATTCCACCAGTTGAGAAACCGGATCAGTCGCTCACGAAGCGGCATGTGGCACCACCCGGAATTGGTCGGCCGGCCACACCAGCATCAGGCTGCGCTCGATCTGCCAGTCGACCATGATCTGGTAGCGGTCGCTCTGACAGAAGAGGAGCTTGTTGACGCTCCGCACCCTTCCGCGGGTGCCGGGCGGAATCGGGCACGGATCGTTGCCCATGAAGACGAGCACGATCTCGTCGCCGATCTTGCAGGGAGGCTCATCCATCACTGTGCGCTCGCTAAGTATGTGCTCACTCAGAAGACGATATAGCGATCTGAGTTGGAGCTCGACAGGGAAAAGCAACGGCTACGCAGGTGTGCTCAGGAGAGGTGCCCTTTCGGGCAGACGCGGAAGGCGTCGAAGTCCGCGAGGGTTGCGGGCTCCAGACGGTCGACACCTGGCGCCGTGATGGTGAACCAGTCGAGCCGGCCGAAGGTGCTGCCGCGCAGCACGGATGCGTGCAGGATGCCAAAGACGTTCGGCTGGGCGGGGTTAATGTAGCCGAGGGTGTGGCCGTTCAGGACGTAATAGGCGTTCATGGCGCGGCCGCCAGAATCGCCACATAGATGACCTTGCAGATGATGTGCATGAACTGGTCGCGGGCGAACGAATAGCGGCCGGCGATTTTCAGCTGGTCGATCATGGTGTGAAGAACCAGCTCCATCAGACTGAGGGCCAGCGATCCGGTGATCAGAGCGACGGCGCCGGCGTGAATGCCAGCGTGTGCGATCAGGTGATAGACGCGCAGCGGACCCTCGGCCTTGGCGCGCGCCAGGAACTCGCCCTGCAGTGGGTAGTCACAGATCCAATGCGCGGCGAGGAGCGTCAGCAGGAGCAGACCGTGCTGTTCAGTCATTGGCGTGTCCTTTTGCGCGTTCCCGCCGCAGGACACGCATGGCCTTGCGGCGAGATTCCCGGGCCCAGGCGATCGCTGAGTCCATTTCCTCGACGATGCGCTGAGCCGCCTCCGCGCGTG